TCAGGTACTCGGATTTTGCAGTGAGGGCGGGTTCTCCACGAGTTCGTACTCTTTGGCCAGCTTTTCCTCTTCCTCAGGGGAGGGCGGCGGGGACACTACCGCTTCTAACACAACCTTCTGGAAATTGCTCTTGAGCTCCTCCACACGAGGAGCTTCCAAAGGAATAGCCACCTTTGCCTGCTCATGCATGGACTCGAAGCGATCCGCCTGACACACCGCCCCGTGATCGAGTAGCAAGTAACTGTTACTGGGAATGTAGATCCCGTCGAAGATTCCCGAGTTTTTGAAGTACATGGCAATGAACGGCTCCGCGTCCTTTTGTCCCTTTCGTTGCCAGTAACTCATCGAAGCTTCTGGGGACACTTGCACAGTCATTGCTCTCGGTAGAACCTTCGGCTTTCTGAGTCGGATCTCGGGAAACTTGAAAGCTTTGGGGAACAGTCGACGGTATAGAAATCCCGTCAGTGTCAGATTGAGGAGAGACAGCACGAAGGTGATCGGTACGAGAGTAATGACGTCCATATTGGCTTCTCAGTTTGGTAATAGCCCAGCAGCACTGGCGGCCTCGGCTAGGAGTTTCGTGTACTCTTTGGATTCCTTGAGGACATTGGGAATATCCTCTCGCAACACGTCGATGAATTCCTCGACCGCGGTCTCGGCTGAAGCGTCGTAGAAGTGTGTTTCTACGACTTCCCCTTTGACGATGATGTCGAGGGCCGTACGGGCGCCCTCCGAGTTCTCAGCCTCATCCGCTCTTGACGGCCGTACTCTATGCGTGATCTCCCCCTTCTGAATGTCCTCTCCGAGAATGATGATGTGGTATGCACGAAGTAAAGCCGGGGTAAGGGTCTTCTGGGCGGTCATAGGCATCCTCAGGTTGTGGGGGTTATGGGACCCTCACTCGAAGGGGCCCAAGGTAGTCTAAGCCGTATTCGCCTATCTGGGTTACGGTTGTCGCATTTTCTACAACTCACCAGACGGCCTCCGAAACAACCCCCACTCTGTAGCAAGCCTTCCCCACCGCATGCCCTACATGATCCGTACTCGTACTCGAGTTTGCACTTGGAGTCCAAGAGACGAACCGCCTCGTCCTTTTTGAGGTGTTCGTGGGAAATGAGATGGGAAATGAACTCCTCTCGATCCCTCTTCTCTTTGGCACTTTTCAATTCCCGGATCTCAGCCTCCAGGGGGGCCCTGATGGTGGCAAAAGCATCCAGGATCTCCGATATATGCTCGACGTTTGCTTCCAGAGATTCTAGGAGACGGTACGCTATCTGTTCGTCGGTCATCCCCATAGTGCCTCTTTTCGCTTATCCGCATTATTTTCCCAATCTTCGAGATGTTCGGCACATGGGTAGTAGACGACACCCTTGTACCAATAGCATTCGCGACAGCAGTGGAAGAAGTCACTGCAAGGGCTGAGAGAATTCTTGTCATAAGTGCCGCCGCACGTTGAGCAGTTTGGTGGGAACACAACGGAAGCCCTCATCTCTGCCTCCTGAACCGGACTCATTACCCACCCTGTTAGGTGGCACTTGTACGGGCAAATGTTGCCGTAGTGCTCGAGACCTGACCAGACGCCCTTGTGCCTGGGGCACATTTCCGTTCGAAGGGTCTCGCCGCAGTAGATGAGTCGATTCAATAAACTCGATTTTGAGATCAGGAGACTGACGGCGCAAACAGCTTCCGCTTGATCCATGAGATGACGAAGATGGACAATATCTTCGTCTCGTTTCGTGAGCTTTCCCCCTTGGTCTGTAATGTCTTTGACGTATTTGTGACGGTTGAGTCCGTGCATGGTTTGGTTGAAAGCCTTGTAGTCATCCCCGAACAGCTCTTTTCGAGCTCGGTCGACCCGTTCCTCCATGCGCTTTTCCCACGTGCGGAAGGACTCACAGTACCGCCCCACGGGGAGGACCGGCTCGCCAAAGTGCTCTTTCAGTTGCTCGAGCATGGATTTGACCTCGGCGTCATCCAGCTTCTTTTTGGGATTGTTCATTGTTTCCCACATACACCGAATTTCCGGTGTAGAGTAACCCAAATGGTGAACCTTTTCCTCTCGGTGGTCATGCCCGACGGACGCCAATTGCGGCATTATTTCAAGCAATACCAGTCGGAAGTTGTCCCCCGGGTGGGAGAGACCATTGCGATCAGTTACCGTCGTCTGCGAGTCAAGGAGGTCGAGTACTCCTGGGATACGTCGGAGACCCGAGTAGACTTGACTTGCGACCTTCTCCCAAACGAGCCCCCGAATGACTGACCTCATCCAAAGAATCCTCGCCGCTGAAGAAAAGGGAGATCAGCGGGTCGCCATTGATCTAGTCTACAAAGAAATAGATGAGATGTGTCTGACAGGAGACCTTGGGTCGTCCTGTCAGACGATGGCCGACGTTGCTTCGGAAGACGGACTTTCCATATCCGTTCTCCTGTCTGCTCTAACGGTCACCCTTCCGTGGAGAAAGAAAATGGTCGTTTCTCGGGGTCTTGTCATCGAAGCGGTCAAACGTCGAGAACCCACGAGGCACACAGAGCTACTCCATGGGTTAGACACGTAGGATTTGGAAGGGAGACATAACGTGAAAGTCTACGAGCTCATCCAAACACTATGTCAACAAGACCCGAATACTGAGGTTTTAATCTCGATATCCGGATACCCCATTGTGAAAGGAGACGCGATCCCGACGGGTCGAGTGTACAACTATACCGTTTGGCACGGCGGCGATGATGTGTCGGACCCCGAGTTTCCCAAAGCTGTTGTCCTGACAACGTCTGAAGTTGATTACGAGGGGGCTACCCAAAAAGCAAAGGCAAGAAGAGCAAGGGCAAAATGAAGCCGCATACTTGGGTCATTGAAGAGGCCGACGGGTTCTACGATTACTATCACTGCACCAGTTGTGGATGCGGTGGGGGCGGCACCATGGACTACATGCTGAGCAAAAAGGGTAGCAAAGGAGTTCCTTTGAGCCTCACTCCGAAACCCTTTTTTCCCGGCCCCGCCATAGACCTCTCCGACGATTGTGACGAAGCCCATACGCAGATCGTTTTTTACCTCAGAGGCTTCATGCGGGCGGCGGAGACGTACAACAGAAACTCGCAGGCCATTCAAACTGTACGCTGTGCCGACCGATACACCCCATCCGAAAGACCCCGCGTCGTTCTGTACAACCTGCTCATCGACGGACAGCCGCTTGAGAAGATCAAGGAGGGCCTCGTCGTCGGGGGCTTCAAGTTAGAACCCCCGACGTGCCCCCGTTGTGGTGAAGAGAATGATCGGTGGGCAGATGACCACACCCCATACTGCTATGGCTGTGCCATTGTGACGCGTATGGTCGATGTAGGTGAGCCCACCTCTCGGTTCGACTCGAAGCCTAGTTGAGTCTGGCTCCCTTCGCGGACTGGAGTGGGATTCCCACGTTCAACATTCCGAGCGCCACCTCGGCCGCTGCGGCGTGCTCCATGAGAAACGTATCCCCGAGGAACCATTGACACCTCTCGACCACATTGTTCTGGTGCACCCATAACCGCTCCTCTACGGATGTGATAGTAAACACCCACACTATCCCATTGTTGTCCACCAGCATTCTAACCTAACCTTTCGGGAAGTAGTAAGGCAGTTCGAGGGTTTAGGTTCAACTTGATCGGTGTAAATAACTCACATGGGAACATTCGATGACGTCCACTTCGTGGAAAACTCCGAGATCTCTTGCGTCGCAGGGCACAAGATTCGCCGCATGCAAACGAAGAGCCTCGATTGCACCATGAAGCACTACTACGTGTACGGCGGAATCTTCTACGCCCCCAACGACAACTACGGGAGACTTTCGAAGTTTATGGTCCACCCGAACGCCGACACTCTCATCGCTCGTAGCGAAGAGACCTACTTCCGTGCATTCGATGTGGACGGAATGGTGAGCGTCTACACCACATGTGATCAATGCCAGCCCGTGTTCTATGAGAACCATATCGGATGGCAGGGGGACATCTCCAGCATGAGCCCCTGGGTTCAGTGGGTTCTTACGGTTCAAAGCGGGGTCATCGTCAAGAAAGAGTCAGACCGCTCCGAATCCCGTGACGACGTGCGGGCGAAGCTATTATCGATGGGGTTACCGCCTCTCCCCGACGAGGACCGAGTTGTCAAGCGAGAGCTCGAGCTGTGGCGTCTTCGGAACTCGGTCACCCCTGAGCTCCCCCTCTAAACTCGTACTTCTCCGGGTGGACGGCGGCCGTGTGCTTCACATAGCAGGGGACGGCCTTACCGTCGCTTCCACGTACAGGTTCGCCGCACACCGGAACCCCACATGCGATGCAAGGTTGAACCCATCCCCAATGGGGTTCAATGAAGCTCTTGCACGTGGGACATCGAGTAGGGGTCATGCTTTGGGTCGTCGTCGGTGAAGAAGTGCGGTGATGGCGAAGGCGCCTACGATGAGGAAGAGATTGGTTGTGGTGATCATATGTGAATGGTACACCACATTTCTTGATGTTTTCTTGATTGTTTCGAATTTATTTCGTCTTTCGTGCTACGGGCACGCGCCAGCCGAACGCGTAAACTCCCCCGATTGACGCGGCATAGAGCTCACACTGACTCTGTGTGACGCAGTCCGAGGGTATCGGATGAATCTTTGCCCCTGGCGGAACGGGGGCATCCCACATGGGCGGGTTACCACGAGATCCCGTGACAACACACGAGACCATGGCCATCGGGACATGGGAATCCCAGGAGGTCAAGTAAGGTCTACCGTTGTCGAACCAACCGAGGAGGTAGGTATTGTCCCAGGTGGTGGGCTCTTCTGGCATTCCGGGATCGTAACCTCCCGGAGCATGTCTGGGAAGATGAAATCCAGAATTAGTGTAAGAAATGCCAATACGTGGAGATCGAACATGATGTCCGAAGTGAACCGCTCGTCGGTCTGCCAGTGCAGCGCCCAGAAGGCGTAGGACGCCATCGCGAGGTACGGAGTCAGCGGAGACGTTCGAAACATCAACACCAGTCGTTCCTCTTCACCTGACGGTAGAGCCAATGATCCATCCAACCGTTCTCCGTCTGGTACCCCCAGTTGTCCCTTTCTCGGCGCCCCACGAAGACGAGGGTCCAGGTCGACTTGTTCTCCTTCGCCAGAGTGATCTTGTGGGCGTCCGAGTAGTGGTGGTAGACGATGCTCCCCGGTTGAACTTTCCTCGTTTTTACGTCCCCCCAGTTCGGGGAACGCACCCATTGTTCGGTGTATCCGCGCCAGAGGATGATCGAGAGGAAGCTCCACGGATGATCATGGAAGTGTCGGTCCTGGTCGCTCCGTAGGATTCGATGTAGGTAGATTGCGAACCAGGGAAGAGCCAGAATACGAAACCTCTGAAAGTGCAGCCGATCCATGGAATCTCGGATTACTTTGACGAGAAACAGACTTACGAACCATCGCCACATAACCGAGACGCTCCTAGTAGGGGGGTGGAATTTGAAAAGGACCTTTGATTCCGACCTTTTTCCCGAGGGCGGACATCACGTGGTAGAAAGCCAGCCGGGCTCGCCCGCCCGGACGGTACTGACCCTCGTAATCCTTGCGGTAATCGTGGTTGATGGGCCCTGCCGGACGGTCTGGGATGAGCATCGTAGCCCACCAGGTCCACGGGTCTCCGTAGAATTTCACCACACCGAGCATGAAGAGGAACAGCTTTTTGCGCTCCTCTTCACTCATCAGATCGTAAGCCACCACGAGGGTCAGAGCTCTCGACTCTTCGTCGGACACCGTCTGATCGCTCATACGATAGTATTACACCGCTTCAGCAAGGCTTTGCGGGGCGATCTGTTTGTCCTTCGCGGTCGGTCCGAACGACGTCATCGCAAGCGGAACCTTTAGCCGTTCGGCAATCTGCTCGGCGTACTGGTACATAGGAATCGACTCGTAGACGGGCTGAATGTCTTCCATGAGCCACCGGGATAGCTCCGCTTGACGACCAAGATCGGCCGGACGGTGGACCTCGAGCCTGTCCGTCCAGACCTCCGAAGGTTCTCTGTACTGAATGCACACACGAGGAGACCCGGGGGTGTACTCAAGACGGTCCAGGTTGGTTATGACGAGACCGTCGACGCCGCCCGTAACATCGAGGGCATACTTCGTAAGCACAAGGTCGAGAGGGCCAGAGCGAAATGCTCCCTGCCACTCCCCGAGCCCGTTGTGATCGTGAGCCGAACACGCGTTGTACGAAACCTCTTCCGTAGGGAATGGCCCGTTTCCGTGCCTCGTTTGGTACGCCCGTAGAATTCCTAGACGCGTCGCTGGGTGCCCTTCGAGCAGGCGCAACGCGTTATTGAAGGTGCAGTCGGTCCAGGTTGCGTACGGTTGGAATCCGAAGTCTTGGTCAAGCAGAACTCCCTGAGAGCCCTCAAAGACGACTGTGACGTCTTTCTCCAGGTAGTCCGTCAAGAAGTTTTCGTCGACAATCGTGACGTGCTTCGTGAACTCCTTGTAATACCCCAGAATCCGTTGAAGGAATCGGTCGTTGAAGATCGACCACTCCCGACCGATGGGATCACCATCGGCCACATTGACCCCGTTCATCACGGATTCAAGCTCCGTGCGCTTACGGTAGAGAATACTTGACAACTTCGTTTTCAGTGCATCTGTCCCGGCCGTCAGGTCGAATGCAGTCAAACACTCTTTTCCGCTGACGTAATCGTCCATCGTTTCGCCGATGCCCATTCCGCATGAACCGTGGCGCTTGAATCGAGCCATCTCCCGGATACGATTGGCCGCCACATGAAACGGGGTCGTAATGAGGGCATTCTCTTCCAAATAGACCTTCGGATTGACCTTGAGTTTCACCAAGGCGTCCCGTTCCTTGAGGAACGTCACGGGGTTGATTAGCATGTATCGACTGAGGAGGGTGTCCGCTCCCGCGAGGGTACCGCTGCCGAATTGGGAAAAGCAGTGAAAACGACTGTCTTCCAAAACGACATGATGGGCTGCTTGCGCTCCCCCGTTGAATCGAATGACTAGCTTTGCATTGTGTTGTCGCACAAGGGCATCAGTTACGGAACCCTTGCCCTCGTCCCCAAAACCCAAACCGACTGCGACGAACACTTTTGCCATTACGGACTCCTCTGAAGAGTTGTACCGGTCTCTCCCCGGTAGTCACGCAATTCAACCTTAACCGCGAGGTCGCGTTTACCTGATGCGGGTAGGAGACGCCTAAGCGCTCCGGATTCTTGTTACAGGCGCTCGGTCAATTCGGTGTCCCTCTTGGTACCCACGCCCTTCTTCGCCGCGAGGGTGGTAACGCCGTCGAGTGCCCTCGAGACACTCTTGGCATCCGACGCGCTCGTACCGACGTCTTTCAGATCCGCAACGACCGCTTCCTGGTCTGTCGTACCCTCCATGACTCCGATCGTGGAGCCGATCAGCTCGCAGATGTTGTTCGCGTCGTCGATGGTGAGAACGTATTCGACTCCGAGAAGGTCTTCCCAGGCTTTTCGCATCGACCGGTCATGACCGTGGGCCGCGTTGAGCGGGATGATGTGGAAGGTCTCCCAGCGCTCCTGGACTTCCTTCACGAGCTGCGTTGTAGGAATCGCCTCGACTTCGAGTGTGTCGCCGAAGATGGCGAGTGCGGCTTCTTTCGTCACTTCGGGGTACGGTCGCTCATCCCCGATGGTGAAGAGGTACCCTTTTTGCCCGCGCTTTTCGAATGCATCGAAGGAGGTCTTTCGCGCCGCCGTGTAGAAGGCAAGCTCGTAGCTCTCTTGCGGGGGGCTCTGGCCACCGCCTGCTCCTTCGAGGAACATGTTGGTCAGGTCGTTGTCCATTTCGATCCCGGACTCGAACTGACCCACTTGAAGGGGGGCTTGATCCCCGCCGAATCCGTACCCACCCTCGTAGTTGCGGTTGCTCGAGTGGCAGTCGCCGATCGCGCCCATGAGGACCTGCGGATCGGTGATGTAGCCCTTGCGGAGAAGCAGGCCCATGAGCTTCGGAAGAACCGTCTGCAATTGACGGGGAATTGTTTTCATTGAGCCCGTCACGTCGAAGAACACGGCGACCGGCTTGCTGTTCGGATGTGCGTCGGAATCTCGAGATTCTCGGACCCCTTTGATGTTCTTGGGATCGAGAGTCTCGTGAATCGTCGTGCGAGCCGTACCAGCACGAACCGCTGCGTCGTGAGCGAAAGTCGGCGTATGCGTCGCATCTCTGATTGCAACTCGATCCGTGTAATGACTGTCACTCCAGCTTGATCCACCCATGGTGTACTCTCCTTGTTATTGTTACGCTTTTACCGTTGGTGACATTACCAACGGTCGATACTTGGGTTTGCCCACGGTTGTTTTTAACAACTCTTCGAGCTCGTCGTGAAGCTTCCAGGCATCATCGGGTCTAGCCGAGGGACTTGCTAGGAGACACCTGCGAATGAACTTCTGAATCGGCTGGGGAACCTCATCCGGCATCTTCTGCGTTTCGATGTCTCCGCCGATCATCACGAGAAAGCACGCCGTCGCCATGTAGATATCCGTGGCGGGCGTCGGAACCCTCCTTGCCAAGATTTCTGGTGCGTAAAACGCTCGGTACGCTTTGCTGATGGCTTTGACTTTCGTCCCCTCAGACCTTTTCACCGCGTAGGACCAGTCGATGATCCGAGCCCCGTGTTGTACGGGATGCACGAGCACATGCGTGGGTAGCACCGCTCCGTGAATGAAACCCCGATTGTGAACGTAACCGAGACCAACGATCAGTCTCTTGTACATCCAAACGGCATCCCTGTAGTCAAGTCCTTTCGGATAGACCCCGAGAACGTCCGACATAGAGTAGAAGCCGTCGTACTTGGCCAAAAGGTTGACGGTGCGAGCTCCGTCATTTCCAGAGTAAGAAAACGAGTTGTAGAGCTTCGGTAAGTACCGAAAGTACTTCTCATCTTTCTGATCCGCTGGATAGAGCTGTCCCAAGACTTCCGCCTCGTTTCGCACAAGATCGTTGTCCAGCCTGCTCCGCACGACTTTGAAAAGGACGCTCACCGCATCGACGGGGTCGCCCTCGTCCGGTTCGGTCAGAAAGTCCCAAACCGTCATCTCTCTCGTGGGTTTGTCCTCAGGCTTCGGTGTAGGTGGAATGTAATCACAATCGTACAGATCGCAAAGGTCTCCTTGGGAGAATCTCTGGCTGAGCTTGTACGCAATTCCACCGATTTCCACGGCCGGCGGAGGCGGGTCCGGGTCAACGATCTCCTTCGGAGCTTCGCTCATGATTCCACTTCTACACCGCGGTAGGGTATTCCGGGGAAAGTTTTTCGAATGTCCACGTGGCCCCACGGTCGACGCTTGGGGCCCGTGAAGACGATCGACCAAGCTACGTCGTAGCCGCCCGTCTTGACGTTGTGAGCGTACTCGGCCGGATGAAAGAAGAAACTTCCGAATCGCCGATGCTGGTACCCGTCACGGTCCATCTCGAGGTACCCCTTGCGAAGGATGAGAACGAAGAAGTCCCAGGGATGGTCGTGCGCTAGGTTATGCCACAGCGGGGCGTACAACCGGTGAAGGTACACCCGAAACCACGGGGTCTTGAGCAACGTGAATCGGGTGAACTCCTCCCCGATTTCCTTCCACCCTAGTTCCTTGTGCGGGAGAACCTTTCGCAGAAAGTCAGCGAACGTCATTCTCCACTGTTACACCGTCGGTCAGTTCATTGCGCCGATCATATTCCAGAGTTGCTTGCCGATGGATAGACCCGCGAGGTAATTATCCTCTCCGAGACCCGCCGCATGGAGTGCCGCCTCTGGGTCCAGCCCATCCGTTGAGACCGAGACGGCAACCTTTTTCATGAGCAGATCATAGAGCGCGACTTGTAACGTGTCACCGTAGATGGCCGTATGGACTCGTGTTTCAAGTTTTTGCCCGATACGATCGATGCGTCCGATTGCCTGACGAAAAATGACAGGGTTGCACGCTGGGTTCTCGAGCCAAATCTCGCTAGCGAAGTGGACGAGGTTATTGAGACCCGTTTGGATGCAAACTGGGTTCGTCACCATGATCCGTCGCCGCTTCCGCACCACCTCACGGTCAATCCAATCTTGCCGTTTGGCCGTCGGAACCTTGTCGGCGTACAGAATGGGCACCGCGATATCGAAACGATCTTGGATCAGCTTCGCGATCCTGGGAAGGAGAGCGGTGTGCCAAGAGAAGACCATTACATTACGACCCTCGTCAAGCTCTTTCTCAATGAGATCGAGCATCCATTCTTCTTTCGGTAACAACTTGTCCGATGGCATGCCAGGCTGAGAAGCCACGAGCCCATCTCCGACCGACTCAGGGTAACGGATCTCATAGTCCCCCGATTCCACGTTGCCGACGTCACATGTGGCACGGTCCAGGTAACTAGGGAGTTCCGCCAACTGACCGAAGAGCTTCCCCGCAAGGTCCTTATCGAATTGGTCCTTGCGAATGCGTTCGATGAGCGCGTTCTGCAACTCCTCGAAGCGATCTTTCTGATCCTTTTCAGGCGAGACCACGTGCTTCTGTTGACGACACGGCGGGAGGTCGATCGCCAGATCGGCTTTGTGCAACGTGACCGAAATGGGGAGAAGGTGTTTTAGTAAGAACAAGGGCAGAATGCCTGGGGCATTTCCGATCATTCGTTCGGACCTAGTTACACGATCGGAATTCGATCCGAACTCAACGACTTTGCTCTCCTCATCTTTTCCCTCAACGAGGCGCTTACGGTACCCATAACGGTCCACAAACTTCTGTCGATCTTCTCGAGAGAATTCCATTCGGAAGTCCGCCGACAGGGCCCACATATTAGCGAATAAGCTCTCAGCATACCCGTTCATGATGGATCCGGACATTAAAACCGTGGGCAGTTGAAGAGACGTCAAACGGTGTGCGGATCGTTCCTGCGCGCTCCCATCCGTTGAATACTCGTGCCCTTCATCGAGTACAAGATAGTCAAACGTATTTTGGTGGTAGCGGATAATGTGCTTCGCGAGCGAAACCCGTCGCGGTTCAGGAATCGCCCCAAACAGGTGCTCACCGCATTCGTCCGTCCACCTGAAGGCTCCGAGCTGAACGAGGTACGCTACGACGTTGCACGCCGCTTTAGCACTGTTTACGATAGTGTCCTCGGTTCCCATTTTGAGCACACCCTCCGCCCATGAAATGGGAAATGGGTACTTAACGGACCGACCTTCGGACAGCTCTTTGATGGCCAGTTTGACACTGGACCACGTAAAGTAGGAGGATTCCGACGAAAACTCCTCCATGATTCGTTCTTGCTCTGGGTGACCCGGGGGCAGCATCAAAAGCAGAGATCTGGAGAAATCGTCCGCGTGCGGAACAAGACCGCCCTCACGCTTGCCACGATTCCCAAGCAGAAACCGTACTGTCGAAGCGATCCGTGTCACGCTCCAATTGGCAAGAAGAATACCACGAATTGTGCGGTCAATGGCTTCACTCGCTTCTCGTCCGAGGAGGGTAAAGAGTACCTCGTCAAGTTTATCGCTCATTTTGCCGAGACCCGAGTACGGACGACCCTCGCCCTGCTCATGCAACGCCTCGTATCGTTCGAGACGAACTTGGTCGAACCGACCCCTAAGGACAGAGGGTATGGGATACTCTTTAGGGACGAAGGCCGATAGGTACGCCGCAAGCTCCTGCGCTGTTCTGGCGAGAAAATCCTTTGCGACGAGACCCTTATGCTCGCATTTTGACCTCTTCTTTGCCAAGTCGACCTTTTCAGGGGTCTTTTGCCCGCATTTGGGGCACACTTCACCGACGCCCGCCCAGGCATGAGACAGCTTGCCAACCTCGCGCGAAAGGATGCAGATCAGGGGGCTTTCCGAATCGGACTCGATTTGGTCCAACGCCTGAAGATCTTCGATCGTGGAGAGGACCATTACGGTCGCTGACGGAACGACCGCACCGATCTCATTCTGCCAAGACTTGAGCAGATGCGGGGGGCACATGATAAGGAACCGATGCGCCCCAATCGTCCGTCCTGCGAGTAGAGCAACGGTCGATTTGCCAGATCCGATCTCGCCCAGGAGAATCGCGGCCTTTCCACGTCGAGACCGTTTGGTGGCTTTCACGCCGCCTAGGAGCTTGACTATCGCGCGCGTTGCGTGTCCTTGAGCCGTGAAGGGCTTACGGGGAGACGCCGCAATGGGAATCGATTCCGCGTCGCGGCGAGGGTCATAGAGAACCGGGCACTGTCGTTCCATGACCCCCATCAGCGATTCGCCGTAGAATTTGAGAAGGTCGGCCACGTTCATTGAATCGATCGTTTTGCGGCCGGTCTCTTCGACGCCCGTCTTGAGCATGTGGTACTTGTGTGTACTGAGGTCAAGAACCGTGGTCACGAGTTTTGGTTGTTGGATTTGGATGTAGCCAACGGTCTCCCCATCCTTGTTCGTTTTCTCTTCGACGGTTCGAAACTCACGGTCGAAGACGCCCTTGATCAGCAGGGACGGGAGACCCGTGCTCGTGTCCGTCGGTTCGATTTTCGACCCGTTGAACAGTCCCGATGCGATGCCGGACGCGATGTGTGCGGGCCTGGGAGGAGTGGCGAGCGGGAAGTTACGGAGCAAGATATCTCGAACAGGCTCCTGTGGGATGACCCCGTGCACGGGCGCGAGTTCCCCGCCACGTTTGGAGTGCATCCAGGGTTGCACCTTAGCAAGGAGAGCGGTCATATCGATCGTTTGGATCTTCCACTCTTTCAGTCCGCCGCGTCCGTAGTCATCGAGTCGCAAGTCATAGAGCGGCGCCCCGGGGAACTCCTCAATCGTGGATGCGTCTCGTGACCACCCAAGGACCTTCGAGACGATCGCCGGGTTGGGCTCGAACACCCGCTCACCCTTGCGAGCGTATAGTACGACCTGGTGGTAGATGTTGTAGTCCTCCTCTGGAAACTTGAAGCACCGCACGTCGCTGTACTCCAGACCGAGTAAATTGGCCGAAGCCTCGAGCGCGTAGAATGGAACGACGAAAACAAGGACACCATCGACGGTCAGAGAACTCGAAAATCGGTCGAGAAATCGTTGCTCGAGGCGCCCATGCACACGATCCGTATCGTACGGTGGGTTCAGATAAAGCAGAGAAACGCCATCGTTATCCTCGTACTTCCCTTTGGTCGTAAATGTCGTGCGAAACGCGTCCCCGTGGAGAGCTTCGTTTCCGACGGTGTAGTGGATCTCGTGGGAAACGTTACCTCGCAGAGTTTTGGCTCGGGTTTCCTCGAGCTCACAGGTGAATAGCTTCACGTCAACGGGCGCCTCACGGAGATTCGGGACCGCCAAGACGGACTTGATGAGCTCCAGAATTGCCTCACCCTCGCCAGCGCACGGGTCGAGAACGTTCAAAGTTTTTCGTGACGCATACTGGGAGGACCTCTCGGGAACCGTCACCGAGAGTACCCCTGCGATCATCGGCACCAAATGCCGGGGAGTGGGGTAAAATCCTCCGAGCGCAACCGATTCTATCCGTGCCATGGTTAGCCCTTCACGATTGAGAAAAAGAGTTCGACTTGCTGCGAGAGTACGGATTCAATGCTTTCGTGGCTCGCCTGGAACGCTAGACCTTGATCGAGGCCGATTCGAGCCGTCCCCTCTTCGGTGAATCGAAACCTTGCATGCACCCCAAACCGTCTTGAGTATCCGTCACCGGACCAGGAAGCCAGTCCCTTGTCAAGGCAGGCGAGCATGAGTTGGAGGTAAAAACGCCCGTCCGATACGAGCGGGCAACGGGTACGACGATCGAGATAAGCCCCGAAGAGAAAGGACAGGGGAACCAGTTGCGCCAGATCGTCTCGTTTGATGCACGCTTCAAGGTTCGGCTCGAGAGACATGACGTGGTCAAGAATGGGTTCCGCCTCGATTTTCTGACTGGCCGCCCATGCGGTAGGGGGAAGAATGATGAAAGCAGCGCCCGACGGATCGACCATTCCGGGATCGAGCTGGAATAGATCGGGAAGAAAAACAGTCACAACGGAACCCTCAGGCTCCCGCTGCCAAACGGTTTGGTATCCCGTCGACTTGAGGAATTCCATGCGATCCTCTTTGCGACGGTAAGCGTTTCGATCCCCACCGATCAAAATCTTTTTCCCTAGGGTCACATTGGCGATGAAGGGGCGAAGCTCCTGCTCGCTACCCGCGAACATCGCCCAAACTGGACGAACAGTGTCCGTGCTCGTCTGCCCGCCCTCCCAAAGGTTATCGCACTCGACTGTGGCGAGACATGTCGAAAAGAAGGTACGACCTTTGCCCTCTTCTTTGGGCTCGATTCGAACTTCTCGCATGGTCCTCCTAGTACAACTCGAACCCGTGGAGGGTTCAAAGGTCATCTGTCTAATGTTTTAGTGTACCGCTAGGGGCGTGGGCACCAGGCAGTACCTCGGCAAGGATCTCAGTCCGAAAGAGTACTACAAGCTACACCACGGTAGCTACAATAACCCACATTCCCCGGGGATACGCTACGTTGTGGATAAGCACATGCACCACCTACACGGAACCGTGTTGGACTTGGGGTGTGGAAACGGACTCGCATCTATGATTCTCTGGAGCTACTCGAATGAAATCATCGGAGTGGATTCAGAGCCAGGGATGATCGACCGTTACCAACAGGAGACCATGCACCGTGGAGTCGTAGGGGACTTCTGGGACCCTCTCCCAAAGGCGGATAGTGCCGTTTTCTGCTACTCGATCCATCTGTGCCCCGAATCGCGCGTCTCGATGGTGGATTACCGTCTGTGTGAGGCGGGGGTGACGTCGATCATCGTAGTGTCACCGCTGAAAGCCCGCGGGGAGACTTGGCCTAGTTTCCAATGCATCGAAGAATCTGTGGATCGGGTTGGACCCCATCACAAAACAGTGTATGGTAGGGTGTACCAGAGGAACACTTAGGAGTACCGATGGAAGTCGAACTCAGTCATCAAGGCGATGGCTCTTGGTTGATCCGAGACACGGGGTGTTACGCAATTGTGCGAAAGGACGGAACTCACAAGACTTTCGCCAAAGGCGGCAAAGTTCCCGACGAGGTCCACACCGTGGTCCTGGCGTTGTCCGATTGGTGCCGACGTCAGAGTCATTCGGACGTCAGGGCGATTCCATCTGGTCGAGAATCACGCTGAGCAAGTCCTCGACGAGTATGGACACTCCCCTCTTGTTCGAGTCGGTCTCCGGAACCGACTCGAGAAAGTCCATCATCTTCTCGATGTCCTTGTTCTGTAACCTCAGGATGTCGCTGGCAGCCGAGGTCAGTCGGTCCAAAGCCTGTTTCTGAGTGGGGTCGAGAACGACCTTAGGTGCGTTTTTGGTCGCCATGTTTCGTATCTATACACCGGAGCCGTTCACTAGAACATACTTTCCCGCAGGCAGCCCGCAAAACTTACAGTCATCGGTCACGACAAGGTGGCCCTCCTCATCGATTCCGTGTCCCTTGACCACGAGCTCGTTTGGGAGAATGTCGTGGCACTCAACGGGCTCCTCACTCATTCCGAGCTGAAACATGTACCGCCCGTCCGGACTCGTAGCCGCGCTATGACGGCTGACGATAAGCCCGCCGAATGTTCGAACCCGTAGCTCGTGCGGGGAACGGCTCAGCTCTGCGGTTTCAAATGACATTGACTTACCTTGTGTGAACAATTCTCCCTGTGTTCGCCGTCGAACCCGCTGCACTCCTTGCATAGCTTGGCAACCTGCTTTGGATCGTCGCCCGTAGTCGCGGCCTTGCGCATCATGCCTCGGACCACGGCCTGAGCCATGGGGTGATCCTCCAAAAATTCAATAAGGTCGGCGGACAGGGGTACGGACACTTTGGTCATATCTCACTGATACACCAATGGTGGGTATGGGAATCGTCGAGAGGGTCGCCGCTCGGTTTCTGGCCGAAACCAAGATACCCGTGATCAACAAGGAAAAGGACCGAATTGTGTACGTCCTTCCCGAGACGGCTGAAGAGGAAACGGGCACGTACGAGCGGGTACCCGCCGATTCCGAGGATCACATCAAACACCACGGAAAGCCGAGACGGCCGGACCGTCCCCAGAAGCCAAAATTGCCGCATAAACCCGACATTCCTCGGGCGACAACCCCGGCTCCCATGCACCCGCCAAAACACCCGAAACCAGTGCTTCCCGTGCCGCCCGTACCCGTCGACTACGTTCACCCAGTGAGGCCAGTCAAAGACCCGTCACCGGTCGACGAACCCCGCCGTTGGAAGCTGAAGCGGAACCCTAAGCCGCTTCAGTAGGCGCCGCCGATTCCGAGGCCGAGAGCTTCGCCAGCTTGTACTTCGCCTTCGCCTTCACGTGCTTGTTTTTGTGTTCCGAAAACTGAAGCTTTGCCAGAAAGGCCGGATCCGAACTCCCGGCAATCAGATCCTCGGCCTGCCGTCGGGTCAACTGCTTTTCTGCGCGTCGAGACACCTTGTTCTTGGTCATGCCCTACCTATACACCGGGACGGTTGAGTCGTCACGATTTATTTTCCCCACGAACTTCGAAATGCGGTGTAGGGGCGCGTCATGAATCACCTTAAAGCTCGTCAACGCAGCTCGGGACGGTTTGACTACACGTGCCGAAACAACGACCATATATGGCCCATCGGATATTGCACCGAGTGGACCGAATATACCCAGGACGACGCGGTCTCAGAAGAAGAGGTGAAGAGGCACCTTGAACTCAAGGAAAACTACCATACGGACGGTCACGCAACCGAGGAAGAAGCGCAGGCTTGCTACAAGAAGTACCTCCTTGACACGAATCTCAGATTCGGCACTTGTAATGGTACACAGCGCAGGTGTCAAGTTTGTGCTGAGTGGACCGAACGGTACGGAGAAGTCGGGACTCGCATGTTCCGCCTGTGCCCCAAACATGAGTCCAAAGAGGTGATTGAGGGTCTCTTCAATGTTGGCGAAAGTTGGGAGAGTTAAACATGAAAAAGTACATAAAAACCTGGATACCCTGCATCTCGTGCGGTGGGTCGATGATCGAACCGGATAATGGTCCACATCACCCATTAAGGGTAAAGCCGTCCCCATCTAAGTGTCGTACGTGCGACAAAAGCGAAAAATCGGGACACACACCGGAATTCGTGGAGGTAGGGACTCGTGTAACAATATCGTGTTTGGATGTGACGGACCACAACGAAGTAGTCGTACTCAGTCGCGTCCCTGTAGTCGGAGAATTTTTGAACTTGGTGCCTTTTGTCTACAGGGTGGTTCGAGTGGTGCATTGGCAGATTGCAGACAGTGAGGCGATTTGTTATTGCGTGGAAGATTCGTCCCCACCTGACTACGAATGCCGCCCACTCAAAGAAATGTTCGAAAACCTTCAGGACAACTTGGAATTATGCAGATGACAACTTTTCTCGAGTATATCCAAGAAGTCAATGACTTGTCTGGTATCCAGAGCCTACTTAGTTGGGACCAGGACACATACATGCCAACCGAGGGGGCGGACAGTCGAGCTCGAGCGATGGCGCTCATCGAACGCGAGATCCATCGAAAAATGACCGGCCCGGAGCTAGGAGAACTGGCTCAAAACGCCATCTATGCAGCGGGAGAGGACGCTCTACTCAAAGAAGCTGGCAAGTACTGGCTAGAAACGCACGAGGACATGAGGAAGGTGCCTGAGGCTCTCATGTCCGAACTGGCGGAAGTGGCTTCTAAGGGAACTTCCGTTTGGCACGATGCAACTACATTCGAGGAAGTCCAACCGTTCCTCGAGAGGCTTGTGCATTTGAACCGTTCCTACGCCGCCTGCTATCCGGAGTATAAGCCGTACGACTGCCTACTCGACGGCTTTGACCCTGGTATGACCCAGGAATTTCTGGATACCAAGATCGTACCCGCCATCAAGCCCGAACTCTTGAGAATCCGAGAACAGGTCAACCCCGGTCCTCGAGCCTCTTTTTTGACGAAGAGCCACCTCCAGGCCACGAAACCTACCCTTTTGGCCTTTTGCAAAAATGTTACTCAGTGGATGGGTTACGACTACAATCGAGGCGTGATTGCGGAGACCGAGCACCCTTTCATGGCGAGCGTACATCGGGATGATGTACGGATAGCCGCCTCTTTGAGGCCGAAGGATCCACTCTGGACCATAAAGGCCGTGGTTCATGAAGCGGGGCACGCGCTCTACGAACAGAATGCGGAGCATACGAGGTTCTTCACCCTAGACTCCACCTCGATTCACGAGTCCCAAAGTCTCTTCTGGGAATGCATGGTCGGACAGTCCGACTTGTTCTGGAATCGATGGTTTGACGATTTTTCCAGTATGACCTGTTACCGTTACACGCACCCCAACGACTTACTAGCGGACTTCCGTCACAACGATCAATCGAATCTGATTCGGCTCCAGTCGGGAAACCTTGATTACGGTCTACACATTCTCATCCGCTACGAACTCGAGCGAGACCTTTTCGAGAACGGGCTCGAAGTGAAAGACATGAAAGGCCGATTCAACGAGCTCTGCAAGTCCTACCTCGGACGGGAGCCTAAAGAGGATCGACGCGAAGGGGTTCTTCAGGATACCCACTGGCCGAGCGGTCTATTCGGATACTTCCCGTGCTACATCATTGGAGCGGCATTCGCGGCTCAACTCTGGGAATCTTCGCCCAAAGATTCCCCCGAGAACATTCGAACGTACCTCCAGGATCGCGTCTATCAACACGGGGGTAGGTATTCGTTCGCGGATCTATCGGACATGAACGGCGGCTTCGATGCGAAACCATACATTCGAAACTTGGAGTCCGCTTACCTCACAACAGGTTGAGGTGCTCACGTCGTTCGATGGGTCCGTCGTTCACTATAACGTGCATCTCGGTTTGAGCCGTGGGCTTCCACGTCAGATCGAGTGTGCACGTTACTTCCTCTCCGCATGTGCACTTGTCCGGAATCTCGTTTAGCCAGAGTTTCCGTTGTGGTCCGACCGTCCCGTCCCGTCTCAGTTTGATGTCCGGTTTAGCCCCTTTGGGGATGACGTAGATGCTGACCCCATACTCGTCGGGGTCCTCGACGTAAACCTTGCCACCCTCATGTTGCACGGTGTTGCACAATTCATGCAACACGCATTTGTTACACAACATCGGAATTCGTAAGTGGGGAGGACTCGTCGAGCATCAGCATGTAGGCACTACAAATGCTGCGATAGACAAGCATGTTGGGGGTATACCGGCGAAAGAACTCTTTCTCCGCTTCGGCATCGTCAAACACCGTGAGGGCGATGGCAGCGGCTACGGCGGGCGAACGACTCCGACCCATGTTGCAGTTGAAATAGAGCTCCTCCACGTTTTTCCGCCGCATGTCAATGGCGAAGTCCAAAACTTCCTTTGCCAGCTCAGACGTAAAGAGGGTCACACCTTCTTTAGGAACGTCCGCGTCACTGAACTCAAGGAACAAGGCTCCCAGGGTGTGCTCATTGATTGGTAGGTTCGCCTTACGATCCTCAGGAGAGCGAATACTAACGAATGCGTGTGGCTTATCACACTGGGGTGCCGCCTCGGCGTCTCCTCGATTTCGAACTGTGAACATCATGGGTCCTACTCGTCTTCCATGGAGGGGCTACATTTGGGAATCTTACCACATCAGTGGTTTGCGAGACCTGCGGCACCAACTGATGACCCGGTCGAGTACTTGATTGGCCAAGATGGCCGTCTCTTCCATTGTGTTGTCGGTGCTGATCAGAAAGTCGGCGTGCCACAATCGTTGATCGTGCGTAGCCTGGGAGGCGATACGAGCTCGAGCCTCCTCTTCCGTTAGGCCGTTTCGAGTTTTCATACGTCGGATCTGAGTCTCTACCTCGCAGTAGACGACCACAACGGGGCGATAGAGAGATTGCAGCCCCTTCTCGATCAGGAGAGGTGCATCGAAGCAAACGAGGTCATGCCCCTCACTGAGCTTCTTTTCGATCCTAAGTTGACAGGCGGCCCGGAGATACGGTCCGATTGTGTAGTTCAAACGGGCCATCTCCTTTGGGTTCCCGAAGACCATCGAACCCACCTTCTGGCGATCCATCTCTCCGTCGTTCGTCAGAATACCGTCCCCGAATTCTTTCACAAGAGCTTTGAGAGCTGGCATACCGGGGCGCACGATCAGGTGAGCTATCTCGTCGGCGTCGACAATGGGAATCCCCCGCCTGGCGAAAACTTTCGAGACCGTGCTCTTACCGCTGGCGATTCCTCCGGTCAGTCCAAAAACGGTGGGATTCATGCTTTTCCTCGTGAGCGTGGAAAGTACTGGAAGAGGTCGTAGAACTTGACCGTCATGACGCAAAAAGGAATGGCACACATTGTGTTGAGCATCGAGTTTCGTTTGGCTCCATACAGGAACTCAAGCACAGAAACCGAAAGGATCCCCAGGGTGCACAAAACGAACAATGTGAAAAAGAGAAAGACGAGAGCTCGACCCATACCCTATCTCTACACCGAACGTGTGAAAGCCTCCGGGATATCATCGAGGGGGTTGTACAGCCCCGCCTCGTCCTGTCCGTCACGAAGAGCTTTGATAAAGGTGAGGAGATCCTCTATCTCTTTCGTACTCACCTCGCGACCTTGGAGGATCAATCTCATGTACTCCTCTGCATGATTCAAGGCGGAGTTGAGGGGGTCCACTTGGTCGCAGGTGTCGCAAGACGAGTAGACGTGTCGGCCATGCCGGCACGTCATTGGAACTTCGATCACACTCCTGTTGCGAGGCGGAAACGTACCCATTGGATTCAATTTACTTTGACGGTCCACTCGAGCGGTTCTCCCGCTCGGAATGGCACGACGCCGTCGTACTGGTCAGGGACCCGCCAGAACTCCCGAACGATTTCGATTCTGTTTCCCGGACGACTCAGGCCGTAGAATCGAGCACCGAAGGTAGAGGTAAAATCTTCTAGATATGTGAGCCTTCCGTTGGTGAAAAACAACTCTGCCAAGCAGCTCATGGCTACGGGAGCGGTGAAGACGCCAGCACAACCGCTCGAGCACTCCTTTTTTCCGACCAGGTGGGGAGCCGAGTCCGTGCCCAGAAAGAACTTTGGGTTGCCGTTTAGCGCCGCTCTCACAAGGGCGGCTCGGTCTTCAGCTCTCTTCGCAACCGGCTTACAGAAGAGGTGGGGCCTCAGGGAACCGCCAATGACGTCGTCCAAAGTCAGGAACAAATGGTGAACCGTGATAGTTGCCGCGACGTTCGAGGGCATCGAGGCAACAAATCCAACGGCGGCAGCAGTTGTAATGTGTTCGAGAACGATCCGCAGACGGGGGAAGTTGTCGGAGATCTCCGTCACGGTTTCGAAGTACGCCGCTTCTCGGTCCAAGGTAAAGACCCCTGGCATCTCCCCATGGATGCAAAGGACTCTATCGTAGTCCTGCATCGCTTTGAGTACGGGGAAGAGGTCTCGAATGGAACGGATGCCATCTTCCGAGTTGGTTGTCACCCCCTCGGGGTAGAGTTTTGCAGCGATGATGACGTCTTTGGCCTCTTTGATGGTGTCGGCCGTCGTTTTCCCGGTCAGTTTGACCGTCATGTCAGCGATGAAGTCCTTGTCAATACTGTTGATCTCGTTTCGGTACCGCTTGACATCCTCCGCCGTCAAGATGGGCTTCGTCGTGTTTGGCATCACGAGCGCCCGACTGAAATGCCTGGAAGTGTGAGGGACCATTGCTTTCAACATGTCCCCGTCTCGCAAGTGAACGTGAAAGTCAATGGGCTTGCGGATCGATGTACTGAAGGAGCTCATAGTACCCTCTTGAAAAATTGTACAAGTTTGTCTAGGAGACCGGTTTTCCTAGCTGGGATTGGGGGCGGCAGCAGAAACATATCCCGTCGATAGGGATATGTGATCCTTCCAGTAGGTAGAGGAGGTCCGTCGAGGAGCAGAGATGCCACGAGGGGCTTGTCCGTACTCCGAATGTTCGGACAATCCAGGATTTCATCGAGCTTTACAGGACGTCCCAACAATTCCTGGGCCTCGTCGAGGGCACTTTGAAACATTTCATAATCGTCTAGAACAGAATCCCCGATCCCCTTGAAGCAGTCGTTCACTACTGACTGGTTGACATCCTTCAGAATTAGGTCGACTAAACGATTGCTACAGGACATTTCACATGTACCCGAGTCGAGTGTTGACGTAGCGAATGATGCCCTGAACTCGCCAGGGTCGGAGGATTGAGACCGAGCCGATTTCAATTGCGTCGGCACCGCAATCTAACATGTACGACGCATCGTCAGTCGATAAAATGCCGCCCCCACCTACGATGGGCTTTTTCACTCCAAGACGCTTGGCAGCCGTGATCCACTCTCCGACTATACGGAGCAGAGGTGCGCCTGATAAGCCCCCGCCCCCTATATTCGCCAACGGAGAGACATCGGTCCCGAATAGCTTTCGCCATGGGATTTTATCCCCAAGACCTCCCCAGGGTATGGAATTGGAAACAATGAGTCCATCGCACGCGGGGTGGTCGGTGAGTCGTATCGCTTCGCCGGGCCGAAGAAGGGCATTGACTTTCACAAGAACCGGGATCCCCAAGTCACTTGCGAGGTCCAGCGTGTGCTCTACCTCAAGCATGAGTTCACTCAAGACGTGGCCTACATTGGGACATGATACATTGATCTGCAACCCCAGGTTCATGACCCCGCACTGACGGATGAGCTTCTGAAGCTTTTCGAAGAACAGCTTTGCCTCATGAATCCGCTCCGATGAGGTTGGGGCGACGGACATGAAGGAAACCATCCAGCGGGCATCGGGCGGCGCCTCACTCCACTTGTCAATGAGGCAATCGGCTCCAGGACCTGACAAACCCACGGAGTTGAGCACGACTCCTTTCAAGGGTTTCACCACGATGCATTTGGGGACTAATTCCTTAGGTCGCTGTTCTGAATCTAAGGGCATGTTCCCTTTGCGAGAGCAGAGGGTCGTTGTCTTCGCAACGAAGCAAGACCCCTCGTAATTGAGTCCGAGATGTTTCCAGAGCCGGTGGTACCAGTAACCCTCACCGAAGAACCCCCTCGCCCCACTCGAGTTATAGACGTGTGGCCACTCTGCCCCGTGTAGACGCATAGCGCTACTACTACACCGCTCCAAGAATCTCAAGCGCGAGTTCTGCCTCGACCCTCGTCAGACCCCGACTGCTATCGGTGAGGACAAGTTTGGGCGTGAGGGGACCCATGTCGTCATGGTCGTCCAAGATCACGAACGACGTCACGTCAAAAAACCGACGGTTTCCTCGCATCCAAGCGTCAATCTCTTGACCCCTCGTGATGTTGGGAACGTGATCGAGGTCAGGCGTGGCACTGAGAACGGTGCCCTTGAAGCCCTTCTCTGCGAGAGTTTCCTGGAGCTGCACTCGGGACCGATTCATTCGCCAAATCGATGACACGACGACCCAGGCCCCGCTCTGTTTGATCAGCCAGTTCAACTCCTCCACGTTCTTTTCGTCGATGTCGTCGTTCGGACCCCGCCTCTTTCTATCCCGGCTGTACAGAAAGGGGGAGTTGTTGAGAACTCCGTCGAAGTCAAGGAAAATGATCTTCCCCCCTGTAGGTCTCACTTGGCCTCCTCCATCACCTGCGCCACGCGGGTCGTTCGCTCGAACTTCTCCCACTCCTCGATTAGGGGCACCCACCCGAGCTTTTGGGGAGCCGCTTTTTTCGCAGCTTGGTAGCAGATGTCGCACCACTTCTGCTTGACGCGGGGATTGTATCGAACTGCCCTCTCGGACTCACACTTCTGGCAGAGTCGGTCGCAGAGCCGAAGAATCCGCAGGTTCTCGATGGCGCGGTCTTCCTGGTATTCTAGGTACTCTTCCGCGCGTAGCCCGGCGTTCCCCTCGTTCGCACCTTCTGGCAGCACGGTAACACAAACGCATGTGCCGTCCGGATCGCGCTTTACGACGAGCAAAATCTTTACGGGTGCCGATACGGTCCAGAGCTCCTCCCCCGTGCGGGTCTTTCGCCGCGTCGGTCGCGCCCCGTGGAAAAGAGCCACGAGCTCTCTCCGAGCCTCTCTAAATGTAAGGTGAGGTACCCACCGGTCCTGGTACCGCTCCACCGCATGCATAACGACCAGCATCCTCATGGTGGACCCTCACCCCATTCTTACACCGAGTCGGTGAACATTGTTTCAAAAAAGGCTTGAACTATCCGGGCTCCGGGTAATTACTACAACCATGGACATCGCGGCGACTTTGGTGGACTACCACAAAATCACCTCCGACGAATTGATCGGCGCCCTCCTCGTGGATCCGGGATTCGACGAGTCCCTTGAAATCTTCGAGCGAGAGATGAGGGACTGTCCCGTCCCCGTCAACTTTTTGACGTGGCTCGAAGAACGCCGCCATCTGCCGATGGGCACGATTCCTGCTCTCGATCCTCTCCCGACGGTTGTCGACGAACTCTTTCCCTGGTGAATTCAGATGGACACCCCCTCCAGTCCCCAAGGTAGTACAAGCGCCGATCTGAAAGCTCATGCTGCGAAGGTAGCACGACAGTTGGATCTCAATCAGAACCAAACTCGACTCCTCGTCTCCGAGGTGCGCAACGCCCTATCCCCCGTGGTCATGGCCCTCGGGAATCTGAGCGGTCCAAAGGAAGACCTCTCGGATATCGAGGTATCCGTCAAACGCCTTCTTGCCATCATGAACGCTCTGACCTAAACTGGGGAAATGTCGGATATCAAAAAGGTCCTTCGCAAGATGGCCGCGGATCGCAACGGTCCCATTCAGATGCTTCGAGTGCTGAACGATCCACTCAAGGTCCTTGCCATCCCTACGTCCTACCGTGACCGAGTCCTCGCTGATTATGGGGTCCCCCTTGACCATCTAGTCGGGGAGGCGCCCATCAACGTTGTCTTCGTTCGGGAGGGACTCGCTATTCAGATCGTTCACACGGATGAGAATGGCAAGCAACACCTGATCGTCCACGGAATCGATCTTCGTCCTGGGCAAGACCAAAACATCGAGGAACTGGGTTCCGAGATTTATTCGTTTTGGCAGTCCTTCCCCCAAGAGAAGCTTTTGTCCTACTCCCAACTCCAAAACAACTGGAAGATCATGTTGGATGCCGCTGCCCTCGCATCCTAGGAGACGGTGTATGTCTCGGAACGATGGCATTAAAACCAGGACGTTCCGACAGACAAACCCTATCCGCCCTCCTTTTGTCCGGTAAAGTGACTCTGGACGAGGAGCGGGCTTTCCGTTCGATGTTCAACGCGTTGGAAAATGGGCAGATCCGTCTCACGCCGCCCCAACGCATGTGGGCCGACGAAATCTACAACAAGCTGAAGCTGGATGATGCGAAACCGTCTAAGTTCAAAAAGTTGCCGTCAAAGCCTAACGGGGTGACGGCGAGTCCTTATGACGAACTGGTCAAGAACCGACCACTGAAGCCCCCTGGGAAGTAACTTCACTTATCAGGAAGGCCTCGGTATATCTCAGCGCAGGTTTGACAGCAGTGGGTCAAGTGTTCGTCGGTAATTCGCACTCGAAGATCCCAACCGTTCCGACTTTCGTGGATTCCCTTGACTCGACCGCAGAGAGAGGACGTCGTGATTCCCCCACCGAGCTTGAGGATGCCCTCGGGAACTGGACGGATGTGCCACGGAGATGCCGTCGTTACGGTCGACGCCTCACAAAAGGCATACTTCGGACGCTCATTCTCGCCGTAAGTCAACCGGGGGAGTTCCTCTTTCTTGTGGAACACGAACATGGTCTCACGAAACTACCCCAACTCGGTGTAGAAGTCAAGTCATGGCAACGCCGTTTTCTGTAGTGGGGCTTCTCGAGAGGGACGGGTTATTTTGTGGGGTGACCCGGAGAAACAAGCCGGGCGACTGGGGCCTACCAGGGGGTAAGATCGACCCTACGGATGAGAGTCCCGAAGCGGCCGTCCGTCGAGAACTTCTCGAGGAGATTCGAATCATCGTTGTGAGGCTTGTGTTCCTTTACGAGCGCCTCGATAGCGTAGACGGCAGGAACGCTTGGTGCTACCGCATCCTTGAATGGGAGGGGGAGCCTACGCAAGGGGAGCCGGGCATCGATGTGGGGTGGCTGACCGTTCCACAACTGCTCGATTCTAACTGCACATTTCACGAGTACAATTTCGCCCTATTCTCTCACTTGGGCTTGGTCAACTCCTCATACTCACGGTTCAACTCATCGGCCCTATCGGCGCAGTGTACAAGCTCCGCCGCCAACACCCTCGCCTGTTCGGAGGAGATGCCGAAGGAGTAGCCCTCGTCCACCTCAATCACAGGAAAAGGCAACTCTCCGACGCATACGAGCACATCGGGACCACACGCCCAAGCACACTCCGCAGTGACCCCAATGTACTTCATTCCGGTGCCTTTGCCGTCGAGGGGGCGGTTGGGGCCTTCCCCTCTTTTTTGGCGTCTTTCAGGAGTTGGCGCATGATCGCCACATTTTCGAGCACGTGCGCTGTCGGTTCATACCTGAGCTGGAGAGCAACCTCACGGATGTAATCGTGAGAAAGTTTGCTCGTTGCTCTCACCAAAGAGGCGACTTCTGCCTCGGAGATGGCCTTCGACTCTAGCTGATTAATATACTGCTCAAGGATGGTGCGACGCTCCTCTGCGTCGGGAAGTTTGAATTCAACCCACGTGTCGATTCGACCCGGCCGCAGGAGGCCCTCGTCAAAGTTCGAAACCGAGTTGGCGGTCATGATGATGCTTGTCTTCTTGTAGTCCGTCTTGAACCGTTGGACAACATCGAGAATCGTAGGAAGCCCCTTCGTGACATCCGCCTTGTCCATATCGTCAAAAATGATGAAGTCCGGGTTGAGACTATCCAAAAGGAACGTGATCTCCTTCACGTGCGCATGGGTGAGGCTAACCGCATCCATCTTCACAGTCCGTTTTCCTAAGCGACTCGCGAACTTTGTTGCGAAACTGGACTTGCCAGTTCCAGCAACCCCTTTGAACATGTAGCTCCGAGGAAACCCATCTTGGGTGTACGCACGGTGTCGCTCCACAAGAGTATCCAGCTTCTCCGCCATGGGGCCGTAAAGCGGATTGTCCCCTTCCTTGAAGGGGGCGAACTCAGTTCTCGTACTATCGTAACCGCCCTCGGTGATGGTTACGTGTAGACGACCGTCGTAGGATTCCCACAGGCCTCGAAGAATCTCGGAAAAAGGGATCCCCTTTGTATGATAGAAAGTGTCCTCAGGTCCGGAGTTGGAGTACGAGTATTCCATGAAGAGGATGTTTCCGAATGATGCGTGCGATGCCCAGATAACTTCCATGAAGTCGTTGATCTGGAATCGGTGGGTTTCGAACTGCTGATATAGGTTCGTGTCAAAGAACAAGCTGACGAACTGCTCGTTCTTCGTTTGCTCCAAATTGTAGAGCTCGACGATGTCGTCGAGAGCGCCCCGTTTACTGACTGGGGCCAGAATGGTTTGAGCCGAGTCCACAATGGCGAGCAGCTTTACGAATATGTGGACCGGTGTCTCGCCCTTCTGAGGGAGCTTTGGGATGATGTCCGACGCCAACCTCAACGCCAACCTCATTTTCTGACGCAGGCTCATTTTGGAGCCTTGAGACAACTTCAAGGTCTTGTAATTGGGGGACGTCATGTCACTCCCACTACACCGGAAAAGGGCAAACCTAAAAAGTGAATGCCTATTTTCTACAAAGTCAAGGACTTGAACCTGTATCAAATCGTGCACACCAATAAGGCCATGAAAGGAGGTTGCCCCATGGAACCGGCAATCTTTCGAGTTTTTGATGATGCGTTTCGTAGCCCCATCGGAGTGTCCCTGAATCGAAGCGGGTTCGTCCCGGAGGTCGATGTGCGTGGTGACAACGATAGGGTGCTCATTCAATGCGACATCCCTGGGCTCAAGAGGGAGGATATCGAGGTCAGCATCGACAACCACATTTTGACCATTAGCGGTCAACGAAAATACGACGCGAAGGACAACGAAAAGGTCGTCATCGGACGGCGCTACGGTTCTTTTCGCAGGACGCTTACCCTTCCCGACTATCTCGACGAGGACAAGCTCACGGCGGACCTCACAGATGGGGTTCTGACCGTCACGATTCCCAAGTCAGAACGGTTGAAACCGAGACGAATACAGATAACCTCGGGTTAGTCGTCCAGTAGGTGGGAATACACCGTTCGGGGAGGTTCTTTCGGGTCGGTGATTTGCGGCGGTTTACCCTCAATCATTCGACGTATTTCTGGCGTTAGTATGTAGTACCCGAAGCCTCCCCGAGGTCCGCTTCCTAGGAATCGGACCATTTTGCCCTTGTTGCATTGTTGGATTAGGCATCCAGCGACGCGCATATCATCGATATCTAATTCTTTCGCTACCCGAGCCACTGTGGATCCCGGGTGTTCCGCCACGAAACTTCGAATCCTAGACACTTGCGACTCTTCAGGTCGTGGCATTTTTAGATCCTTACCCTTAGCGCCCCAGGTGGGAGTCGGACCCACGACCAACTGGTTTAGAATCAGTTGCTCTACCGCTGAGCTACGGGGGCGTTGTGGGCGCCGTGCGGGATTCGAACCCGCGGTAAAAGCTGGGTTAGGGGCCAGCCGCCTTCGACCACTCGGCAAACGGCGCGTCACTCGAAGAAAGATAAGAGCACACCCTTAAGCGTAACATAACTTCTGGTGGGCCAATTTCAGCCCCTGGGTGAGTTTCTTACCGCTAGGTCCGATCGCGATAGCCGTGAGCTCGTTATCCCGATCAGGCTCTCGAAAGGCGACCACTGGAACTCCAGAGTCGATCGCCTTTCGGTACAATACACCGAGACGTTCCTCGTTCTCCGCGACAAGAAACGCCAATGTGTTCGATTCCTTGAACCATAACCTCGTCTCTTCCAGGTGCGTTTGCGTGAACTCGATCGCCGCGTGCATCCCCTGGACAGACTGTTGCCCCTCAGAAAGATCCGAGCGGGTCACAACGAAGAGCTTACGGGCGGACATGATGATCCCCCCATGGAAGGTCCAACTGAAGAATCAGTTGACTGCACCGACACTTGTGCTTTCCGCATACGACCGCCCCACGAACGAGGCAAGTCGTATGTGTAGCTTCCTCTTCGCACGGTTCGGGAACTTCGTCTTCCCAATCCGCAACAAGTGTCCACTGGCACCTTTTCATACCGTCCTCTGAAAGAACGACTTGATCGTACCAAAGAAGCCACTCTGTTGAGGCGGGACGGCCACTTGAAGAACCGGGGGAGGTAAAACGGTCGGCTCGACGATCGATTGTGCTGAGACCTCGGGCACCACATGGCTCGATTCGTCCTCGAGCCAGGCTTTGATCTGCTCCCTAGTCCTAGGGTGACCGTGCTCCTTGCACAAATTTTCGATCAGGTACGTCGAGGGAAAGTCGTACGACTTCTTCTCGCAGCTAGACCTGGGACGCCCACGCAACATTGCATAGGTCAAAAGGAGATGTCTCGTCTCCCAGCCGTACACGCGCTTATCGTGCCACGCGTGGGATCGTGCCTCCTTCACGGAGTCTCGAATCGCTTTGCGGAGGACGGTAACGCTGTATTCTTGACGCTCTCGAATCGCCTTGGAAATCTCGGAAAACTTCTTCTGTTTGCTGCTCATGACAGGCTCCATTTTTGAAAGGACGTTTGCTCAATTGAACTGAGGAACAAACGTAATGGAGGCGGCCCTCTGGGCAGCTACGTGAAGCCCGTGTACAGCTACAGGTCCCCACTAAGGGGCGATTCGATGAACATGAATGGTAGTATGATCCCTGAAGGGATATCTGTCAAGTCGGTCTAGAATCGGTCGTCATCGAAGTCGCGCCGACCGCGGCCAAAGCCGCCGCGCTCTCGTTCCTGACGACGTCCTCCGCCCTTCTGGGGACGTCGACCTGGAGTCTCCTCGACGTATACGGGGGGCGCCGCTGCCGGGGCCGGACGCATCTGCCCGTTTTGCGAGGCCGCGGCCTTGCGCATCGCTCGGCAATCCTTGCAGCGCTTGGGGAGAGAAAGTCCCGGGACCGAGTGGTAGTATTGCTGCTCTCCCGCCGTCAGGACGAAAGTGTTGGGGCAGTCCTTGCATTGCAGGACCAGATCTTCAGTTTTCAGAGTCGAATCAGTAGCGGCCATCTCAAAATGCTTCCTTGTATTTGTTTTCTGTCAGAAGGTCGGGCCCTATGCCTGACCAACGGTCTGTTTCGCACCGAAGATGTTTTCCCACCCGGTGCGATACGCTTTGCTGTTTACCTGCGGCGGACCCGTACGAGTGGTGCTCGTCACCTCGTAACGGTTGTCCCCGATATGCCTCAATCGGAGAACCTCCCCTTCGGTCTCTGGAATCTTGCTCTCCTCGATGAGCTCGATTGTACCAGCCTCAACGGTCACTTCCCCCTCCGACTCGCGCGTCCGAATGAAGGACACGTCTCCGTTTGGAAGTTGCGGCCCCAGGCTCAAGATATCACTTTTGCTCATCACAGTTCCTAGCTTACACCGGTCGCGCTTCTCTACCCACGACGAACTCCGAACCCGTGGCCATTTTGGACGATAAATACATGAAATGTCGCACCCGTGCCAGTCCCTGTGGTCGCCGATGATGTCCCATTCCAAAACGGGATCCCCATGGGCATCATGGCTGGCATCGGCCGAGGAGGATGTACTTCGAGCTTACACAGTTCGTTGTACTCGTACGTTATAGCCTTGAATCTTTTGGTCTTTTCCTCGTCCCCGCCATTTTGGTCCGGGTGAAGTTCCTTGATCAAGCGACGGTAGTTCGTCTTGACCCGCTCTTTGAGCTGAACGAGTTTCTCTTTGGCTTGCTCTAAGGGCGACCGCTGAAGTGCTTGAAAGTCCTCTGGGAAGTTGACCCCTAGGTCCTTCAGGGAGTTCAGGCGAGTTTGTTGATCAAACTGTTCCGTGCTCATCGCGGTGTAAGTCTACCTACACCACTCGATAGGAAGAAGAGCAAAATGCCCCAACCCGGTGAAACGTGGGAAACAGGAGACCAGCACAGCCGTATCACACGGGGAATCGTGGCGGAGGTGACCAACACGCGGGTCACCCTCGTCGCCCTTACGGGTGCCCGCATGCACGTTCCCACGAGCCGATTCGAGGGACAGTGGCACATGGTCGCGGCGCCGCCCCAGACTTCCCTGCACTGTTCCCGGTGCAAGGAACCCGGGATTCTCACGTATTCGAGAGGCACCTCTCCAGACTTTGTGTGCCCTAAGCACCTACCTGTAGGCATTTTAGCGACAATGCACACTCCGGGAGCCGCTATCCCCACTAGCCAACCTCCGAGAAACGTCATCCAGTGCCCCGAATGTGGGAGTATGGACCCCGTCGAGGACGTTCGACTCGGTCGACTCGAACGCGGGGAATTCGGGTGGTGGACGTGCACTCTGTGCAGCTCCCGTTGGGGACTCATTTCTGAACCGTCCAAGAACGTAGACAACTATGGTCGGTGGTACGCGGACACCATCATGGAACTAACGGAAACGATGCTCGAGAGTTCTGAAATCAATCGCATCGAATGCAGTCGTTCCGCCTGGGAGGCTCTTCGACAGAACAGCAAGCGCTACGACATCGTTGTAGATGAAAAGGTAGTACCAGACTCGGGGTTCGAAATCGCTAAGTTCGGGGGTATCCCCGTGCACATGATCGCGTCCCTTACCGACGGATCCGTACTTGTTCGGGCGAGAAGGGCACCCGCAGGGAGCACCGTCAGCCGTCGACCCATCCAAAAGATCGGTGGTATCGGAGGAAAGTCCGTGCTCCCTCCTGTTCCCGCGCCACCCCCACCACCCTCTGAGCCCAGCACGGTGCTAGGTGGAGTAGTCTCGATGGTCAAGAGGATCATGGGAACGACCCCTATGATTGACCCAGAAATGAAGGGGACCACGGACAGCGTGTCTCAGGCGGCGACAATCAAACTTCCCAAAGTCGGAAGCGTCTACTACCAGCGGGAGACCGGCAAAGAAGTTGAGATTTTAAGGGTAGAGGAGAACGACGGTCAATGGTCCGTCGCTTTGAAAGGGGCGTTAGAAACGACGTCCCCGTGTATTCTCTGGTTGAACGATTTTCACACCGAGTATGTGAAAAGTGGTCTACCCACAAATGAAACCGTACCAGAACCCCATCCTACCATTCACCTCGAGATCGATGAGGAGTGGTTCTCCTTCGAGTCTGATGAATATGTCAGAATACAGTCGGTCGACCTCCGCAAAATGACCGCCGTTGTGTTTGGTGGGTCTACAGGACGTACTCGTAATGTGCCCGTGGATGACTTTACGAATGCTCGCAAGTTCAAGAAGGTTGAGAAGAAAACGGCGTTCGATCATCTCCTCGACGACGATTGAATGGTGTAGGTATTCCATTGTGAAGAACGAGAGCTCAAAATTGTTCGGTCCAGCTATGCGTGAAGCCCGAACCGCCAAGGAGGTCAAACTCAAAGATTTGGCGGATTCCCTGGACGTCAGCCTGCCCTATCTATCCGACATCGAACGAGGTCATCGAGACCCGCCTTCGGATGAAAGGGTTCGGAAAATCGCTTCATACCTTCAGGCAGACCCGATTCCCCTATTGGCGGCCGCGGCTCGCGATCGTGGAAAAGTCATTTTGTCCACTGAGGATAAAAGCGACGACCACGTGCAAATTGCCGTACTTCTCGCTTCCAAATGGAATGATTTGACCCACGAGATCGTAGGCAAACTCCTTCGGGTTCTGAAGCGAGTTTAAAAGTTGAACTCGCCCGACACGCAAGGGTATCCGTAGCGAGATCGTCCGGTCAAAACGGTCAGGTTTGGGGCCCTACGGTAAGTGCCGGGACTATGAGTATGACCGCACAGTACGGTAATATCCACGTCGAGATGTTCCGACACGATCTCGTCGAGTACCTCACCCATAACTTTACTGCTCATCCAAGGTAGAAAGTTCCCGTCAGAGATCTTTCCCTCGTGCCAAGTTGCCAACGCGTACGGGGGAACGTGCGTTGCAAACACGATGCGTTTGTAACCCTTCTCGATAGCCTCTCTCAAGGAACGATCCGCGACCTGAGCCTCATTGTCCGCTAAGGAACTGGCTTCGGCGATTATACCGTTCCCCCATTTCCCAAGAAACTCTCCTATCGCAAAGAAGTCCGACAGGGCCACGTTCGATGTCTGTGGCTTTCCGTTCCTAGCGTCATACCAACCATCCTGGCCAACCAAGGCGACTCCGGGAGCAAGTTCCACGAGCTTCTCGGTGACTAGCCATCGGGCAAGACCCTTCATTGAAGCTGCCTGCTTCTTCATCCAACGAATAGAACCGTTGTACGCGTCATGGTTGCCAAGTACGAACCAAACAGTCTTCCCGACTCCTTGGGCAAAGGACTCCACCATCTCTTTGAACGAGTCGCACTCAGCCAGGTCTCCTGTCATAACCACGGCATCGAGGTTAGGGTGCTCCTCAAACACGGACACCCCAAATGCCTTCGGACCGAAGGGTTGTCCCAGAAAGTTAAGGTGCGGGTCGGTGATCCATATGAGTTCCATGACGACTCCGTTTACACCATTTGCCAAATGTCAAAGGGTGCACTAAAGTGTAGTGAACAAATGACCCGTAAGTCTCTCACCCAAAGCAGTACAACTGAGTCGGTTCCTGCGTGGGTTAGTATTCGATCCCTCGGGTATAAACCCGCTCTTTTCCTAGCCTCAAAAGACAAGCAGCAGGGGGTCGTTCTTCTTGTGTCCCCTCAAGATCCAAACCTCAAGGGTATCGCGTGGTGGGATGGCGACTGGGAAGATGCGGCAAAGCTTAGGGCTCAAATCAAGTGGAGTCGGTCCCCACTGACCCTTCACTCATGGGCTGCACTCCACCCGGTCGCAAAATCGTTTGATCCTCTTCTCCACCTGCTGCTCACCGAAGTTCGTCGCACCGCCAACTAAAACGGTGTAAAGAGTGGGCATGGCATCCCACGATACGGATGAGTACCCCGAGATGACCCACGGGTTGTGGAAGCACTTTAAGGGCGGCCTCTACGAGTCCAAGCGCGTCGAGCGAGACGCTGACACGGGCGGGTTCCGCGTGAGCTACAAGTCCTTGACAAACGGGACGTACCATTCTCGCAGAATCGAGCAGTGGAACGAAGTCGTACCGTGGCCCGACGGTGTCGAGAGACCTAGATTCATTCTATTCAAGCCATACACATGACCTTCGATGCAGCGATCCTACGTGATTGGACTTCCGTGGACGTCTTTCCCGGTGGGTACGTCGTTCTCCTAACGGAAGACTTTGACGCTTCGGTTCGAGCTCGAGTTGCGGGCTTCTCCCTAAAAGACACTCTCGCCATCTTCGGACCCGGGTTATCAACGTCCTACGCTCTACTCTACCGAGCACCCATCGAGGGGACAGTCATTGATTCGGTCATCAAGTACGGTACGGGCCCGATGAACATCAACGGGAGTCGTATCAAAGCGGATCTCAGCGAATTCTTTTCGGCAACGGGCAAACCGCGCTCTGGGATGGGCCATGCTCGCGGCTTTGGAATGGGGGATGGGTATGGGGGTGACAAGGCGAATCCGCCTAACAAGGGCGGTCGCTGGCCAACAAATATGGCCTTCGTTCATAGCGACGGATGCCGCCTCGTTGGGACGAGAAGCGTTACGACAGGCGTTGCCCATCGCACGAAAAGCGGAGGTAAAACGTTCGGGGGTAACATCGAAAAACCCCCGATGGACGACATGACCTACGCCGAAGAGGGGGGCAAAGAAACTATACCCACGTACGAATGCGAACAGGGGTGTTTCGTACATGAACTAGATCTTCAAAGCGGTAACCGTGCGTCGACCCTGACGGGACGGGCGGACCCCAAATCAAACCACGAGCACCCGTCGTCGGCAAAAACAGACTCCTGGTTCAGTGGGGGAGATGCCAAAGCATCCAAAGTCTATGCGGATATGGGTGGGGCGTCTCGCTTTTATCCCCAGTTCCGCAATCGGGTTGAGCTCATCAGTTGGATTTGCACTCTCGTGGCCAGAACTGGTGGTAATATCTTTGATGGACTCGAATTGGACAATTGTGGGAGCCCCCTTCGAGTGGGCGGGTAGCTCCCCACTTATCAGAGCCAAACCGATCATTCAAGACAAGGCAGGCGCCTTGTTCAAAGTCATCGGGTACTCGGGTGATAACGTTGAGGTGGAGGACCTGGAAGGGGACGTTGAGGCCCTTCAAAAACAAGGTTTGTGCATCATACCGCCAGAACCCTTATTCAAAAGCGCTGAGGTTTGGCTCCTCAGGTCGCACTTCCCATTTCTAGATGACGCCGTCAATGACGTCATCTCCGCCAAAGTCCTAGAGCAGGGACCGTTTCTAACGGCCGGGGGCGCCTGTTTTGTTGTGAACCATAGCTCGGTTACGGAGAATCTCCTAACCGAATGGTGCGACCGCGCTTCAGATGAGGCAATTGATGCCGAATCAAAAGCCATAGGAGAGAATGCCGACAAGTTTCACTCCCTGGCTATGAACTGCGCTTCCATCTCCTTCTCCTTGTGCAATGCCCCGTCAAAGTCAGGGTTGTACCTAGCTATTCTCGAGCTCGCAGGGCGGACAGAGTGGTATGGCAGAACTTCAACTATGATCGAACAAAGCCGAGGATTCCACTACTTTCAGTCGACTATGAACAACAAGAACTCAGTACTTCTCAAAGTCTACAAGAGGAGATCCGAGCATCTCGAATCTCTCTTGAAAGCCACGTCCCTTGAGTGACGAGATTGAGATTGGAGCTTGGGCTAAGTCGACTAACGGGGTCTACTACGAGGTCAGGGAGCTGTTCATTTCGAGGGGAGAGCCCTGGATTACTATCAAAGAGTGGCGCACGAACTGGCACACTAACATGACCATCCGAGAGTTCCGAGAAAGGTTTCGTCCTATCGGACCGCCCCCAATCCCCCTAAGTTGGCATGATTGGGTCATGAAGGAAGACATTGACTAAAGCTTGAGCCGTCGGTTCATCGATGTCGATCTCAAACAGGGTCCCGTCTTTGACTCGCATTTCGATTTTGGCAATTCGATCCGTAGCGGTCCTTGTGATGCTGACGATCTTCATGAGTTTGGTGGATGGCCTCAAATTCGTGTCAACGGATACCTGAGCCTTTTCAACAACGCCCTGGGCCAAGACCTTCTTCGACCTCTTACCCGAGGCCTTGGTCATGACAGGTGCATTTGAGGACGACAACCCCATGAGCTCCTGATACTCGGTGGATAGTTCGTTTCCAACCATCTCAATCATCCTCCAGTAAGTGAGACCAGACGCTTTTCAACGGGGGCTTCTCGAACTCATCAGAATCCTCGTCCGGTTCTGAAGGTGTGGGAAACTTGGCCTTCCACAATTTGTAAGACGTACGCTCGTACACGCCCTTGTTGTTTCGACCGTAGACATAAGTGGGGTTGCCCACGTCCTCGTGCGGTTTCAGGTTCATGACGGGGAAGAAAAAGAGCCAACCCCCGGAACCTAAGTTGAGACGCCAGGAAACGTTACCAACGGTTACGTAACCTTCGGCTTGCTCTTTCGTCAATCCCCCGTAGTTACGAAGACCGTCGATGGTCAGATCGATTGACCGTTCGATCAGTCTCTGAGTGGATGCCACCTGGTCAACGAGGAATAGGACACCCTTGCCTTCCGTAGCGTCCGCGATAGCCGAAAGAAGAGTGCTATTCGTTATCGCCGCCGGCATGGGGTCTAGGCCTTTTTCCCGCCGTGGAGGGTCGGACGAGTCGTATTGTATGCGTGCTTGACGGCAAGGGCTTTGGCCACATCGACCCCGTAAGCTTGAGCCGTATCGAGGGCTCGAATGATGATGTCCGCTACCTCCTCTTCGACGCAAGAAAGGGCGGGAAGTCCCAATGCGACCATCTTGGGGGCCTTGTCACAGGGCTCGTGGAGGGTTCCCTTTCGGAACGCCTCCCAGAACTCGCTGACTTCTCCGTGTTCATTGGCGACGTACACCGACGCCTGGACCAATTTGCCGATTGGCCCCTCGATCTGTTCTCGAGTCAAACTCTCGAACATTTGGGCGCGGAACCCCTTGGAGACGGCGTTCGCGGCGACATAGTCTCGAAACACATTCAGGATGAGCAAATCGTCTCGTGTGATGTTCATGCTCGCCCATACACCGGTCAATCGTCGTCACTCATCAATCTTTCAAAGACGGTCGTCCGCTTTGAGTATTCGGCCGCCCGTTGTACAGCCGACCGAGTCTCTTGCTGTCGTACGGGCTGGGGCGGCGGCGGTCGCATTGAAGCCGCCATCTGACGCACTTCTGTGATGCTACTCCTAGCGCTAGACGAGGGGCGTGGTGACACAGGACGAGGTCTCAGGATCTCATTGAGGTCTTGAGCCTCCCTCACGACAGGAAATCGACCGGACTGCCCGATTTGCGTAGGACGAGGAGGTCTGTCCACGCGAAAGGCATTGCGGCGATCAGGAGTCGTACGGTATTGAGACAGTTCGGTGTCCATGTCCATGTCGTTATCGAACGTGATATCGTCTGATTCCACTCGAGCCGTCGTTCCCGTCGGCGTCGAAAGTTCCTGCATCCACAGGGACTCCAATTCCGCACCCGATTGCACGTGTCGCCCTGTTTCGGACGCCACGCGCCCCATCCAGAGCCCTTCGAGACCCGTCTGCTCTACGGATGCCGTGACCCCAACATCCTCGTCCATCGTCGGTTCCGTGCTCCAAAGACCCTGAAGCGCCTCGTCCGCCGTGGTCGGAGCCACGGAACCCTCTCGAGCGAAAAGGTCGCTTAGAAAGTCGTCGTCCGTCTTCGGACTAGCTGCTTGCTTTATTTGGCAGCGATAACAAGAGGCGACAGTCACGTCCACCCTAGATCCTATACAACGGCATGTTTCGACACTTCCACATCCCGTGCACGAGGTCCGATAGTGGATGTGACCGATCTTCGGCATCTCTACTGTGGACGGAACCGTCACTTTGGGCACGGGTCCGAAGCAGCCCTCTATCTTGCCAGTTGGGATGGTTTTTTTGGATGTGACGCTCGCTAGCAGTTGCTTGAGCTGTCCCTCAGGGCACCCGCAGGCGCCGTCAACTCCGTCTACGTCGTAGACCTGAGCAGCACACCTTGAGCACCAATCGATAGGGGTAGGCATCGGAAAGATCTCCAATAAAGTAATATGATAAGCATTTTCGCCGGTGTATCCATGAAAGCCCATGCATCCTACGAGAACCGTCATCGTTGGCAACCAAAGGATGGGGGAATTCGTCGTTTCTCAAGTGCCCGATCCCAAGGTGCGAAGAAGTCAGAACCTCGTTCTGGCCGTCATCGCTATTCCTAAGGTTCTGTACAACTACTGGCCAGAACGAGTGATGTCCCCGGACGTTCGTTATCACGTTGTCTTGAGAGACGTATGCCGCACGATTATGGGTCGGGCGGACGAGGGAACGGTTCTAGCTGTTCAAAAAGTGTACGAGACGGAAGAGGGACCCATGGCGTTTCTATGGCATCAGGTCAGAAGATCCTCTGGATCCAACATCTGCAAAGAATGCGGAAAAGCGTACCTTTCTCACGGTAAAGAACCAAGAATCGGTGAAGGGGCGAACCTTTTGTGTAATGGGGATCTAGTCCACCTCTGAAGGAATACCATGATCGAAATTGACACGGACGATGAGGAAGAGCGTATCCCAAACGTCGCGGACCCCATCTGGATTGAAATGTCAGCCCCGGTCCTTGAGTTCCTCTCCCAACCGAGGGATTGGTCCGAGATCCGTCCGTGGGCGGACGCCAGGAATCTCAATCCAATGCTATTGGGTCACTGCGTAGCATGGCTCGAGGAGAAAGGTCTAGCCATGTCCTTTTTCCGTGATTCGAAGGTCACCTGGGTGGCAACCAGTATCCGAGCCCCGAAAGAAGATGTCGACGAGCCTACGCCTTGATCTTCTTCCAAACGAGCTTCTTCTCGAACTCCTTCGCCAAGTGGATGACCTTGTTCAGGTCCGGTGAACCATCCTCTCTTAAGCTATCAATAGCGAGCTTCATGTGCTCATTGCTCGCTGTAATGAGCTTCTGACGAGCAACGGGGCCAGTATCCTCACCCTGGAGCTTGGCGCCCACTCGGATACTGTCCGAGTGGGCGTTGATGGGTGTGTCGTACTTTGACAGAAGGGCGCCCAGTTGAGGCATCTCGTAAGTCACAAGACCCGCATGGCCTTCCCCAAAGTTAGACGTTGCGGGAATACGTGACCCGTCCAACATTTCCTCAAGGCTCCACTTGGTCTTATTCCAGCGGAGTGAGAAGTACGACCCGTTCACGGAATTGTCCCACCTGGCAGCCGTCATGTGCCGGAGCACGACCCTCTCAACGATTCCCATTAGCCACCCATTAATTTTTCGAAACGCTCGTTCAATTCTGATCCCCAGTTCGTATGGGCGTTGGTGATCCCGAAGTTCGTCAGGGCAAAAAGCTCCGCAAACCCCTCCCCCTCTTTCTTGGAATATGGAGTCGTATGCCACTCGGGACGGTCGAAGTCCGTGGGCACATGATGCTTGCGTTCGTACCGATGACCGAGCTCATGCACAATGATGTACTCAAACCCAGCGTAAGACTTACCCTCTCGCTTGAGAACGTCGGGCGTGGCGCGAACGTACAAGACGTCCTGGTCGGACTTGTACTTGCCGCCCGCAGTCCCTCCGCCGAAGTCCTTAGGGCTGGCAAAGTAGACCCTGACGCCCCCCTCCAGGGCTCCCCTACGCCATCCCTTGAGATCCTTGAAGACGTCCGAAAGGCGCGAGGCGTACTCGTTCAACTTTTTCTCGTTCAGCCCCGCCCCGTTGGTGAAAGTGTTCCCGTCGAGCTTGATTTCCTTGGGCACAACGTTGCCGCCCTCAGCCGAAAAGTACTTGACGAAGTCGCTCAAGTGTGATTCGAGCTCCTTCCAAGTCTCTTCGATCGTCCGTTTGGGCGCTTCCGGGTCCTGATGCATTCGGATGCCTGACTTGAGCCACCAATGCAGTTTTTCAGCGATGGCCTTGACCGCCTTTTGACCCTTGGGCGTCTTCGGGGACAGAATGTAGAAGTTATCCTCGAGCCACTTAGCTAAGGCTTCTCCCTTAGCCGCGTCGAGCGGGCTGTCCTTGAGGAGATCATCCATCTTGTGCCGAAGTTCCTCAAGGAGAGAGGCTATCATGAACCTCGCGGCAACTCGGAGCGCGATGCTCATCGACGACCTAAAGTGTCGACAATCCCCTTCAAGGTGACGTAATCATTTTCATATAGACGGTACGGAGTTTCCACCTTACGAAAGTCCGGGTGACGGTATCGCAAGGTGCTTATGATTTGTCCCCACATACCCATTAGTGAGTCATCACGAGTCCCTGCAAGAGGGTACCCGAAGGTCTTAGATATGTTCGGTAGTTCTTGAACCGTCCGAAGGAAATTGTCGAAAACGCCCTCTCCGAATAAGTCTGCTGCAACACTGTCCGAAGAGCCTAGAGCTTTCTTGAATTCTGGTAGAAATTTACGGTTTGCCCAGGTGACGAACTTTGCTTTTCCACCTTCCTCCCACACTTTTCCCAACGTCGCATCCGTAGGATTTTGACGTTTCGCAGAGGACTTACCGCAAGAACAGGTACCGCCGCAAGTGCAAACTCCTCCCTCACAAGCAATCTGATATCGAGCGGCTACCCGAAGAGCCGACACCCGATCGTTTCTAACCGACGCCATCCGAGAGCTATGCGCGTCCATGCTAAGGGGGAACCTGGTAACGATCCGCTCCTCTCCAGAATCCCCGCCCCAGAGGTTGATGTCACTGACCGTCCAACTGATCGGGACAATGGCCTGCTCGGGCATACCTGTGTCACTATATGCGAGGGTGACGTGCGGTTTAAATTCGGGAAACTTCTTGGAGTAGCTGACCCCCTCTTTATCGAAGGCCTTCTTGAGGTTGGCCTGAAGATTGTGCAGGGCGGGGGATTCGATGAGGGCGATGATGGGAACCCCATCGGAACCCTTTGGGAACTGAGACACCTTTTTCGTAGTAACCATGAAGGGCGGGGTCTGTTCGCAGACTTTGAAGGCAACGACTGAGGCTTTGCCAATCTGCTCGATTGGTACGTCTTTTCCCATATTTAGAATGGTTACGTGGTACTTGTCCTTGGATTCCCTACGACCGGGAACCTCAACCTGACTGAACAGGCTTCCTAGCTCAACAGGAACCTTTAATCCAACGAACGCCACACCTTACCACTACACAAGAAGAAGTGGCACCCCGTATTTTACGGGGACGGTGTAAACTAGAGTGGATGGATGAGATAAACTATGTGGCTATCGCGGAGTACGGCCTTTCTGCGGTCCTACTTACCATTTGGGCCACACTCATTTGGCTGGGCGGCCGCCGGCATCGTCAACAAATTCAAGGGTTACTGTTAAACTCCCCCGAAACAGCCCGACAAGAACGGGTCCGGTCGCTACGATTAAGAACTGAACGACTGAGGCAAAGTCTTGAAAGGACAAGGACTGTACCATCGATTCCACCTTTACCGCCAATCCCCCCACTCCCTCCCCTACCGCCTTTGACGTCGGGTCAAAGTCTGTTCAATTCGGTCAACGATTCTCTTAGCGGATTGAACGATCAGATTGAACGGAGCCTAGAGGAGATTAACCGGGTAGTGGATAACCTGGCTCCCACCCCAGTTCGTATCTCTCGCGAGCTCTTTACCAGAGTTCCTGGGATCCAACGTCCGGTTCAGGTTCAGACAGTTTCACCCTCTCCGCCTCCCGAAGAGTCTAAGGCTCCTGTTCCGCCCACCCCCAAAAAGTCCTGGCACGAACACATTCTGGATGAGGAGTAGGGTAAAAGTCGACTTATCGGCTCTCTTGGGCATGAGGATTATGAAAATGGATGATAGAGACGATTCAAAGATTCCCCGAAACCCAAACGAACTGGTGATCGGAACTTCCTCGGGTCGCGTGCTTGTACGAATTCAACCCAACGGCGACCTTTCGTACGGAGAGGACTACACCCCAGACGAAGCCGCAAAGGAATTCTGGGAGGCTATAGCAAGGCGGCGTAGCGACTATGAGGTCCGCCTCGTATTCATCACTCACGTCGAGCAGCTACTAGCCCGCGTTGGTGAACAGGATCTCAAGGTCGAAGCGGCTCGGGAGAAAGCCCAGAAGTCCGAGGACCCGCGTGACTCATTCAGCGCTGAAATGGCAATGAGTCAGCTTCAACTCCTCTGGCATGAGCTCATTGAATTCGCCCGTGGCATCGCCTACCGAAATCGGCACAACCGAGAAGAAGAGGTCAAAGCGGAGCCGATGGAAGTCCCGAAGAAGTTTCTCAATTAGTCCCCGACCAAGTGGTCCCAAACTGTCTTCCTTGCTGGGGCGGACGGTTTGCTGACCGACTTAAACTTGGACTTGGACTTGGACTTGGTGACGTCGAGGGAGCCCTTGCAGGAAGGGAACCGCACACAACCGAAGAATGGTCCGAACTTCCCTATTTTCTCAACCATAGGTGCCTTGCATTTGGGGCACTTGAAATCTTCGGCCACAACCGAAGCACGATGCGTGGGTTTCATCAAATGAGAAGGAGGAAATTCCAAGTCGTCGTAGTCCATCGGAAATCCAATGCTACAGGCTCAATGTAATATCGAACGAGGTGCCTTTGACCGGGTAGACTTCTTCTTCCGTGACCCAAGACGTCGGCGTACTCGTCGGGCCGATGGTCATCGTGTAGTGGGAATCGTCACCGTCAATGGGTGCAAAGGTCAGGTGGAAACTACGCTCCTGACCGCGTCGAGTCCAACACTGAATTTCGTAACTTCCGTAGGACGGAAGGAACCGCTCACGAACGCTGTACTCGATGACGTTCTTGCCCATTTTGTTCGTGGACCGAACCGAGGCGGCAACGGCTACCTCCTGGGGTTTGCTTTCTCCAACTGGCGTCCAAAGGACTCGGTCTGCGTCACCGCCCTTGGTTACTGTAGTAATGCACAGAAGAGCTTCCGTGGAAACGGGTGGGCCTTCGTTCGTTTCGATCATCGGGGCGTCGTTTGAGAGGTCGATGTGTATCATTTTCGTCTTTCCTTCAGACTAGCTTCCACACGAGCCGCAAGCTTCGGATTCTTTTCCTGTAGAGCTGCTAACGTCTCGTCCGTTGCATCAAATCCTAGGATTACACCGATCGGGGATCCCATTTTGATCCAACGTTCTGTGGTAGAGATGAGAATCTCTAAGTCCTTAAGGAGCGTCGCATCCGTAACGACGGCCTTTTCTAGGCTTGAGAACGAAAAGCAGAAGTCGGAGATGAGGTCATTCTGTGCCGCCAAAGTCAAAAGCATGCACAGAAGATCACACCTTTGGGCCATCGACGGTGTCGTCCCCCGAAGGCCCATCGCCCGAAACCAGCCCTGCTTGTCCCCCGTCGGCCCAGACCCGGACAGCCACTCCGTGACCGAATGGACCACGTCCTGCGCCGAGTGTAGGTTCAGGTTCTCCGTCGTCAGAAACCTTGCCTCCCAAATCAATCGGTAGAATTCGTAAGCAAGAAACGATCCCTGGTCTACAAGGGTTCGTAGAGGCTCGTCAATTACGAAGTCGGTAACAGAGGCCAGCCCCCACAGAAGCTCCCATTCGCGAGGCTCAGGCGGAAACCAAACGGGCAACCCCTTCTTGCTCCACGGGGAGGCTCGACGAACCCTCATCGTTGCTGTGTCGACCACCCCGTTCAGTCGCCAGGACTCGTGCGAGAGTGTATGCCCGTGTCCGAACATATGCCACGTTGACTCTTCCGCCGACCTGGGAACTACGATGAGAGCGGATCGGCTCGGATCCGAGAAGTTTTTGACCCACTGGAGCATGTCGGAGAAATTCACGGTTCCCCCTCAATCAGAGCTGATTGCATCCACGCTGGAACCTGATCCGATTCATTGAAGCCAAAAGCAACCCAACGGTCGGGAGCCTCTTTGAACTGGAGTACACGGCTCCCCATTGAAATCGCGCGGAGAAACGCCCCAAGATGTCTAGCGATATCCGCTCTTTTCCGCTCCTTTTGGACGCCAAACATCTTCTTTGCAAGTAGGCCCAATTGCTCGAGCGCCCAATGGTGCGCCTGTCCACGTACGAAAAAGAGGCACTTGTACGGATCAGGTTGCTGTCCCCGTGGGTACGTCTGCACGATGGCCATAATGAGAGTGGCCGCAAAGACCTCCGGGTCAAGAGCCTGACTGGATACCCCCTTTACGACCGGGAACCCGTCATACAACCGCGTGTGCACTGGTTGGGGAGGCTCCCCGTAGAGGGACGCATGAGCGAGGTAAAGACTCCGAATGGTCACGAAAATCTCTACACCGAGGATTGTACTTATTGGGGGTTTTGGAAGCTCTACCGTCGGACCAACGAACGAATTCTCTTATCAGTCCGCAAGTATATGACCGAGCAAGAACTCCTGGCCCTGAAGAAGCGCTGCATCGCCGCCTACCATTTCGGCTATGACATCGCCAAATCAGACGAAATCGCAGCGCAACTCGTGAACGAAGGGGCGACCGCTCCCTCGAGCACCGTGCCAAACGCACTCGCTCTACTCGGGATGATTGCGGAGCTCGAGGCAAGCCTGGGCGACGACCCCTCTCCCGAAGAGGAAGAGCAAGCCAAGGAGGAAGAGGAAGAATCTCTTGCTCCACCGCCGAACGCCGTCGAAGAACTCGAGAAGCTCGTTGACGATGCTCTCGCGCCCGACACGATGAGCGAAACGCCCGCTCAGGAGACGAGCGAAGAATCTGACGAAACGAGCCAGTGAGGCGTGTCCCCGTTCGCGTCGGTTTGAATGACGTCAAAATCGACGAGCACTCCGAGGCACATTTGATTACCCGGGGCTTGCTGGATCATCTGGTATCCTCGAACCGCGACATTTTGAACTTTCGAGCAACTGTGCCAGTAAGCCGTAACGTGCAGGTCTTGGTAGAGCTGCTGTGGGGTCAGCGGAACTCCGTACCCAACGTAGAGTCCTGCAATGTACCCAGCGGCGGAGACCGCGTCCGCCCACGCGTTGACGTAGGCGATGCAGTCGGCAGCGGTTGTGCTGGAGGCAGGACCTTCGAGATCGCAGTAAAGGGTCATCCCCTTGGGGAGACCCGCCTGTTGAGCATGTAGAACCGCATTGTCACCGTCCTCGACTCCAAGAGCGGCGGTCGGCTGCCATCCGGGACGCCTCGAATAACCCACCATAAGCAAGGCAAGTCCAGCACCGAGAATCGCTTGTAGCTCCTCTGGGTGAACGGCTCCTAGATACCGGACCACGAATTCATACCCTGCGGCCTTGAATTTCGCCGCAATGGCAGCGGTGAACGGCGTAACGGTGTCAACACCTTTCGCACCCGAGGGGGCGGCAACAACTTGCAGGTCCATACCTAAATGGGTCAATCCATAGTCTATTGCTTACAATCCCCAAGGAGAGGTCTTTCAAGGTGCCGAGTCCCATAGCCCTTCGAGTCTTACGACGTGTCCTGGCCGACTCTGAGCCCAAACGGGCTAAGAAAATGGTCGTAATGATCGGTCCGCCCGCCGCTGGAAAAGGTTACTTCCTCGGAGAGCCCGAAAAGGACAAGGGCGGTCAGACCAAGAAGTACAAAACCGAAAAAGGCGAGGAGCGAGAAACAACCTTCGGGTATCGACTCCCAAAGAGTACGACCGGACTCTTTACGGATGAGGACATTCCTGCCATTCCGGACCAAGATGAGAGTGACAATCACCTTCGAGCCATCCAATTCGAAGAGTCCAAAGGTCACTATGAGGACCTCGTCACAGCCCACAAGGAAGGCAAGGAATCCTTCGACAAGGCGCTGGCTGACATCTGGTACAAGACGAAGGACGGGGAACGTCAGGATCTCTCAAAGTACGCCAAATATGAGGATTTCCCCAAAACCGACGACCCAATCGAAGGGCACAAGGCGTTTCTGAAGAAGTACAACACGGACTTCTACGTCTCTATGCGAGGTTGGCACAACGACGTCGACGAGAAAAACGAGGAAACTGGCAAACCTAAGGAGCGCTACAAGGATGAGGCCAGACATCGTTTCGACGATAAGGTTCGTCGTATGGCGGAGCACGATGACGCCTCCCACATGCTGATTGTCGACTCGGCGGGCGAGGACATCGACACGATGGACTTCAAGGGCCAGGTCGAACACGCCAAGGCGGCGGGGTACCAGGTCAGCGTCATCTTCCTACACCCCGAGAAGGCCGACACCGAACTATCCAACCTCAGCCGTGGCAAAGTCATGGGCAAGAGAATGGTGGATCAATCGGACATCGACAACTGGTACAAGAAGAACGAAAAGGCTCTGAAGTCGATTCAGGAAGCTGATCCGGACAACTTCCTGCATTACCGCAAGGGCCCCCCCGCGCACACTCCCGAGGAAGCCGAAGCCCGTCGTAAGCAGGCTCGAGACCTCATGAACAAGCTCTCCACAATGAGCGAGCAAGAAAAGGGGGAGGCAAAGACCAAGATCAACGAGATTCTGTACGGCGCCGCACAGTACAAGCTCCAGAAGGAAACGAGCTACGGACGTACCCTCAAGGGGCTCCCCAAGAAGCCCGAAAAGAACATCGCAGAGGCTGTCAAGGCGATGAACGAGGACGCCGAGGCTCGAGCCGGCGGTGGTTCGAAGAAACCAGAGGAAAAGAAGGATCACGATAAGTCTGAAAAAGACAACGATAGCAAAACGAAGTCCACCTTCCTCGATTCCATGGGCGAAAAAGAGGTTCCCAACCCGAACTTCAATTCCACCCACAAAGAATCTCCGTCAAATCCCCGCAGTCGTAAGATTCGGAACCTTCCCTGGGAGCACCAGAAGCGCTACTATGAGGAGTGGAAGAAGTCGAAGAAGGCTAGTGCTCGAGACAACATCATGATGGCCGCCCGCGTGGTGGTCCGATGGAAGGAACGCGTTGTTATGGCGAATCAAAAAGGCTGGCTGCACGGATGGATGAGCAAGCTCGCCAAGGAGCTCCAAGCGAAGGTCTCAGTCGAGGGCTATGAAATCTCCGCAGAGGCGGGCGAGGGCCCCATCGTATACGTCACGGTCAAGGGCGCCGAAGGCGACACGACCGCATTCCGAAAACTCAAGTCGTCTCTCGATGGAGTCCTGAAGGAAAGCATTAATCACGAAGTTCGGGACGAAGCTTTCCGCTCCTCCGTGAGCATGTCCTCGAAAGGTGACGATATGCTCGTCACCTGCGAGATCATTTTCCCTGACACTTGATCCGGTTCAGACGCCGAGCGACAGCACGAGCCAACGTTTCCTTGTTCCTGTAGGCAGGCTTCGATAAGTCCACGCCAACGAATTTGGCGAGGCGCTCGATATTGGTGCGTATCGCCATAGAAATGTCGTCGGCATCAATGACCATGCCCCTTTACTACGTCACGAACTAGAAACAATCAAGACACACTTCAACGCTTTGTCGTGACTCTCTGCGTCATTGATTGAAACGCTTGGACTCCTCGGTCTTGGCCGGAGATGTGTAGTATTCGAGAAGTGTGTACACGGTGGCTACCTTGTCTCCCTTACCGTGTAGGACTGCGGCCGCATCCCAGGGTCGCATTCCTCGGGCGCATTCGTCGATGGCCACCAGAGCGCCGCGAAGGTCGAACATCTGGGCACCCTCGAAGTTCCCCTGGGCGATGAGCTCCGCGACCTTCTTGGGCAGGGACAGGTCTCCCGTCCTCGTGCCGATGAGGAGGTCCGGTTCGATCTTGTCGATTTCCGTCTCAGAAAGATGAGCGTCCTTGGCCTCCGGCATGTCGATGCGAACGGTCTTGATGACCCAACCGCCCTCCGCTCGAATGGCGTCGCCCTCGTTGGGAAACCGCGTATCGGGAACGAGGACGTGTTCGAAATCGGCAGTGTCTTTGAAGAGTCGTCGGACCCAATAGTCGGACTGGGCCTTGCGAACGTACTCGGTGCCGATGAACTGCATGAGCTCTCTGGGAGAGTGGGCGATCATTCCCGCGGGCTTGAGGTCGAGACCGGTTGCCTCTCGCATTCCGTCGAGGTAGTCGTCCATAACGATCACGCGCCCGTCGGTGAAGGGGGCTTCCTTGACGGCGGGATCGTACATCTCGTCGTGAGTGAGTCCGAACACGTCGGCGGCAATCTTCTTCAGGGCACCCGCGAAGTGGGCGATCTGAAAGTTCGGGTTCGCCTCCCGCACGAATCGAGCGAAAGTATCTTTTCCGTGGTATTTTTTACCTGAAATTCCATATAGTTCTCGCATGTTACGCTCCTTTAGGCACCTTTCCTAAGTGTTTTGATCTCAGACCTAAGCTCTTTGACTTCGGCTTCCAACTCGCGGACCCGACGTTCTGCTGCATCAGCTCGAGCCTCAGCATCGTTTGCTCGCCCCTGCAAAGTGAGCGTACTCTGACTATACGAACTTCTTGCGCGAACTAGCTCTTCTTCTCGCCTCATGAGCTCTTGTTCTAATTCACGTACTCGTGTGGACTCCGCACTCATGGCGGCGCCCTACACCGATTAAATTTTATCCGATTGGAAAACACTACTTGAGATCATGCGATTTTTACCGATCCTCAAGTTTTTGATCGCTGCCGTGACGTCCGTTTGCATCGGAGCTGGATACCGTGCATATCAGCTCCGAGATGGCAGTTCCCTGGATGAGGACATCGTGATGTACCTCGTCTGGACGGGAGGCATCTCGTTCGCCGTCCTCGTCCTCGTCTATCTAGCGTCGTACCGCTCCGAACAGCGCTACCGAATCATGGTGGACAGCCTCTACTCATCTCGTCCGCCGCCCCTAAAACTCAAGTGAGCTTATTGAGAGATCGAGTGATGTTCGCCTGAGCCATCGATTCGTAGTTTGCCCGAAATACGTCCGTCTCGTAGATGTAGGGCCTCTTCAGAAAGTCGATGAGTACCTTGGCACGACCTGCTCGGAACACGTTCTCTGGGACGAACGAATACTCGTATCGAACTCCCTTTTCATATTCATCAAAAATGGCTTCATTCTCCCCCAAGATCGAAAGATCGACGTCAACCAGGAAGAGATATCGTTCGTGCATTCCCCCAAGCTCCGCGGAATGCCTCGTGTACGGGATCATATCCATTACATCAGCGATAAACCGCTCTTTGAGGTCCATTCGCCGACCCCAACGTTGAAATTCAAGGGCGCTCTTCACCTCGTTGTCCGTTCGACCGGGAACGTAGACGAGGTCATGCCAGAAGATTGCCATATCGACCCAGGGCTTTACCTCTGAGGGCACGTGCTTGTCCGAAACCTCGAGACACGCTTTGATGTGCGAGAGAGAATGGTACATACGTGACGACGCGTCATACGACGGCACAAGCTCTTCCAAAAAGGCCTTTTCCGAAGGTAGCGTCTTCGCCCCCAAAGACTTTGTGAGGGTCATCCACCGCTTTTCAAGCTCCTCAACCAGCATCGTCGTTCTCCTCGGCAAAAACCTGAGACGCCAGCTTGTCCATATGCTCGTCAACGAGCTTCTTCATGTGAGCTTCGATGGTCTCAAGAGCAGAACGAAGGGGTGCGACGAACTCGGAACTCATGTGAATCTTCTCGAATCCGGACAATGAATTGACGTAAACCTGAGCCGCAAAGCAAAGTTCCCGAAGCTTTTCGACCTCGCCAAACTGCCCCACGGATTTGCCGAATTTGTCGACGTCCTCGGGCGTCGGGTCGACGGTGACCCTCAAGTTCACCGTCACCAGTGCCGGGGTCACGTCGAGAACGATCTTCGGCTCCTCGGGTACCCTGAAACGTGGCTCGCTGGGCATACCCAAAGGTTACACCGAGCGGCGGAGAACGGCCCGAACGGCTTCCCTGGCGGTACGATCGGACGCGACTTTGACGTCAGGCATGATGAGATTCAGCCAGTGTTTGACGATGGGCTGCACTGTAGCTGGACCGTACCCGACCAGCAAACCCATCACCTCGCAGAATGATTCTTCAACGTTCTTTCCACCGTAACCCGTGATGGGATGCTTGACGGTAACGAACTTGACCCCATCAGCAAGAAGCTTCTCGAAGTCTTCCCTCGTATTGAATTCAACTCCGCCCGATCGCGCTTGCCCGTGAGCTATGACGTCAACTTGAAGGGCTAAGAGTGGGTCCACGTCCACGAGTTTTTCTACGAGTTCATGAGCCCAAGCGCCTTCTGGCCAGACCTTCAAAAGCTTGTCAACGTCAAGAGGTTCGGCATCGTCGCTAATTGCTTTTGACCAGAACGTGCGGTCCGCCTCGCTCAGGTACACCTTGTAGATGTGGTGCCCCATTTCATGGGCAATAACGTGAGCCACGATATTTGGATTCTTGTGATCAAAGAACCCGCCCATAGCGATTTCAATATGATCCCCCTCATACCTACCGCCCTCGCCCATGGTAACATATGCATTCAGTCGAATGGGCAGCATATGCTGTAGAAGCCAGGGAAATACCTGTTTTGCACGGCGTCGAAAAACCCTAAGTCCTTCCTTGAAACGTTCCAAGAAGCCGTCTTCGTCATTCTCATACCCGACGACTGAAACATGAAAGCCCTCCATCTCGACTTTCTCAGTGTCCCGGGTTTTCACCGTGTAGTTAGGGGTGCCCGTGACTCGTTCTCGGTATTCCACGAACTCCTTCATCTCTTTCCAAAAGAGCCGTGCCTTCTCCTTTACCTTGGCTGCCCACTTGTCCTTCTCCATTTCGAAGCTGGCAAACAACGACTCCTGAGACTGAGGATTGTACTTGCTATCCGGGTACCCAAGAGGGAGATTGAGTTCAATTGAAAAATCCCACCCGGTCTTCCGAAGCTTGTCACCGTACCACTTACGGTCCGATTCAGAGACCTTGTCATCATACTTGAAGTCGTGATTGAGAAAGGTCTCGAAAACGATATGGTCGAAGTTCTTACGAAAGGCTTTGACACCGTCCCGAACCTTGTCCGCATCCTTGTAGCTTTTGATGCGAGGAATGTTCTTCATGAGTGTGAGAAAGTCCTTACGCAGGTTCTCAATCCACTCGAGGTCCAACGTGATGTCCTTCGCCACTCGGCGATCATAGCTGTACGTCATACCGCCTCGTCAAGGAGTAGGTCGTCCGAACCACGCTCGTCGGACTCGTCAACAAGAAAACCGCCGTGCATCCCCTCATGAACTTCTCGGTGGCAGCGGCAGCATAAAAGCACGCACTTTTCGAGCTCGGGGCGGATACGTTCCCAGGAAGTCATTCGGTCCGAAATCGTGAAGTCTTTCTCGAGCGGATTCACATGGTGAAAGTCAAACGCGGCGGGCGTCCCATCATAGGTACATATCCTACACCGACCGCCAAGGTGGGCTACCGCCATCGCCCGTAAATCAGTCCGGCGTTTGTGCGCCGCTCGCCTCTTCTCCCAAGCTCCCACGAGGAGGCGGTGTAACAAGAGGACTATGGCGGATCTTGACCCACGGAAGGTCGCGGAATATAAGGCTCGAGCCGAAGAGCTCATCCGTGAACGGTCCCCGGATTACCTGATCGGCGTGGATGAGGTCGGCTACGGACCAATCGCAGGGCCGGTCGTAATCGGCGCCGTGGGCGTGCCCGTCGATTGGACGCCACCCACGGGCCTTACTGACTCCAAAAACCTCTCCAGAAGGCAAATAATAACCTTGGCGGGGGCGTTCTACGACGAGGTCCTCTCACGGGGGATTGGGATCAAGTACGCCCTTTTCTGGGGCGACTCCGAAGAGATCGACAGAGACGGACTCGGAAAGGTCCGTAAGGGACTTCTTCAGTCCGGGGTGGAGTACATCCGGAGCACGTATCTCGAAACGGAGCCTTTCACCACTCTAGCTATCGTCGACGGCAATCTCAACATTCCGAATGCGGTCAGCATCCCGAAAGCCGATCTTGTGTGCCCCGTGGTGTCCATGGCCGCCGTCCTTGCCAAGTGCGCCCGTGACACATGGATGATCAACGTCGCGGCCAAAAAGTACCCGGGGTACGGTTTTGAGGAATCTGTCGGATACGACACACTCGAGCACCGCAAGGCGATCAAGGCTCTAGGTCCGTGTCCGATCCATCGGATGAGCACCCGGACCTTGAAAGAACGAGACGTCTGGTCTCAACTCCCCAATCTAGGGAGAGGGGGAAAGTCATGAAATCCTTGATCAAGTGGGTCGGTGGGAAGACACAGCTCCTGCCCGAGCTGCTCCGTGTTTTTCCCAAATCCATTGAGAACTACTACGAACCGTTCCTCGGGGGAGGTGCTGTCTTCTTCGCTCTGGCTTCCTCCAAAGAACACCCGTTCGTAATGGCACACCTGAACGATCTCAATGAAGAACTGGTCAACACGTACACTCAAGTCGCACATGACCACGAACGATTGTGCCTCCTGCTCACCCAGTGGAAAGAGATGTACCTGAAGGATCCAAAGACCTTCTACTACGACGTTCGAAAGGACGACCCCAAGACGATGCTCCCGCTCGACCGGGCGGCTCGGTTCATCTTCCTCAACAAGACGGGTTTCAACGGGCTCTACCGCGTAAACAAGTCGGGCGGGTTCAATGTCCCGTGGGGCAAACACGAGAACCCGACCTTGTTTGATCAGGACAACATCGAGGCATGCTCCCGCGTTCTACGAAAGGCCAAAATCACCTCGGGGGACTATACAAGGATTTTGGACCGGGCGGGCATCGGAGATCTCGTCTACTTCGATCCTCCGTACGTGCCCCTCAACCCAACCTCAAACTTCACATCGTACACCTCGGACGGGTTCACTATCGAGAATCAGAAGCAGCTCGCCAGCACCTTCAGGGAGCTCTCAGACCGAGGCGTTCACGTCGTGCTGTCCAACTCGGATACCGAAGTCATCCGAGATTTGTACAAGGAGTTCGCCATTTTGACGATTTTCGCCCGTCGAGCGGTCAACAGCAAGGGGAGCGGCCGAGGACCCGTGAACGAAGTTCTGGTCTTGTCGAAAACGGCATCCGAAACTTTTGAGGGGACGATCTAAGATGGGTAACGAAGAGAAGGGCACTTTTGGTGCCTCATGCGATGGCTCGGTTCTGTTAGCCGAGCCTCAGTACGACGTGGACGGCACCATCCTCGACAACGGCATCCAACTAATAGGAAACGCGACTAGGCAGTCGAACGGACTCTATACGTCTCTTGCCAATGTGAACGGCTCTTTATGTACCGTTGAGTTCAAACTGACAACAGCGATTAGACCTTCGGTGGTTTCGGAAACTTGAGCAGAGCATTCCGGGTGAGTAGGTCATAGAGAACGGGCTCAAGGAAACTGACCACCATCTCCTCTCGGAACCATCGAGTCTCGAGCAAGTTGCCTCCCAGTACCGAATACTTTATGTCCCCGGAGTGTGGGGAGAAGCACACGTGCAGTAGCTCGTGCAGAAGTTTCATCTTCATAAAGTTGTCGTCTGGGCCCCAGGTGACCTCAATGCAATTGTTGTCCGAGTCGTAGAGAGCGTCGGCCACATTGCCGTCATCATCCTTGAGGACCCACTTGACGACGTAAACCCGGAGTTCGCCGCGTTGGGTCTGTAGCTTCACCCATATACGACGACCCCTCATGACGGCCCCTAGGACGTTCGCTTGTTGTGTAGGGCCAGGATAATGACGGAGAGCAGAGAAATGCTCGCGGCGGTAAAAGTCACTATTGATAGCGTGTGCTCGGATGCGTGTGCCGCCACAGCTACGCCGATCGCAACCACGTTCCCTAGGTTTAGTCCCCCACAAAGCCCGGCTACCTCTCGTCGGTCCATGTCCCTAAGCTTAGCACCAAAGGTTATCGGTCGGTAAGATCTTCCAATGGCTGAGGTGGAACACCGTGTAGCTGATTGGGAGCCTCCTCGTCGACCCAGAGAGAGGTCAACATCGATTTCCCGCGTTTTTTATCCATGTAGTACATGGCTTGTTGGGGAACTTCGAAAGCTGCTCTGATACGTTGGCTGTAAGGCCCGTACCCAATGAGCGACCCATTGACTACGGCTCTACCATAGTCAAGTAGGGAGTGATGGTGCCCTATGTTGTGGACGTCGGCCCTTTTGACAAGGTCCCACATTGGTAGGGACTTGAGCAACGGAATGCCGAGTCCACCGACCCCACCCATGTACTTCACATCGTCACCGTGGTGGAAGTGAAGAGTCCAATCGTAGACCTGAACGTACTGGTGTGGGGAGTTGGTGATTTCGAAGTGAATCCGTTTCTCATTGCGGAACTCATCCGCCAGGGAGTGGTACATGAGCCACTCAAAACTATTTGCAAATCCAGAGGAGATTCGAGGCTTTGCAGTCGTCCTTCCGTGATTACCGTAAGAACACGGAACCTCGATATGGGCAAAGTCGAGGCGATTCAGAAGGGTCCAAATCCCATCACGAATTCTAGGGAGTAGCCATCGAATCGTTTCCGTGGGCGAGAGGGCATTCGTTTCAACCAGTTCCTCGTGAATGTAGCCGGTCATTAAATCGCCACCAAGCCAGAGCACCAGATCGTTGATGGTGAGTCGCTTGCTCGCACGATGGTGCTCGATGTTCCAAATGATTCCATCAAACAAGCGGCGAATTCTATGATCGGCGATATCGAGGTTATACTCGTTACGATAGGCAACGCTCTCCGGTTCAACCGGCTCTTCAACGTGCCAATCGGAACATAGGGCTACGGCTGTCATTTCTCTCACACCCGAGTTCTTCTCTCGAGGCATGATACGGGGCGGCGCCTTGAAGCTATGTACAACGTCGATGAACGACTGTCGAGCGCGGGCCTCACGTAGCTGGTCGACGAGCTGTCGGATCTGCCTCTTGTCCCGAGAGATTTCTTCTTGCTGTTCCCTTCGCTCCACCGGGTCGAAGTCGGGCTCGTCATCATCGCCCTCGTAGGCCTTCTTTTCTTCTTTATCATCGAGGAGCTCTTCCTCGGAAGGGCTGAGTTCCTTGCAGTAGGAGGAGGGGGCGTTCAGCTTGTTTCGCTGAAACGCGGCTCTCAGTGCCCCTTGGGTGACCGGGTGGTCAACGTTGTCCTGGATCTCCTTCAGGGCTTCCCTGAATTGGTAGATGGGGTACTTCGACAAGATGAGTTTGGCAACACGAAGATCACTCTCACTCCATACTAAGGACATTGGCGCTCCGTCTTGGGGTTTGGTCACGTGCGCGTGAGCGCGCACGTACGTAGATGAAACTGTCGTATTGATTAGAGGTTCATCGACGAATTTCACACTCCCAAATGAAAAAGGGCTCGTCGGATGTTCCGACGAGCCCTTACACCGACCCGAAATCGTAATCGTCAGATTACGTGGGGTTACTGTCCAGATATTTCAGCCATTTGCAGAGACCCTCGGAAACGTACTTTTCGAGGGCGCAGAGACCCTCGGCGGCGCTGCCGGTGTCCCAGAGGAGAGCCGAGCCGACTCGAGCGATGTCATCGGCATCGTCCGGATCTGCCTGCCATGATTCGGGAACCCATTCGATGGCGGGACCTACGACGGCCGGAACTCCTTCGGAAACCGCGTCGGCCGTCACTATGTTAAAAGTTTCTGTGAATGAGGCTTGAACGACGAGGTCCATATGGGAGACGGTCAGTCGGAACTGGCTCCACTCTTCCCATGGAACCTGAACAATCTTCGCCCAGCGAAGATTGTTGAACATGTTGTTTAGCGCAAGCATGATGCTCTTGCTCTGAGGGTTCTCCGTGCGACCCGAATTCACGTAAAATTCGAGGTCGGAACCGCGTCGATTCGCCATCATGAGAGCGGCAGCGGCCGAGGTCGTGTGATTCTTCAACAGACGATGGGCGCCGAAGCAGCCGATGCGAAGGCTCCGATGATCATGGCTGACACCGGGCTTGCGGTTCTCGCGATCGACGTTGTAGAGATTCGGCAAGAGCAAGCATCGGCTCTTGTACGTACGATCGATGAACTGCTTGAGACGCAGCGTATTTGCCGAGACGGTGAGATTGAGTTGGACTTCTTGCAGGAGGAGCATATCCCGGAGAATCTTGATGGCGCCCGGCTCGACTTGGAGGAAGCCGATCTGACTGTGGCAACGGACGACGAAGTGGACGCTGGGGAACTCCGTGAGAAGCGTGGACATGTCCGGAGCTTTGATCCAGAAGGCCTCGACGATCGCGTGAGTTGGCATGTACTTCTGGAGTGCCTTGCGAACGGAGTCGATGTTCCAGACGGGCGCGATATCGCATCGGACCCCCGCCTTGCGGAGGACCTTGGCCGTGTGAAGGGCGTTGACACCGAGACCGCGATGGCACTTGCCGCCTTCGCTGTTGTAATCCTCGTAGTCTCCACCGTAGGACTTGAAGTCGCGGTAGAAGATGACGACGTGAGCCGTTTCCTTGGTGGGGGTGAGGTAGTGCATCCTGATTTCCTGGGTTGTGGTTGGGGTTCGTTCTTAGAGTACACCGTTCTCGACGCATCAAGACGAGGTTCTGTTACGTACCCTCAAAACTAAAGTGAACTATCCGTGGAGTTTCTGAAACCGACTCGCAACCTTCACGGTCAGCGGATCCAAAGAGGCTGTTTTCTCCAGGGTTCCATTGTCGAGGTAGGCGGCTTCCATTCCCGGATCAAGGCAATTAAATCGGATCATGTCGGCCTCGAGTCCTACCTCTTCCGCAGTGGCTTCGAGTGCCTTGAGGAACTCCCCTTGAAGGAGCTTCGTTCTTGATCGTTTTTGCCTTGGGAGTTCGGGACCCTCAGATCGAACCTGAGACAACTTGGAAGACATGATTCTATTGGCGTTGAACCCTCGGATATCACTCATATTGAGCTTGAATCCGCCCAGGTATTCGTTCACCATGTCCGCCGTCACGCGACCCGTGTCGTGTGCAAAGAGCTCGTCGTCCACATCCTCGACCGCTTCGTAGGCATCCGCCAAAGCTCTGACGATCGATGCGTTGGTGATGGGCTTGCGTTTCCCCTTGGCTCGGAAGTACGCCTCTCGATCATCGAGCTGGACGTTCTTCTTCCGCCAAGAGAAGACGGGGTCCTCGCTCGTCTCAGCCATGAGTCCGACCGCCAACGCGGTGAGAAAACGATTGGGATCGCTCGAGCGTAGGTCTCGCTTGACTTTGGCTTGAAGCGCTTCCATGGAGGATCGGACACGGCTCAGTCGTCGACTGCGAGACCGAAGCTGTCGCTCCTCACTGACAAGCCCTTTCGACCGGGCGCGGGCAACAACAAGGAACCTCATTCGGGCTCTTCTGTGGGTACGGGTTCAGGCGCCTCGGGAGCTTTACCCGTCTTGACAACACTCTTGAGCCACTCGGACGGTTCTGGTTTTAGATGACCAAGAATGTAGGTGGTCATCATCTCTGCAAAATACTCCATGTGGTTCTTACGGGCATAGTTCGTGGGGACCCAATCATGTAGATGGGTTTTGTAGTCACTCCGTCCTTCGCCACTCTTTATGAGGGAGGACAACTCTACGTAAACCGTATGCCTTTCTTCCTCAACCTTTTTGAGTTCCGCCTCTTTGGCTTCGTCTTTACCAGCATAGGTAAGGGAATCGACGGATTCAGGCACAATTAAGGGTCCAGGGCCTCGTCGGTAGATTTGCTGACGCTTGATATAAGCCTCTGGGGCGTCAATGACCTCCACGTTGACAGTGCGACTATCCGCCTTACCAACGATGCGACCCTTCACATGGTACTGCACACCATTGACCCACGTATCGTATTCAAATACCTGTCCCTTGCGTGGCAATGGCTTTCGCTTGTTTTGCTCCTCACTCAGTCGGGAATACGCTTCATTCAGAGCCTTCATTTTTCGGTTCAGAATGTCAACCTTGTTGCTTTTACCGGTCGACTTCTGACGAACAGCCCACATGTGCTTACTGATGATTGCTGAGTTATTAATTCCACCTGGCACCACCTTATCGTGGCAGTAGTGTCCAAGCTCATGAATGACCGTATGGATAAGTTTAGGATCCTCGTAGGACTTCGGTGCAAACTGAATGGTAGGAGGCACACTACCCATTGTGTAAAGTGCGCCGGCATGGGAAGCACCTCGCCCGCTTAGTACAGACGAAATATCGTGAACGATGGGGACACCAGCAGCGGCGTACATACGCTCCGCTTCCTCGAGCAAAGCACCCAGCTTGTCCACGTGTTCTTCGTGCTGCTTCAGATAAATCACCTTGAATCGACCAAACTTCTTCTCGAGAACTACGGACGCCGCATAGCGCTCAACGACTCGTTCGGCAGCCGTCTTCTTCTCTTCTTCTTCGGGGTCGGGCGGGTCGGGGTCGTGCCAGATCTTGTAGAGACCCATGATCTTGTTCTTTTTGCGGCCTTGTGGGACTGGACGAATCTCAATCATCGGGTGTCCACGATCATCGGCCCAAATGCGCTCGATGATGCCGTGCTTGTTCTTGTACTTCCCGAATACAATTTCGTCCCCGGGGGCGAAGAACCCCCTGGCGATCAAAACTCGTGCGGCAACTCTGGCTGAGATTGCGTCGGTCGGAGCGACGTCGTCGTAGATTACGTCCTCAAGACCGTCCTCCCCCGAGCATGCGCTCATGGGTTGGCTACGGCACCACTCGAGGGCGGCGATGCCCCACTCAGGATCAATATCGTTCATCCTTGATTCCATAGGGTGGTGGCTTCAGCACAATCGACATCAGGACAGAGATAAATGGCGTAGGCTGCCAAATCGTGAAGCCAGAACTTGCCCTCATCATGATTGTCGTACAGGTGGCACACAGCATCCCCGCCCGGCTTCTCCTTGATGGTAATAGCTAGCCTGGCATCCTTACCACATTTGAAGCACTTCGTAGTGGGGTCAAACTCGGCCTGGTACGTCAGCCCCGTACCAGCGGGACCGTACCCGACATCCAAACCGCCATGCTCGGCGGCATAGCGGGCAGCAACTTTGAGGGTGAGCTTACTCATAGTGGCTTTCTTTCGGATCAAGATGCGGTCACCACCACTATTCATCAATGCAATTTCAGGGTCCCCAAGACGGTTGGGGTGTTGGGCATAAAGAGAAACGGGGCGGTCTCCAATGATGAGCTTAACAGTAACAGTCCTATCCCCTGTCCGTTGATATACGTCGGCTACGGTAGCGCTCGAGTGAGCTGGAATGTTTAGTCCCCGAGAACCCTTCTCAACGAGCACACGATCTCTAGGCTTGAGAGAGAAGTCACCACGAATCTTGTTTGGGTCCTCATCCTGCTCAAAATGCTTTTCGTACTTTTTCTTTCGGAGTAGGATTTGGTAGGAGGTGGGCACGGGTTTCCCTGGCCGCAGGCGAATTCCAATCTTAGCTGTTTCGATCGCATCGTCCTTCGTCGGGGCGTCATTGACTATGACTCGATCATCATTGAGAATGACCTGCCACTTACCATCGGTCAGCCAAACCCGCACATCATGATCCAGAATGGAGCCCTGGTATAATTGCGGATTTATTTCTCGCAGGTCCACATCCTTCTTGGGTCGCTTCTCAACGTAATTTCTAGCCTCTTCCGTAGAGATTGGGTCCATCTGATGATTTGAGTGCACGACGAATAGGTCGACATCCTCAAGTCCGACAATCATCGAGCACCCTAGTCCAAAACAGCAAGCGGAGTCTTCCATGACCCCGGATTGATGAGGTGGCCCGTTCGGGTCAAAGGGCACCTTTGGATTCAAATGGTGAAATCGGACGCCCATTGCGTCCAAACGAGCGAGGAAGAGATCGTCTCCGTACCGTTTTCCCCTGAGTTTATTCCCTATTTCAATGACTTCCGTGATGTTGTGCCCCCAAGACGCTCCGTGAGTTCGTTCCGCCTTGGCTGAGTAAGTCCCGCCCGTAATCCTTCCCGTTCGCAGAATACGACTCAACTCCTCCCCATCAAAAATGCGATACATTTTCACCGGAGACTCAAACGTACCGACGATTTGATCTGTCATCGATGGGAATTGCTGACGAGCTTTATTCGTGGCGTCACGATCTATCGTAATTTTGATAGCATTCGCTGACTTCCACCTGCTCAAAACTCGAAATTCGATGCGATCCACACCTACCCAACCTATCGAAAGAGCACCGTTCCAGGGGGGAGAATAAGGGTAATGAGCCAATCAACGGCAGCTTCTCGATCGGCAAACTGCGGAAAGAAACGGGAGATACTCCCTACGTTAACTGTCTGCTCATCGAAGAGACGCACCGGGCACCCCGACTCGCACTGCCATGATGGTATCGTTTCCTTCCCATCGGCATCAGCGTGCCCCCTCCAGGCACCCGTACGAGTCGTTGCAGTGCCCTTCTGGGAGAACTGAGACGAGCTACCCCCTGGACCGTTCGGGTATCCCCTGTGACCGTCCACTCTAGTATAACCCGGCTTGCATTCTGGGGAGTGAACAAAGATTATATTTGGTGGCCATCTACCAAGGGGAGACGGTCCAGCAAATTCGGACTCCGTGCGGAAGTGACCAAGTTGTCCCCCATTCATAATGCCTGAAAACTTGTCGGACGTACGCACCGTCATCTTCACCGGCTCGTTGTGTCTGATCCTACATGCGTCGATTTGAAGTGCCCCGGTACCAGTCAATATGGCCTGATCGATGACCGTAGGCGACGTGAGAGTCTTCCTACAAAGCAAAATGCATTCAGTCGTGGGCCCAGGCTTCAACAGATGGATAGTATCATGAATATGGTGACCGTCCTTCCGCACTTGAATCGCACTGTCTTCGTCGCAATTGTAGACGAAAAAGTAAGCACCAGCGGAGAGGTCTAAGGGAGCCATTCAGAGCATACCCTGTAACATCATTGCCATCTGTTCCTTAGACCTGCGTTCCATGGCTTCATGAGTCTGATCATAATTGTAGGGCACAACCAAACCTGGAAGCAGAGGGGAGTTGCCCAGTGAGAGGGTAGTTTCTATTTCGACGATTTGGATTTTCGGGATACTGTAGGAATCACCCCTACACTCAAGTACAAGACTACCACTATTAAACGCTCGGACACGCATGCTGTCTGTAATTGAGTCCCGAAAAGCGAAGTATAACCCAGCTTTATGCTTCGTCAGAACGGTTGCAACGAAGTTGCCGAAATGATCGGAAATGTTGGCGCCGCCGGTGACCTGAACCACAAATCTCACTGGTCCCGCGAACGTGAGTAGCTCCAACGTTCCATCGATACCACCGTCCGCGCTCTTCTTTCCGCTATGACGACCTTTGATTTGGCGTACCACCCATCGCTCGAGAGCATGCGGGTCAGACTTGGCCAAGTAACGGGCGTCCTCGATGTCCGAGGGGTATACATTTTTTTCACAGCACGTGCCGAACTCTTTGTAGATCCTCTCAAAAGCGACTTTTGCGGATTTGTGGGTGAGTTCGAAGCCTAACCATTGACGTCGGAGTCTTTGTGCCGCAATGGCAGTCGTGCCACTTCCCAGAAAGGGGTCCAACACGAGATCTCCGGGATTGGAAAACATTTCGATCAAACGAGATATCAATCCCACAGGTTTCTGGCCTACGTAATTGGGGACCCTCTCCCTCGAGAAATATGACACGTACGGTATGTCAGTCCACAGATCCTGTACCACCACCCCCTTGTGCTCATCCAAGAACCGTTTAATTCTGACTACACCTTTAGGTCGTTTTGGATCCTGAAGTCGACCAAGTCGATCAAGCTCCTCCATTCTCTCTTTAGAGAATCTCCATTGCCGAAAAACTCCCTTCCATTCGTAGGAGTACCCACCTCCATCGAGGCCATTGGCGGTAGGGTTATCTAAAGAGTACAATCGACCGTTATCATCCTTGTGTCGGTAGTGCCTCTTGATCCTTGCTTTCAGGCCTTCAGGAAGGTACTGGTTATAGGTGTAGGAATGAGACTTTGAGTAGATAAGGATCGTATCGTGCATTGCCCCAGGTCGATGTCCGTCACTGTGACCATTCGACCGTTTCCATACGATCTCAGAAACGAAATGGTCCGCTCCGAAAATAGCATCCAAAACCTCGCGCAAACGATGTGAGTACGTGGGACTACAATGGACCGCGATCGTACCAGTGGACGTGAGCACGCGATGACACTGGATCAATCTAGGCCCCATCCGAAAGATATAGGCCAAAGAGTCCGGATCGGCGCATTGACGTATGTGTTCGTAATAGCTCCACAAGCGAATTTCAACCGGGCTCTTGTTGACTTTCTCTTCGAATTCGCGGTAGTCCCTCATATCCGATTCCGACCACGACCACGTGTCTTGGTACGCTTTCTCGTGGGCTTCGCTATCATCGATGAGGTTGTGCCTTTTCCCTTTTCCGAATGGGGGATCCGCATAAATGAACTGGATAGTTAACGCATCCAACTCTTCTAACAGAAGTAAGTTGTCACCTGTTTTGATCATAAGTTGTTCCCATACACCGACGGTGCCCGCTCGAATTCTTCAATGAGGTACTCAATCACGGCGTAGGGATTACCCGTGTTGGGGTGCAGGGTAATGTTGAAGCCGGCCGCCTTCGTATGCCCGCCGCCCCCGTATAACTTGGCGAGCGCCGAACAATTGTACGTTGTGCGACTCCGTGTAGAAACAACCATCTTGGTGACCCGACCTTGATCGGTATCCTCCTCGAAGAAGCTAAATCCTGCCGCAAGGTCAGCGTCCGAACCGATATACTCCGCTACGCTGCTTGACTTCGTGGACCCCTCGAAGATTGCGACGCGAGTTCCCCGACTCGTAGTAAAGCGACGGGCCCCTTTCACCGTTTTTTCCGTGGATTGGTCATCTTTTTCAATGAGTACCTCCCCCACCCACTGAAATTGGGCTCGCCAGTTCTCACTAATGTCAGAAAGGTACATCTTCGACCAACGTTCCCACGGCATGAAAGACAGAACCTCTTTTTGAGCTCGAGCTTCCTCCCAAAATGGCGATTGCCGTTGCCAGGTATCGTAGACTCCAGCCAACATGGCAAAGCGTTCGGCGAACAAGGACAGCCGATCAAATGAAGCCACGTGAATACAGGGGTCATCACGACGATAACCCCTCAAAACTTTCCAAACTTCACGGAAGGCGAGCGTTGCCCCACACACTCCTGGGTTTTCCAACTCATCAGCAAACACTCCCCGGTTCCCGAACTTGGCAACCGTCTCCTTTGCCGACTTGTGGTGGTCGAGCACGATGGCGCCCGCGTCAACGAACTCCTGTGCCCGTTCAGGTGGAGGAGAAAAGTCGACGAACAGCATCCCGGGTTCCGCTTTCATATTGCGGTACTCGTCGTTACCGTATTGGTGAAAGAGAATCTCTGCCGTAGGAATGGCGTCGTGGATCAAAATCGCAGAGGCCTTGCCATCTGCACAGTTGTCGTGACTGATGACAACTTTGATACCGCTGAGGTCTAGGGTCATACCCCCTATCTACACCGACCTGGCCTCAATCCCGACGACGAAAGGCCTTCCAAACCTCGACAACGTCACTCCCGAACATCTTCGACGGAGTTCGAAGTGTAAGCCACTGCTCCGTGAAGAGACCGCCTGCCGAATACAATGCGAGCGGTTGAATACTCTGATGGCTGACGATATCGCCACTTTCCGTAACCTGCTCTTGCTCTATGCGATCGGCGTAGTAGAATCCAGCCGACAATCCGTACTGAATTGAGGGGTTTTTGTCAAACAGGTTACGGTAGATCTCGTACCGCTCCTCGGGGTAGTTGCACGGTTCAATCGAAAACAGGCTGATAAACGTGTTCGGTTTGAATGGGAGGTCCGTGTTCAGGTTGATTTTGCGATAATCGCCCTGAATGGTGTTTGCGCCGCGAGGCTCCAAGTCGATGCCTACGTACTTTGACCAGCTCCCATACTTCCAGAACTCCCCCAGACCGCAACCCAAGTCTACAACCTCAAGCCTATCCGGCCAGGATAGATTGCGGAACCACTTGAAAGCCGTGCTGTGACTCTCGCGAACCGAGTACTCTTCCAGGTACTCGGCATAGGCTTTGAAAAAGTCACTATCGTATGCCATGATTCAGTTACTCCTCGGGATGAAATGGGACTGCTTTGCCCGAATCCCATCGAACAGCTCATTTCTCAACTTCACGTCCACGATGGAGTCAATCTTGGCCCGGTTGACGCTATACCAACGGAGGAGCTCCTCGCGCGTCTTCATGGCATCGAGATCTGCCATGAACTGCTGAAAGAGGTCGGTCTCTCCGAACTCTTTGGGTGGAGCCTTGTACTTCTCCGCTTCGGAGCTCGTTGCGGATTCGGGTACTTCCTCGAGCTTCGACACAAGAACTGTGACATCAGCCGCGAGATCGAGACCTCGAAGAACGGCGTCACGTGAGGTGGCAGCGAGTTCTTTCTGCCCCAGAAATGTATGATTCATGTAGGCTCGAAGCGCGTCGAATGTCAGCATGAACGCCTCGAACTGAGCCTGGGTCTGAAGACCGGGCATCTGTTGGCGCAACTGTTGGAACATGAGCTGGTTCATACCCGAAACCTGGGGTGATGGGGGAACCGGCTGAGGTGGAACCGGCTGAGGGGGAACCGGCTGAGGGGGAACCGCCGCCTGCGGAGAATCGAGCTCGTCAAAGTTGACGACGTCCTTGAGTGCCTCCTTCACGACGCCCACGAGCTCGGGGTTCTCCGTGCCTGCCATGCGAAGGATCTCCGCTGCGGCCTGCTCGGCGGCTTTACGGAATGCTTCCTCACCGAACTTCTCTCGAATGGGGTTTAATCGGTTAATGATTGCATCAACGATCGGATGGGTCATGTTGGAACCTCAAGAGGGCTTGCCCCCGGCTTTGGACACCATCCTCGCTTGAACGGCGTCGGCGATACGTTCAGCCTGACTTACACCAGCAGCTCGTAGGTAAAGCTGCAACATTCCCTTGTAGAGCTGAGATCCCTGCACTTTGCTCGTAACGATCTTCCAACAGGCCTTGCAGTAGGTCGTTGTGTCGGGCGCAGGTTTACCAGTAGCTGAAGCAACCAGCAACTTCTCCTCAGACGTAAGAGTGAGGGTTTGGAAAGCTTCCTTGTCCCGGTGGCAAACGCAGCACTTCATGTGTTTTCAACGTAGTCTTTAAAGATGGCCATGTCTGCCCCGTCCAAGTCATATTCCCCGTTGGATATCTTTTCCCCCACGAGAACCGCCACACTGAGGGGCATGATGATGGTCGTGATTCCGTGCTTGCGTATCGCACGATTCACTCGACTGTGAAACTCCTCGGTCACATCCCTTTTATTGACGATTTCTGACTCAAGAATTCGATGGGGATGGCAATTGTAGGGATCCCCCGTGGAGTACGTAACTCGACATTGAAAAGGCCGTGCATTGTAAACCGTGCATTTCTTAGTCCCCTCATCGAGCAAGGGGCACGGAATCATACTGAGCAGCCAAACTTCGTAGGACGCATCCCTCACCTTGCTCGCGTGTTCCTCAAAGGTAGCCTTTAGGCTGGGCGTCCAGCGTCCCCTGGATACGAGGTTTTTATATAGAAGCATGCCCTCGACCACGGTCAAATGGACGGGGTGGTAGCAGCAATTCGAACACCCAGAACGACAAGACACAGTGAGGCCCTCGTCGTGAGCCGTGTTGCGTACTAACGCCTCAAAGTTGGATGCTACCTCAATCTCGGCCGAATACACTTGAGAAAGACTGATCTCAGCAATGACTGGGAGTTTGCGGGACATCAGGTATCCTCGTCATCTTTGAGCAAATGATCGAATACCGTTTTCACTTCGGCAACTTTCACCCTACCGAACCTTGAGGAGGCGGCCCTAATGGAGACGTTCCTGAAGTTCTTTGGCACAATGACGCTCGTGCTGCCCCTCGTGTAAGTAAGAACAATTCGGTCAAGATGCCGCAACCTTAGCTTGGGATTCAGGTAGAGAGTTCCGCCGCTCCTCTCAGGTTCACCAAGGAGCCAATCCTGAAAGATTCGAAGCGGTACGGGTGTCTCAAGAAGATTTGTAGGATGGGCCACAGAAGTAAGGTCACCCCACTTATAGGAGCGATGGGGCAACACGATAAAGGGCCACTGTTCAAACGGGTTGAACTCAACCTTGTACTTTGGATCATCCGATTGGACAATCAACACAGTGTCATCCTTGTCCAAGAGGAGAGTGCTATCGTCCGAGTTGACCTGGACTACGACATACCAGGTCCCATCACACGTTACGATGTCACCGCGGTTCATCAGTTGGCCGGAAGAACGCCCGCGTCTCGAAGGATCTCGTCCGTATTGTTGAGCTGGGGAACTCCGTTTCGCAGCACTTCTGCCGTGGCGGTCGCACGGACACGGTAGTATCCACGACCTTTGGACGGTACCCGCTCGAAGGTCTCGCTGAATGAGGAAAGCAGATACGCAATGTACGCTCTCGGATTGCTCGAATTGGGAAGCCAATCTCGAACCTTCAGGTCCTCGTAGATACTGAGGGCGTTCATAATGTTCGTCCCCATTACCGTAACCATGGCGTCGCGAATCTTCGGACGCCTTCCGTCCGCCACTTCACGGCGACCAACGGCGGCTCGATTGTTATTCGGGGGCTTGGAAGGCTTTGAGGAGGGGGCCGAGACTGTACGAGCGGTTGGAACAGCCTCGCTAACGACGGGCCGCCTAGAGGGCTCTGGCTCTGTACCGAAGATCGAATCGAACTTCTCAATCTTCAATCTAAGATGGTCCAGTTGGGCTGACTCATCCGCATATAGGGCGTCCAGCTCATCCTTTTGCTTTTGAATCTCCGAGAGCTTGTCCTGATGTCCCTGCAATTCTCTTTCGAGACGGCTCCGTAGCTCTTCTTCAATTTTGAGGGTTAGGGACATACCACATCTCCATTTTAACTTGGGGGTACACTTACCTATACACCGCCCAACAGAGTTTGAAGTACCCGAAGATGCCTTTTATCAAGGTTGCCCGCCTTGATATTCGTGAAATTGCAGGCTTTCACCTGGTAACAAGTAGCTTCTACCCCCGGTCCAGCCTTCAAACCATCGCAATTTTCACACCTAGATGTCCCGAAGTTCAACCGAAACCTGAATTGGGCCGCCTCATGCTGAACCTCGCGGTAGTGCCTAATGAGCTCTTCCGCTGCCCTGTATACCCTCGTGGCGTCTCCTGTTTTGAAAGACTCTAATAGGTTTTCGGCTAGGTCTTCTTGGTCGGGAACTCCCGTTGAAGGTCCACCGGACAGATGATCCCCTGTCTTCGTAGATACTGTTCGACCCGTCCCTCCGCGTTCGCCGCCATCAGTCCCGACAACCTCGGATCCTTCGTCTTCTCGGCGAGATCGATTGCCGACCTCATGAGGCTCTGCCATTCGTCGTGGGTTTTGGCCGCTCGAATGGTGGATTTTTTGCCGGGAAGGGACTTCAGACGAGGGCGGTTGACCATGACTCACGATTCCTCTTTAGATTGAGCCTCTGCTTGTGCTTTCAGCATGAGACCACGAGAGATAGCATAAAGAGCATCGTATTCGAAGCAGTATTGCTTCTCGAGCTCCTGGGCTTCCTCAAGGGGGTCCGATGGTTCGGATTTCGTGTGGTGATTGATAACGAACTTGGGCTTGTAAGCACCCTTGATCTCCATCACCATTCGCAGAAATACCGCCCGTTGTCGCCGAACCTGGTAGTCGAGATTGTCGAGCTCTTCTAGTACTTGAACGACGGCAGTTTGCGTGTCATCGATGGCGGGACGAAGACCTTTGAGAGAACCCACGGCCTTTGCGAGCTCGGGTGTCTTTGCGAGCTCCCTTGCTTGAGCTCGTCGCATCTTTCTGCCTAAACTCATCTGTAATCTCCATTTCAACTGCAAATGTCAGTCGTCGTCTACACAATCCTCAGTCCGTTTGGGCTGGGGAGTTGGTGGGTTCCCAGCGAAGGTATCGTAAAACGGATAGGACCCTTTGGTCCTAGACCGATTGAGATAGGCCTGTTCCATATCCACGAGTTCTTGCGTCGGCAGTCTGGTCACATTACACGCGAGATACTGGAGGTACGGATCAGATGTAACTCGCTTCAGATCTTTTGCCGCCCGCCAATCGTGCTCCAGAGAATAAATGATCTGGTAGGCGCTCATCGTATCGAGCAGACAGATTCCGGGACGTGCGTCGTCTCCTGGAAATGGGCCCCGTTCGACCCAAACGTTGTTTTTCGTATCCCTGTCGCACTTCGTGCATTCCCCATGTAGACCGCACCCACACGGGGAAGCCTGACATCGAGAGCACGGAGGTGTGAGGTCGTTACTGTTTCCCATGCTACAGACTTTTCAAAAGGAACAACTGACTGGTCTCGTGTCCAGCCTCGCATTTTACGGTCACCCGAGAGAAATGGGCGGGTTTACGGCGACGCCGTGTGTGCTTCACATGCGCAATTGAGGACTCACAAATGAGGCATTTCTCGGGAATATGTGAGATAACTTCCGAGTAGACCTCAATAGGAATAGACTTAGCGATCTCCGCATCCGAAAGATCGTCGGAGTCCTCATCAGGTATCGCTAGCGGTTTGAGTGCCATTTTTCCAATACCCGGTCGAAGCAATACTTGAAGCAAGTGTCCCACCCCCCACCATGAGAGGCGGTAGAATTGCCATTTTTCGTGTACTCAATCGCCTGACGAATGGCCCTCTCCGACTCCCAAACAGCAATCCAACTAAGGGCATCGCTAAGTGTCGGTTCCCGGCACGCACGAGCGACAGCTTCGTCGATCTTCATGGTATCACCACAAGACCCTTCGTGGAGTTCGACTTCTTCGGGGACAAGGACTTGTCCGAGGCATAACAGTAGCCACAAGATAGGGTGCACGATTCGTTGAAAGTGAACGGGTCGACCATGATGGCACAGCCACATGATTCGGATTGGGGTTTTGGCTCACCCTCGCAGGGAACACATACGCCAGCGGATAGATTTTGCTGGGCCCCCAGGCCATCCAGGGAGTCCTTGTAAACGTTGCAGAGGCGAACCCTTATACGGTAGGCATCCGCAATCTGAGCCAATTCTCGCATGATTTGGAGACATTCCGTGGCGCTTCGGGTCTCTGGAATCATGTCGTTTGGTTGTAAAAAGGACAAATAGACGGAGTTCGTCTTCCCTGTCATCCGAGAGGCAATGGACTCGAAACGTTGGTACAAGCTTCGAACCGAGCTTAGAATCGGAACGGGCGAGAACCGCCATGAAAGGTTCTCTCTGCCCACAAGATCCGAGAGGTTCGAAGCCCACTGCGTCGCGGTTTCGATGTTGGGCGCTCCCCGTTCCACTTCCTCCCAACCCGTAATCGTCACGTGAACCTTGACCTTGTAGGCGGACAGTAAAGCGTAATCGGCGACCAAGTTCTTCGGGACTTTGGTCCAAAAAACCAGGCTGTGCGTTTCTTCTGGCGCTAAAGACCACCAGTCGGGAACGCCCGTGCGAACGTCGAATGCTTGCATTTTCCCAGAGAGCAGACTCGCCCGAAACCAATCCCATTTAGCTCCCGGGACATCGGTCCACCGCGAAAGGCTGTAAGGTACAACCTCAGCTCTACCAGAACGAAGAATCGGGGTCATCCCTCAGAAGATACACCAGCGGCGTCTTCGAGGGCTTCCCTAATCGTATCCGGATCCAAATCTTTGAGTGCTTTCGCCGAAATGGCGGCGATGAGAGCCTGAAAAACCTCATCCTGAGTGGGGGGCCGGTCGTCTTTCGACGCGAGGCGCTCCATGAGCTTTGAGACCAGCTCGACCGAGTGGTGACCGATCTCCCCAAACTCGTGTAGAGTGGGTAGGTGCTGTAGGTGCTTCGTGACCGCTTTGACCGCGATCTTCTTTGCGGTAGAGCTAACGAACGAGCTCATCACGCCCTTCGTGATGGCAACGGCGCCCGCTCCAAGACCGAACCCCGCCCCTAAGGCCCCTGAAACTGCCGCAACCGTACAGTGGATGGCCACTTCCCGTATGGCGTGCTTTTGCTTCTTGGAGACTTCCTTGCCGGTCATCCAAGCATGGATGCCCTCGCCCGCCTCCTTGAACTCCTTGACCTCATGTTTGGCTACATTGTAGGCACTCTCGACGTATTTCATCGGGGCGCTCAGAATCGACTTGTGCGCCTTGAGTAGAGTTTCTCGACGATGATCCTCATCATCAACGAATTTTTTGACGGTCGACGGGGTCTTGTGGAGGAACTCCTGGGCCTTCGAGGACAGACTCTTTGCCAGGTCCTTCCAAGTCAACTTAGGCCCGGCACCGTGTTCGTGCTCATCGTGCTCGACACCGTGACCTCCGTCCGTCTTCTTTTCAGAAATCTCCCCCGGCTTCTTGACCGTATGATTTTTCGGGTCCGCCTTGGGATGTTCGTGCAGGTAGTCCTTCAGCGCCTTTGGAGTCGGAAACTCGAAGGCGAGCTGGTAACGAGCCGCCACACGCAGACTCAACACGTCCCTACGCATTTCAGACCTTGGTGTACTTTTTAGCGAAATGCATGAGGTGGTCGTTGACGAACTCTTCAGTGTCGATGTTCCTGTAATCGGACGACCACATGGAACGGGCCTCTCCGAAGTTGTTCACCTTAGGGCCGGCCGAGTAGTAAATGGCCTGCGGCTTGAACCAGAATCGGAAGTCTCCGTGGGGCGACACGGCGTACGGGATTTTCAGGTGATCGGTAACCCTCCAGCCCTTGGCCTTAAGTGATGCGAAAATCGCGTCCTGAGCCTGCTTGAAGGTCTTCTTTGCTTTGACCCGAGGCTTCTTCTCCCTCAGGGGATACGCGTCTACCTTCGGTCCTGGCTTCAGTCCCACTTGACGCATATAGTCCAAATTGATGATATCAGGTAGCTCATCGCAAAGGTCGAAGATGTCCTTGAAAACGTTCGTAACCTCGTGAGACTCAGAGGCGACCCGAGCGAAAAGCTGGCGCTGACCCTGAAGAAGCCTCTCGAGCTCGGTCAGATAGGTGCGAACCGAGTGAAGAGCTTCCTTGACCTCTTCACCCTCGAGCGTGGTGGCGTGTGAGAATCCTCGTAGCGCATGCCCCTCGATCTCTTTTGCTCGATGTTGCTCTTTGGCGGGAAGGTCGTTGACGAAGGGTTCTAGGCTCATGATGAGATCACGAAACGTATCCGTGGCCTGAGGACCGGTCCTAATGTTCCAGGTCTTTGCCTTTTTCCCTTTTTTCTTATCCTCTAGCTGAAGCGTAACAATGGCTTGTTTGGCAATCCGCTCGGGATCCATACTATGCTCGTCCCGAAGTTCGCGAAGGTCACCGACAAGACGATAGTACGTCGACGTAAACGAGGCTTCACGTCCCATCGCCAATCGCACGGCGGCAACCGCTTCGGGGTCCTTATCGGGGAATCGAGACGAAGCCTCTGGGGCTGGGGGCGACAAATCGTCCGTCTTCAAGAGCTCGTTTTGGACTTGGTCGGCTTCCTTTTTTCCGCCCGGCTTGTCACCCTTGTTCTTCATCGACCAAGCAAGTGCCCACGGGTTATCGATCTCATCGTGTTTTTTCATCTTTTTGACGGTATTCTCCCACCCAGGAGGGGCTACCGCGAGGTGTTCGTCAAGAAGCGGATCTTGCGCCATGGGCCCGGGACGGCTGATTGACGCCTCTTCCTCTTGAGTTTGGGCGATTCGTTGAGCAACACGAAGAGCTAGCTTGTCCATGGGTTACACCACCCAATCAATAAGTGGACTAGAGAAGTAACCCGGCCTCATCCAGAGCCATATACACGGCTTTCAAAATCTTGGCCTTACTTTGAGGGTTCATGTAGTCCCGAACCTTCTTCCAAGTTTCACTGAGGTCCACGACGGCTTCTACGAATTGGTGAGGTCTCCCCTTGTACTGCTTTCGCAGGAGGTAGCGGTTCGCGATGTCGAGGCATTGCGAAACAATCTGCTGCATGTACGCCCGCACCTCATGGGCTTGGTTGAAGTATGCGTTGCGCTCTTCTGGGCTCTCCTTAGGGTCCACAATCTCGTGGGGGAGAAAGCGACCTTCGGCCGCATGGGTTAACTCGTGAATGAGCACCTTGAAAATATCCGCTGAGACTAGGGGCTGATTTTCAGGATCCGCAAAGTCCCCGAATGTTTTCGAGCCGTTAATGTGCACCCATATTTCTCGTTTGACAACCGAGTACATCCCACCCACGGTAAAGGAAGTCGACTTGCTAAGAGTGCTTTCGAATAGAACCGGAATGGTGATGAAGTCGCCCCCGATTACCCAGACGCTGGTTTCCTGATTGTCGAAGATTTTGGCATGGCGACCGACAACCTGTTCCGACGGGAAATGAGCCGTGTATTTTGTGATGTAGTGGGCTATACGGTCGGAATCTCTCTTAATCGCCCCGTGGTCGAGAGGAATTGGCCGGGCTTGAATAAACCTGGCAGCGACTCGGAGCGTGAGAACGTCCACAAGAACGCTACCCTATAGAAGGGCTAACCGTGAGTCAACAAACGTTCGGTGCGGGTGACGACGGCTTCCCCCCTCGCGCAAATGGACTCAGCGGTAATCCGCAATCCGGTCGCATCCCCTTCGCTGGGAAGGTTGTACGCATAAGGTGCGAGGGTCTCCTCCACGATGGATCGCAACGACCGTGCGCCCGTCGGCCGCTTCTTTGCCTCCCGGCCGATCGCCAACAACGCTTCGTTGTCGAACTCGAGCGCAATGTCATCCATAGCGAACAGGGCCTTGTATTGCTTCACGATTGCGTTTTCCGGTTCCGTGAGGACTCGAACCATATCCTCCTCGCTAAGCTCGTACGTTGAGGTGAGGATCGGCAGACGCCCTAAAAGCTCTGGGATGTAACCGAACTCAAGGACGTCGTCCGGAACAACCGTTCGGTATGCTTCGTCTAAGGAGAGCCTCTTTTTTTCGTTGGATTGGGAACCGAAACCCAGTCGGGACGCCTTGTTTACACGACGGTCAACGATTTCCTCGATGCCAGCAAAAGACCCAGCAAAGACGAATAAGATGTTCGTTGTGTCGATGACGTCGACATTGGAGCGAACTGTTCCGTCGGCGCCCACAGTCGTCACGGACGCGTTCTTTCCCATTCCTCGGGTGACGGGCACCTTGCACCCCTCAATGATGCGTAGGAGCCCCTGCTGGACGCCCTCGCCCGTGATGTCTCGATAACCCGACGCGGAACGCCCGCTCTTGCGAGCTATCTTGTCCGCCTCGTCACAAAGAATGATCCCCCACTCGGCGCGGGCCACGTCTCCGCTCGCGTCCTGAATGAGACCCCGAAGCATGTCGTCGGCGTCATCCCCGACGTACCCCTGTTGCGTCAAACGAGAGCAGTCCTGGACGTAGAACGGAACCTTGAGGAGTCGGCTAATGGCGCGAAACGTTTCGGTCTTGCCGGATCCTGTCGGTCCGAGAACGAGCATGTTCGATTTTTGGATCGCTACACCCCCGGACTTGAGCATCTTCGATGCTTCGCGCCTCTTGAAGTGGTGGTAAACTGCCGTTGCGACGGTCGTCTTGAGCCGATCCTGGGAGATGATGTGCCGATCAAGGTACGCCTTGATTTCCTTAGGTTTACCCAGGGCAACCTCGCCCCTCTTTTCCCTCGTGATTTCCTTCAAAAAGATCTCCGAGGACCCCTTAGCACAATCGGCACAAATGTAGGTGCCTTCCTCTTGTCCCTTGATGAGCCGTCCGTCGGGGACCTCGTTCTTTGCGTGGAGGCAGAAAGAACAATGCTGGTCGGTGGTGGGCATCTCTTCTTACTTACACCGGAAAGACGACCAATCGTTGACCTATCGCCTCACTCGATGCCCTCGCCCGCAAGAGCCTTGCTCTTGATCTCGCTCGCGAGCTGCTTTTTCAGAGCCTCAACCTCCTCCGAAACCATCACTGACTTAGCTAGGTGTTTAGCTCTGTACTCTTCTCCATCCATGATGGCCCGAAAGTAAGCCTTGGCGATGATGGTCTCGAAGGAATCGTCGGGGAGTTTGGCAACGAGACGCGCCGCCGCCTGGCGAACCTCGGGTCCGCTCAGGATGGTGAGCCGCTCGGCAACTCGGGCTGCAACTCGATCGGCGATGCTCACTTCTTCAGCTCCGCGTACACGATGCAATCTTCGGACCATTTGAGTCCGTCACAATGAACTTTACCACTTTTTTCGATGACGCAAACGCCACCCTCACCAAAATCGTTGTTTGCTTCCTTTCCCCACACGTTGGAGACAGCGAGTGCCGTTTGATTCTCTTCCACAAAGTCCATCCATCCGTTGGCAGGCACACCCCCGTCACCCCAGGCACTAACCATTAGAACCAGATCCGCATCCCCAGGTTCATAAAAGCTGTTCCATTTGTCGTCTTTTTTGTCCCTTACGTCACGGCAAATAAGCAGACCAATCTTCCACTGTTCCCCATCTATTGTCGTGCGAATTACGGGAGGGTTGCTTTGGCCCCGACCGGCCCAAATGTAATCGTTACCAAAAGGGCAAATCTTTCGATAACTTTCATGGTATCCGTCCGGACCAATGAAGACCTGCGAATTGTAGAGCTTGTTGGTACCCAAATCGACCTCAACGAAGCCGAAAGTAATGGTCACCTGAAGATTGCGAGAGATTGACAATGCTCGACCCATCATTGTACACGGGCTTACCCCGTTCCAATCGTCTAACCACTGGGGACTCTCTGCGAACGGGCGAGCCTCCTCCTCTGACATGAAAGAGTACCCGGTAGTCGCCAACTCAGGAGCGCATATTACTTTTGCCCCGTTCCTCGCTGCCTCAACAATCAGTGCGGACAACCGCTCGATGTTGCCCTTCTTATCCTTGAACGTAGGCTTGAATTGTATTACGGCGACACGCATTTGGAGGCCCACCTTTTTTCCCACCTAGAGTCCCTGTTGCCATCCCTTATCTCTTTGAACGTTTTACCATAGACTTTTTGGAAACGTCCGACCTCCAGGAACATAGGACCTAACTTTTTTCTCTCTTTCATGTACTCCATTTGGGTCATATGCTGAATAGCATCTCTCAAGGTAGCTTCATCTACGGGGACCACTCCACGGCGGTGACCATCTCGAATCTCCTGGAATGTCTTGCCGTACAGGTCTACAAACAGCGCAGCCTTTGGAAATTGAAGACCCCAATCTCTTTTCTTGACTTCGTACTCATCTACTTTGAGTCCCTGGATGAGATGACGCAGCTCATTCTCGGATGCCCATTCTCCACGCCTAGCCAAATGGGGGTACCAACGAACGGCGGACCCTTTCTTACCTAACACACCCATTTGAGTTCGAAGTGTCTGATCATTCCTATGCTTTTCTCTCATGATTGCCGAATGTCGCACCCCATGCTGAACCGCTGCTAGTGGGTTCTTTCGATAGTACTCCCTCATAACGAATGATTGGTGTTCTCTTACACTGGGATCGGACAACCGCCTCTTTTGTGCTTTAGAAATCTTTATTTTGTACGACGAGGTTCGTTCATACCCGGCCTCACCGCCGCTTGTACAGTTGTACCCAACGCCAGAAGTGGTACTGTTCAACTTCTCCACCCACTTAGATTCCCCTAGGCACAACGCTTCTTGATCGGAGCATTGTTCTAACTCTTCGATCGTAAAGGCACCCGGGCCGTACTTACGAATAGCTCGGTGAAAGGGTACTTGAGACCCCCCACGCGAAGCCGCTTTGTGACGGTTCCAACGAGTCTTGAGGGTGCACACTGTCTGTCCAATGTAAACCTTCCCGTTCACCGTATTGGTAACCAGGTAGACTACTCCGTAAGGTCGATTGGGTGACACTTCCACTTCCACATCCAGGTACAACCCATAGAAAGAACTACGCGAATTGAGCTTGCCAGCCCTCCGTTCGGGGGCCCTGGTACTTGCGGTGGTGCCGCGCCATCGGAACCTGGTGCATTGCCGTCCCAGGTACCCTTCCGTTCTTTCCGCTCACCTCTCGAAGTAGGTACGTTCCAGGACTTGCGCTGATGTTTGAGCGCCCTTCTCTAAGGAGGCGGTCAAGTACGGGAAACGGGTTGATGACGTCGGATTGGAACCTTACGAACGATTTGCCACCGATCTGAATGATGTCAAGCGTATCGAGCCTTCGGAAACGACTCCGCAACTCGTCAGCAATATGTAGGACGAGAGCGGCCAGTTGATGGGGTGTCTCACCTGGTCGTAATTGGACAGCGAAAAACGTATTGACCTCGGGCTCCATGGCTCATGTAAGACGCTCGTATCTCCGATGTATGAGTCGAGGGTCTTCCTCGTTAGTTGTTTCTGACACCAACTGAAATCCGTCAAGAAGATTAGGCGGGAAAGTTGTGACGATACTCCCCTTTTCAAGATTCTCCTTAGCCACCTCGGGGACCAAGGTCAAATCAATTTCGTCGATGCCTTCCCTGTGATCTTCGAGCGCCATGCGGTATACTTCACCGCCACCGGCTATCCAAACGTCTCCGGTTTCCCCCTCGAGCGGAACGATCGCGGAACGCATCGCTTTAACGAAGTCCTGGAAGTACTCGCACGAACCCGCGGGGTGCTTCGACTGAGGTTTGATCTGACGGGTGATGACGACCGTGCGCCTCCCCGGTAACGGCTTCGGAAGAGACTCCCACGTGAGCCGCCCCATGACCAGAACGCCGCCCATAGTGATCTTTTTGAACCGTTTGAAGTCAGCCTTGTAGTGCCAAGGCATATCACCGTCGACTCCAATCACACCATTCGGATCCGTCGCAGCGATGACTCTGATTGTACCCATAATGGTCTACCTACACCGGTTAGACTGCCACCTTAAACGAAATCGCAGGATAAGGATCATACCCCTCGAGCACGAAGTGGCTCATGACCTCGTCTGTCGTGAGCTTCGGATCCATGAGGGCCTCAATGTCCTGGAGATCTCGAAGGGTCGGATCGATAACGAGACGGGGAAGCGGTTTCGGCTCCCGAGCGATCTGTTGCATGAGACCTGGAATATGATCGAACTCGGCTTTGCTACCGTCGGGCTTCATCGTGTACACGTGCGCGTCAACGAGAGTGTGGCCGAAGATTCCAGGCTCAATGCCGCTGAACTGAGAAAAGAGGCTGAGAAGTAGGGCGTAGCTTGCGATGTTGTATGGCACCCCAAGTGCGACGTCGCATGATCTCTGCGTAAGGTGCAAACAGAGCCGCTGCTTGTCCCCGTATTCGGTGTCCCCATTTTTCATACTGTTGAACTTGACCCACGGATCGTTCTGCACGTTGAACATGAAAAGGCAATGACACGGAGGGAGCTTGCTCGTCTGAGCATTGCCGGGTGCCCATGCAGACACCACCATGCGACGGCTCATGGGGTTTCGCTTCAGTTCTTCCAACACCCAGCGGATCTGGTCGTTGAACTCTCCAATCGGTTCCGACCCCTCGGACGCCAAAGTGACGTCTTTTCCGTGTATGGGAAAATGCCTCCAGAAATTTCCATACGCGCTTGGAACTTTCCCGCTCTCGTCGGCCCACGCATCCCAGAACTTGCAGCCGTGCCGCTTGAGGATGTCAATGTTTGTTTGCCCAGAAAGGAACCATAACATCTCAATGACGATGTTCTTCCAGCTCACGGCCTTCGTAGTGAGCAAGGGAAATCCGTTCCTCAAGTCGACTTCGTAGTAGTACCCGAAAGTCGATATGGTGTCTACGCCCGTACGATTTTCCTTACGGGTGCCCTCGTGCAGAACGTGACGAACGAGGTCGAGGTATTGCTTCATGACCCCCTCTACACCTCTGAGAGACCGTGCTTGATCATCTTCCGAACGAAATCCGCTTGGCGAAGTTCCCTAACGCACAAGGTCGGGTCTGCCGGGTATGACTCTGCTATAGCCTGACATGAGTCACACACATTGATGTACGGTCTCTCGTACGTTGCTGGCTGATAACAGATTCCACACTTCGTGAGGAGTTCGGCCGCCATCTTGAGGTCATCTTTCAAGTTCTGAATTTGACGATGCGCCGAGAGGTCGTAGTGCCGCGTCCCCGAGAAGTTTTTGACCCGTTCAATAACGTGAGCCCAGTCACGTACTCGGTACTGCTCCTCAACCGGTATATTTCGTGTGTGAAAAGTCGGCCACACCATTGCGAGACCGTGCGGGTGATGTTCGTGCCAAGTGTAAACGTTCGACGGTTTGTCATCTAGGCAGATATCGGCGTCCACGAGATACTTGGCCGCCGTGTGAACTACGTGCTCATGCCGTTTGAACCCGAAGTGCTTCTCGAGCCACGCGTCTCGCTCGTAAACCCAATGCCGCGAATCGAATGGGGAGGTCACGACAAACAGATCGACGTGTCTGCGTAGCTCCTCGACGGCCTCCTGTGACCCGGCACGAATGGGTAGGGACCAGCAAAAGCCTTGAGACCCCGCGATTTCAAAGAGAATCTTGTTCTCCTCGGGGGTGAAGATATCGAACACGTCCCAAGACGTGCCAGGATGGTCGAAAAGGTCGATTTCCTTGTGGAGAACCTTTCGGGCAATATCGAGAATCGCCATTCGGTACTCATTAAGTACCTCATCCACGTCAATCCACATTCGTTTGCGGGGCTTCACACCCTATTCCTACACCGGGAATCTATCGCAAACGTTCTGGAATGTCCCCAAGGATACTCGATGGGATGAGGTCCCAATCACCTTTGGGTATAGCACGAACGTCCACCAGTAGGTAAGCGTACCCTTCCGTAAAATCGGGGGGAAGCTCTTTTCCCTCGGCCGGACGAATCAGACGCTTCTCAACGAGGTCCGTTAGAATCGCTTCCGTTTCCTTCAGATTCATCCCCAACCACAAGGAAATCTCCCCCAAAAGGGCCGGTCGGTGGCGATCCCTCAAGTACGACAGGGTTCTCAGCGCCAATTGGGACCAAAACGTCGGATTGAAGCTGCGGGGCACCGGTCGTATGGACATCCTGTAACAACCCCCCATAAAGAGAATCCTTTGGAAGCGGGGTGTGATCGTCCAGTATGTTGTACCGAATGAGCCTAACCCCGTTGGCACTGAGCTTGTTCTTGAACGCGTCAATGTCGTCGACGAATCCGTTGAAGGCGGTTTGTCCTCTCTCAAGTACCTCTCCCATCTCAGGAAGGGGTACTTCACCAGGGGACCAGACGACGAAGCTGTAGAACCGTTTCATCGTACTACTTCCGCGGCAAACACTGGAGTTGGCATATCCGTAAGAATGGTAGGCGTGGCCAAATCCGCACGCAGGTGGAGGTCATAATCCAACTGCGCCACAATCTCCCATCGATCGTGAATCTCTCGACTTGCGAGGCTGGTGTTTCTTACATCAAGTCGTCCGACCACTCCATTGAATCTCGTGACTGGCACTCCCTCGATGGGAATGGTCGTGATTCCCGTGTGCATCCCCCGTCGTAGGACCATCGACTCCTCAGGGGACGCAACCCAGATACCAGAGGGCAACTTGTCTCTTGAGCTCTGCGCAACGGCTGGCTTCAGGTCATGCATGAGGGAGCTGACGGTCAGGGCGATGTCTCGTGCCCATTGAGCAGCAATCGTGGACCTGTGGGACCCAGCGATGTTGAACAGCAGATTACGAGCTTTCGCATCTTGAAGGCCCAACTTGACCCTGGCGAACGACTGAAAACTCAAGTACGACGTCATTCCCGTGGTATCACCTTCCAAGGAAAGAAGATCTATAAATCGACGTAGACCACCGCTCACGAATGTGGGAATGAGACTAGGGAGAGCGGTTCGGAGTTCATCGACGATGAACGACCGCCCCTTGCGGGTTGTGGCAAGTAGGCGTCGATCCCCGAGTGCCTTGTCCTCATCGGTTTGGGCAAGACGAGAAGACAAGTCCCTGAGCAGAATCTCCTCTCTCTTTTTCTCGAACTTCCAACTGATGACAAGCGCCTCAACCTTGGGATTGATCCGTGGAAGCGGCTTCACCATCCTTCCACTCTCACGAGGGACATCAGGCGGCTGCCATATATCCTCTTCCGTGAGGGTGGCAATGGCTTTTCCTGTCTCTCGATCAATCAGCAGGACCTTATCTCCGATTTGCAGGTATTCGTCGGCTAGGTACCGTGCTACCTCCTGGAGATCCTCAACCGAGCCCTCCTGAAGCTCTGTGAGAGGCTCCAGTAGCTCGCGGGCGAGGTTAGTGGAAGCTTCCTCGCCCGACTGTCCAGCGTACTTTTCGAAGATCGATCGGAGAGCCCGGTTTCGCTGAACCTCGAACCTTGCGCCCAGCAACTGTTTGGACTTGGGAGAGGCCAGACTCGTTACATTGGGTAGGGTGAGGTCAGCCATAGGACACTCCCGGTTTCAAACGATTTTCAGGGCGGCGGGCGGCGGTGCGTTTTTCCGAGTGGGAGGGGCCGCGTAGCGTGCCCGAATCCCGTCGTCGGCTTTGTCGTCGTAACCGACCCATTCGATGAGTCCTTTGACCTCGTCGACCATCGTATTTGCGAGGCGCGGCTTCCGCTCGAGCGTCAAGTGTAGAACGTCGAAGCTGAGAGCTGAAAACTTCTTGTTGAAGCTTTCAGTCATCGCCGCCTTGATGGCCTGTTCGATCTCTCGACCGACCATCATGTTAGCGGCTTCCGCCAAAGCGTCAAGATCGAATCGTCGCGGGTCCTGCTTGTTCTTCGCCAAGTGAATCTTGAGGATTTCGATGCGATCCTTCTTTGAGGGGAGGTCGAAGAAGAATCGCTCATCCAGTCGGTTGATAAATTCGATGGGCAAAGACGCGAGGGAGTTCGCCGTCAGAGCGAGGCAGATGGGGGCCGTCGTTTCTTGCAGCCACGTCGAAAGGATACCGATCATACGGCTCGTCGTACCGCTATCGGTGTGATCGCTCGACTTGCCGCCAGCAAGGCTCTTTTCCGCCTCGTCAATCCAGACGATGCACGGGGAAACCTGCTCGATCATGCGGATAGCCTGGTAAACATTGGCTTCCGAAGCTCCCTGTTGAGACGAGCGTAGCTTACCCGTTTCGAGTTGGACAACGGGGAGACCCCAGGCAGTGCCCATCGCCTTGACGCTGAGGGACTTACCGCAACCCCAGACGCCGACGTTGAGAATTCCCTTTGGCGGGGTAAGGCCGAACTGTTTCCCCTCCGGAGACCACGCGGATGCCGTGCTGACGGCCCAATCCTTGAATCTCTGAACGCCGCCGAGCTGGTCGAATGTAAAATTGCTCGTGTCGACGTACTGAAGGAGTCCGGTTTGCTTGATCGCACGCTGGCGATAGGTCGTAATGATGTGCGGTTCGATTCGAAACCGTTTGGCCGGGTCCGGATCCTTCTTCGTGGTGACAACCGACTGGGAAATGGCGGCTGTGATCTCCCACGAGGTCATGCCTCGGAAGATCGAGATGTCGTCGGGAACGGGAACCTTGGTGCTCCCCATCGTCTTGTTGAGGTTGGCACACGTCTCCTGGATGAGGGTTTGAATCTCCTCGTCGGTCAGTCCCGTATCGTGAACGATCTCCATGTACCGAGAAAGCTTCTCAGGAATCGACCGGCGGGGACCGACGAAGATGAGGACCTTCACCGTATGGATATCGTTGTGCAGGCAGTGCACGATGTTGAGGATGCGCCGGGTAACGTGCTCGTCCTTGAAGAGCCGCTCGGGGTCCAGGAAGACGTAGAAGCTCTGATCGTTGTGCAGGTCTTCTCTGTAGATGCCTTCGAGAACCGAGTTGATTTCGAGCTTCTCCTTATTTACGGTGTGCTTGTGCGCCTCCCAGTCGGCGATGACGTCACTGATCTGGTGGAGACCCGTCGTGAAGTTGTAAACCCACGTTCGGGGAAGCCACTTCTTGTTCACCGTCGTCGATAGGTTCATGAGAAATCGATCCTCCTCGTCCGTGACGAAGTAGATCAACCGGGAAAGGGACTTGAGGTGCTTATCGAATTCGGGCGTCATGAGATACCCATACACCACAAAAGCGAAACGGCGCAGCCTAATTTAGGTGCGCCGCTCACGGCTTGGGACTGGGACCCCAGTCCCAATTGAGGGGTGATTGAGGTGGTGTTAGCCGACCTGGTAGATGATCTCGATGTCGCCCTCGGACGTGACGTTCCGGCTGTGGATCGAGGCGCCCTTTTGCTGAAGCGTCCAGAGATACGACTTCTCGGCGTAGTGCTGCTTGAGCGTATCGAAGTCGCTGTCGTGGAAGCTCATGTCGTCGCCTTCGATCTGGCCCGTGGTCAAATCGAGGATACCGGTCGAGCGGCCGACGGTGATCTCGTACTTGGTCTTCGAGTGTTCACGGACATGCGCTCCGCAGGAGGCGAAAGCCTGTACGGCAATCGAACGATCGGTGATGGTGGATTCGGTGGTTACTCGCTTGGACATGGTTCCCTCTTTCGATGATTCTAACGTGGTTTCGGTATTTCAGCCAGCCGAGGTGGTTTCCGTTTGGGGATCGCACTCCGGTCCGGTGTCCTCGTCGCTCAACTGGCGACCGAGACTGTTCGTGATGGTATACACCGTCGAACAAAGATGTTCCTGGCGATCGACAACTTCGGTGACGACTCGTCCGGCAGGCTTCTTCTTGATGGTAGCTTTGACAATCATTGGGGTCTCCTAATCGGTTCCGTAGCCGCTCTAGGTTTTCTATACACCGGGAGTCGAGCGGAATCGTACTTTTGATCCAGGACTCACGACCTTTTCGTTGGTCTTCTCCGGTTCAGCTACCTCCCAAGCGTCCTTCTTTTCCTGGGGGAGAACATTTCCCACCATACGGGGTCCCTGATCCGGAGTATTCAACGTTGGCAAACGGATGAGCTGAGAACGTTCGAGCTTTAGTGGATGAGCTGGGACTGGGAACGGTTCAGCTACGCCTTTCGTTTCAGTCTGAATAGAAGCGGGCTTGACCGCTTCCTTGTCGTTCAGATCTCGAGGATCCACCCACGAGGAGGTCCAAACCTCGGGCGCCGGACCAGGATCGATCATGAGGAACTTCTTCCCCGAAATAGTCTCGTAGCGTGAATCGCTAGGGTCCAGCCTCGGTGGATTGGCGAAAAGGTTCTCGTACCAGGAACCAACACGCTTTTCGAACTTGCTTTGACCAACTCGACTCCTCGTGCACTCCGTCTGCATGCATCGATCGCAGAAGGTCATCTTGAACTGGTCAAGAGGAACGTTCTGATCATTACACACCTTGAGAAGGTCACTTCTATTCGAGGGCATCGTTCCCTAACATAGCAATTTCATAAACACTTTGGGCTTAAGTTCTGCTCGTAAAGGTGTTGGGCGAAGCGCTCTGGATTGACCCGAATGTTCAAGCTAGCTGGAATAAGAACCTCTCCCGTACCAGCCAAAGTCAGACTGAGGACCTTATTTCCTGGAGCCTCCGCATCGTAGAGCTTTCCACAGATGCCAAGTAGATCGTCCAAGGTTTTCTGTGTGGCGTACACGATCTGTTGGTGAAATACGTCTCCTGATGTTGAGGCTGGCGGCGGTGTTGAGGCTGGCGGCGGTGTTGAAGCCCTAGAAGGAGTGACTGAGACAGGTGCTGGGGTCTCGGACATTGGTGAGGCGGAAGGAACGCTGGCAGCAATGATTTCCGCAACAACTTCAGGTTGTTTTTCTGTTGTTTCCACCGCCTCGTACCCGGGTCGAAAGAGTCCCTCGAGCCAAGGGGGAACCTTATGATATACCCGTTCCCCAACGAGGACTTCGAGCCCCTTGATCTTGTCCCCTTCCTTGTAAGGGCGTCCGTGAGTGAGCATTCCGTAGTCATATTCACCGCCCCAACTATCTCCGATTAACGGTTCGACGATGAGGGGCACCTTCCACTTGGGAGAGTGCGGCGGAACTGCCATCATCTTAGGGGAGGCCATCACACGAGTGATAACATCGAGTGCCTGCTGTACTCTAGAGTGTTTGATCTCGAAGACTATTTCGTCATGTACGGAGAGTAGCAGGCGAACCGAGTCATCCCCGTTCTGCCTCAACCACCCTAACCTGAAAAATTCCCTACAGAGGAGAACGAGGCTGATCTTCATGATGTCGGCGCCCGTTCCCTGAATAGGGAAGTTCGTCGACTTTCGTTCGCACCCAGCAACGACTTTTTTATCCATCGAGTCGATGTCAGGAATGGCGATCCATCGACCCAATGCTGTCCAGACGCCCTTGTCCCGCTTGACCTTCTGGTGCTGACCTTTGATCCAAGAGGCGAATGTCGGAACCGCTTTATCGAACGCCCCTTTTCTCCGTGTCGCCTCAAGCTTGTCGCAACCCGTTGCACGCATGATCGATGCAGGACCGCCCCCGTAAAGTAGGGCGAAGTTGGCAATTTTGCCCATCTTACGAAGTTCTTTTTTGCGGTCTTTATTGGCTTCGTCGTAGTCGGGAAAGAATGCCCTAGCTGTAATGGTGTGTAGGTCTCCGTCTCCCTCCAAAAACTCTTTGATCCAAACCTGCTCTCCGGACACGTTAGCGGCGATGCGGAGCTCTTCTCCCGCATAGTCCGCTTTGACCATTGTGTACCCCTCCCGAGCCTCAAAGCAGGTTCGCAGGGCGGAAGTCGCTGGAATGCCGTGAATGGGTATACCGGAAAAGCCTTGCGAAGGATCGCCCGCGGGAGCGCTAAAACGACCCGTTGCGGCGCCCGTCTGCTTGAACTGAAACCGCATCTCCGAATTGTCGTCGATGTTCCTCGACATGTTGCGAAGGTAGGTTGAGTCCATCTTCTCGTATCCGCGCCACTCAACGATCCAGAGAAGGATTTCAGGAAGATTGGCGTGCTCAGCTACGAGGCGCTCCAACGTGTCCGCATCCGTCTTGTACTGATTGCTCTTTTCGTTGCGGGGAGGTTTGCCCTCAGGCCAGTCCGCACTGGGCGGTACCGTGATATCCAAACCGCTCTTACTAAATAGGAATTCGCCAAGAGCCTTAGAGCTGGATGGATCAAAACTCACGAGACCCTTGGAGGCAGCGACCTCCTTGATCTTGGCAAGAATCTTGTCCTTCTCGGCAGTATTCGCCTCCAGAAGCTTTAGGATCTTGTCCTTGTTGACCCGAACCCTAGGTCGCTCCATCCAACGAACAGCGTTCGAACACTGCTTCTCGACTCGATACGTTCGATTGTACTTCGTGCTGCAAAGCCCCATGACGTCTTCGTGCTTGTCCGACTTCCTGGGTTTTCGGCAGAGAAGATACGTACAGATGGCGTCCGAACAGGCGTACTTGACGCAACCGGGCTCATCGGGATAGACGTTTTGGAACTTGATTTTGGAACCCTTGACGGGAAAGAGATCCTGAATCTCAATCATCTCGTAGGGGTTGCCCTTGTCGTCCCGCAGGAGTTCGAAAGCCTTCCACTTGAGACTGAGCCTCTTGTCGTCCGAATAGTATGTGTAGAAAGCGAGGTTGCCGTCCTCGAAGCTGTCGGGGTGCCACCAATCGATGCCCGTGACCGGAAAGAGGAATTCCTGGTCGAACTTCGCATTCCAGAAGTAAATGACAGGCTTCGGAGGCGCTGCCACTTCCTTGAAGGATAGAGGATCCTTCAGAAGCACGTCAGGCGTCTTCGGGACTGGCTGAGAGGCTTTGCAGAGCCGTGTGATCGCCGCCTCCGCCTTCTCAACGGGTAGATTGATCTCACACGGGCGACCGTCCGTGACGTGCCTTATCGGAGCGTAGTAGCCCGTCAACCCATCGTACGTGAGACAGAAACCAACGATCTTATGTTTCGTGTAAGGTTTGTCATTCGCATCGTAATAGATGCGGTTATCGAGCCCCTCGGTTTCCAAGTCGAGGGCACACTCCCCAGCCGCAATCGCACTATCGACAATGCTTTCAAGTTCCTCGATCGTTTTAACGAGGTTGAACTTGTGGTTATCCATCCAAGGGCGATGAATGTTCGTCGGACTGCTAGAGCTAGCCTTTAGTTCTAACGCGGCACGATAGTCGTCAGGGTCAACCTCAACGACCGAAACGTCGTTCTTCGGCGCGGGGGTTGGAGCCGGCGAAGCAGCGGCGACAGTCTCAGTCTGGACTTGGGGAATTTCCTCGTCGTCCAACGAGATCAGGTCGTCAATTTCAATCTCATCCGGCATCGGTCACCTCTTGAACGATAATTACATACACCCCCTCCCGCCAAAGCTTGATAATATCGTTGCCAAGCTGGCGAACTTTCTCATCCTCCGAGATCTCGGGCTCGTAACACCAGGGGAGCCTCTTCGCGACAGGAAAACACGTCTTTTTGTCAAAGAAAACGCAGTTTTTCCGTTGGTAACAGCGTGTGGCCTCTTCTGGCAGTTTTTTGAGGGCCCCCCACGGCGGTAACCCGAGTGTCTTGAACAGAGGGCTGGACCACCCGTAGAGGCAATGATCCATGACCTCTTGGGACACGACCGTCAGAAGGGAACACACCGATGACCCCTGCAAAGGGCGCCACTCCTCTTCCCAGACGCCGTCGAGCTCGTAGATAAGGAAAAGCTCGAGCGGTCCCATCTCCGATGTATTGACCCTCAACCGTCTGGACACGGTATGTCCCCCTCGCGAGCTGCTTCTTTCTCCGTGATCTTGTTACGTATACGCTGGAGGATCGACTCGGCTTTGCTGTAGGAAACGAGTTTCTTCATGACTTGAAAGTGCAGTCGATCGAGCACAACACATAACTTCAAAAACCCGGTCATGTCGAAAGCAGCACGGTACTTTCGTAGTCGGCTCTCACACAACCTGAAGTCGGATTCAAATTGTTCGAGTTCAACATTGACCGTCTCCTCCCCAGCGCTCGGACTCGAATGGTCCGCAGGACGAGGCGGAGGTGTGATACCAAAATGCTCCTCAATACCACGTAGAATAGCCCCGAACTTGGCGTCTTCCTGTCCCTCGAATTTCTTCCAGAGTCCAATGCAATCCCACCGCTCATTGCAGGCAAAACACCATACGTGACTAGGACTCTGCGGATCCTGTGGGTATACTCGAGCGGACGGGCGGCGATCTTGACCGTGAAAAGGGCAGGAGATTTGCTCTTCACCCTCGGTATAACGAAGAGCTACCCCGTTCTTGGAAAGGACGTCGTAGACCGAGACTCGGCGATGGATCTCGGCGATCCTCTCTTGGATCCAGACTCGCCAAGCTTCCCGAGACTGTACCTCCCTCTCAAATCGTACCGCCTCACGGGCCAAGGATTGTGGCAATTTCATCTCCCTCTTGTACGTTCATCCCGCAGTCGGAATCCGTGTCGAGATTTCTCATACGACGGCACAGAAATTCGACTTGCGCGTTGAACGGTTCGAACTGAGGATTGTCCCGGTTTTTGGGATTGCAGAACTTCGTTTGCCCCTCTCGACGAAGAGCGTCATCAAGGTAGGTTGCCGTGACAACGTCCGCCGACCGCTCCGCCTCGTTGGCGTATGCAAGAGCGTTCATGCGGTAGATACCTTCGTTCTTCTCTGCTTCGATCTTACCTTGACGGTTGATCTGAAACAGCATGAGAACGGGGATTCCGTTACCGTGATCGAAGTGGAGAGCGAATCGTTTGGCATCTCGAATGACGGAGTTCAGCTCGATCGTGTAGTTGTTGTTCTTTTTCTTCTTGCGGGGTTCCATCAAACCGCCGTGGTCCAAAACAACGAAGCCGATTTCTGTCTGCTTGTTGAGGAGCTCAGCCTTGAATCGTGCGTCGTCCATCGAAACGTCGTCGTCTGGCTCCCAGACATGGAACTCGCAGTACTCAGGATTCGTCGTGAAATCCTCAATGACTAGCTGGTAAAAAGCCTCCTCCTCTGGAGAAAGCTCCCCGTCTCTCACCTTGCGGTAGTCGAGAGGTTTTGGGAACCCGAGAAGGGGCCATCGAGCGTGAGCCGAATGGATCGTGTAGAGAAGTCTTCGAATATGGGAGTACTTCATTTCGAAGGAGGCATAGAAAACGTTCGTACGGTACCTTGTGACGAGGTTGTAGCACCAGTTCATGGCAAAAGTGGACTTCAATTCCCCCGCGTACGCCGCATGCAGGTGGAGTTCCCCCTTCTTCAATCCGTGGCAGACGACGTCAATCTTTTCGAGGCCGGTCGCCTTACCCCACGACTTGTCTTTATTCAATTTGGCGGTAATGTACTCGTTCCAAACCTCTTGACCGTCTCTTCGAATGTCCCCGTCGTGTCGGTCGCTCCGCTCGGGAAGGATCAACTGCAAAGCCTTCTCTTGGAAGTAGAGCAGGCCATCCCGAACACCTTGCTTCTTGACTTTCTCTCGCCCCTCCTCAATCATCAAGCCCTTGGTGATGATCTCCCCACAGATCTTGACCAGGGCCTCCGCTTTGAACCTGTTCTGATTCTCGAGTAGGTGAGTAAGGAGGCTGGCGAATCCAGTACGAACGTAGTGCTTAGCCGACTCGATGTCCTTCAATCGCTCGAAGGCTTCCGTGTCATTTGTACCGGAGGGTCCAAAATAGTCCCGAACCGTCACTAAGGTCGGAAGCTCAAAGTGCGTAATGAAGTACGTCGAAATGTACTTGAAGATCGCCTCGTCCTCGGGCTGAGTCCACTCAATTTTGGAGTCCCGAAGTCTCGTGTAGTTGTGGATGAGCATCTCTTGGGTGACGCCCTCTGAACCCATATCCAGAACTGATCGAAGTAAGCGCTTCATTTAGTGCCTCCATTTTTTATTGGGGCTGTTTCGCCTGCCGTACTTCGTCTTCTTTGGCTTGTGCTCCAACACCATGAGGGACTCTTCCACTGAGAGGTCTGATGAAACCACCTCGTCCTCATCAGATGTGACCATCATGTCGGGCTCCTCTTCAATAGAACCCGTAATCGGATCGGACTCCCCTGACTGCATAACGGTCACGGGCGACGAAACATACTCTTTATCGTCGCCCGTAGTAAGGTCGAACTCCTCAAAATGATCGTGAATGTACCCAGCGGTTTCCTCACTGTAGGAGTAATTTCCCTGAAGCGTGCCGTCAATCATGACGGCAGTGTACGGGTTGTCAGGTTCCTCAACGAGCCAGGTCGGTTTGTTGTTGACCTCACGAATCATGAGAGCTTCTTTCAAGTAGCCGGCCGCCGCGATATTTTTGTGGCCGAGCTTCCCAAGACGAACAATGACGAGGTCTGGATCCTCAAGCAGGTCATAGAGAGAGTCGTAGAACTGATGCTTCCCGTCCTCTCTTTCCGATCTTGACTTGAGTATGGCGGACTCCTTTCCGAGTCGAACATTGAGAATCCGCTCATCCGTGACGATACGGAACCTGAAGTTCAGCCCCTTGTAGAATAGGGTCCACTTCAAATGTGGCAGAAGAGTGCGCCAGGACGACTTGACGAACATGTTCTGCTTGGTCAGATCAACGGAGGGCCTCCGACGGACCGCACCAAGGACATAAAATGGGCTGCTCTTCACATTCTCGGCCGCTAGAATCTCAGGACCCAGGTGAGTCCTGAACATACGGCGCTTACCGCAAACGCAAAGCTGCACATGCAGGTCATCGATATCGATGACCCCTTTTCCGCCGCATATCTCGCAAAGGGGCTCGTCCTCAAAGAATGTGGGCATTAGGACTCCTTACTTGTCTTGCTTCATGCGAGAAACCAGGTCTCGAATCGAAGATTTCTCCTTCTGAAAGTCGAGGGCCCCGACGGCTGTCTCCCCGATTACGGAATCCACGAACTCTTTCTTACTACGAAGCAGTTCGAGTACGTGGTGGTCGATCGTACGTTTCTGCTTGACCGTTCGACCGGGACGTACGGCAACAAGATGGTACACCACTACGTTCTGGTGCACAGATCCGATTCGAATGGGTCGGCCCAACAGTTGAATGTAGTTGCCCCAAGACCACGGGGCGTCCATGAATACCATTGAGGAGGCGGCCTGGAGATTGATCGCTTCGGAACCAGCGTCAGATATGAATATGACATTCGTCCCACTATTCGTATCCTGAAAGGTCTCCCTCGAGCGCTTTCTAGCGGCGTCGTTCTCGGCGCCAGTAATTCGGACGCTCTTGATCTTGGCATCCTTGAGCAGCGCGGATAGCCTGGTGATGAACTTCTCGAATCGAGAGTAGATGATGACCTTCTCCCCATCGAGCTCATTTGCCAGCAAGTCAAGAAGAGTCGACTCTTTGGCGCTCGTGATGTTCTCCTCGTACTTGATAAGGCTCAGAGAATTGACGATCTCTTGGCAATAGATAAGAGACGCCATGGCCTTCGTTTCCTGGTAGTCTTTGATCTCCCCGTCTCCGAGCGTGAGAATACCGGATAGAGCCTCCTCGTACTTCATGTTCTCACCCGGACCGAGCTCACATACAATCTCTTTCGTCACAAGCTGGGGGAGCTCATTTGAAACTGCGTGCTTCGGACGTCCAAGAAAAAAGGGGTCGATGGTGGCGCGGAACTGGTCTAGGTTCTTGTACCCAACGATGATCGGAACCTTTCTGCGTGACCCGGGAATCGCCTGGAGCTTGGTGACGCAGTAGTCCTTCATGAACTGCGATACGTTGGTGAAGAGCCTCGGTTGAATGACCTTGTAGATGGCAAATCCCTCGATGAGGTTGTTCTTCAAGAGAGTCGCGGTCAATCCGTAGACCCTCTTGCCCTTCTTCGAGAGGAAAGAACACGTCTGCCAGGTCTTGGTCCTGGAATTTTTGAAGGCGGTCGCCTCGTCAAAAATTACGACGGGCCGCTCGAGCTTGGACGTTACACTATCGAGGAGACCGGGGACAACGGGCTTGTTCGGGTCCGGTCTACCTTTCTCATCCACTGGCTGGAAGCCTCCGGCATCCCAATCGCGAATGAGAATGGCATAATTGATGAGCAAGACGACCTTTTCAGCGTTCGCCCCGGTGGGCGCCTGGGCGAAGTCCTCGTACGCCTTTTTGCGATCTTCAGGCTTGCCAGCCGCAACAATGGGACGAACGCCGACCATGAACCTTTCGATCTCCGTCGCCCATTGCCAGAGGGCGCTCTTTGGGGTCACGACGATGACCTTGTTATCGTGTTCTTTTTCCCAGAGATAGGCGAGCGCCCCGATGAGCTGGATCGTTTTTCCCAAACCCGTGCCATCACCAAGGACCATCCGATCCATCACAAGTAGATGGTAGACGCCGATATACTGGTAGTACCGAAAGGTAAAGGGGACCATCTTCCCGTCGACCTCGATCTCCTGACGTAACATCGAGATGGGCTTCAACTTGAGATCCGTAGATGCCCGGATTTTCAGAAGAGATTGCCTACGGCGCTCCATCTCTTGGAGCCACGGGGAGGCGTCGATTTTCTTGGCGGCCATCGGAAGCCACCTACACCGAGATCGTCACCCCAGAACGGGTAAAAGGAGATCCATCTGTTCCTTGGGGAGCTTCCCGATGGCGTAGAAAGACACCATCTCAGCGAAGTTCTCCTCAGGGCCGCCCCGCTTGGCGTACGAGGTGATGAAGTCCAGAAAACCAGTCGATGCCAATGGCGTCCCTTTTAACTCAAAGAACGTAGTCACGGGCATCGTGTAGACGCTAATACGCCCGTCTGGACGAGGCGTGGGATCCTGAAGCTTCACGGATTTTCGTCTGAAATCTCGGTCCGTCACCTTGAGTTCTACGCCCTTGTATAGAAGGGTGTCTCCCCTCTCAGGATAATCTTTGAAGCTCGGGCCACTGACTTTGGAGTGGACGCTGATCGTATTGTAGATCTTGACGATCTCGCTTTTTTTGGAAGACAGAAACTTTTCGCAAAGTCGGTGCGTGAGCTCGTGACAGACCACTCGAACCGTGTCCGTAGTCATTTTGGCATCGGCTCGGACGAACATCTCATCCTTAGAGGGGAGGTAGAACGCAGCGATCCTCTCCCCAGACAGGCGGTTCGTAATAAGGACGTCGCCATAACAGACTTTCCCCAAACCAATCCCTTCCATTTTGAGGGCGGCTTCCTCACACAGACGAGCCTTCTCTTCCATCAACTTCGTGTCAAACCCACCCGTATTGACCACGACGAAGGGTCCAGCCTTGAATCTAGTAACCACGTCCCCCGTATCCGAGTGGCTCTTCCCCGAAGTCAGGGCTTCCATAAATAACTTTTCGTGCTTACGGAAGAGTTCCAGATGCTCCAGATAAAGTTCAGTGCGTTCAACGTACATGTCCTCAACTGTCTTACCCCTCGGGAGACGGATGTTTCGGGCCCAAAATTTGGACGCGACCTCGATGGACTTTCGCAATTTGGGCGAAAGGACCATCTGTTGTAGGATGGCAAGGCAAAGAAGACGTGCGGTGTCCTTCAAACGGTCGAACCCATGCTGCTGCATGTGTATCGAGATGGCGGCCCCCTTGTCGCTCCACTGCCTGGAGGATGGGTCACGGCCATCCCTTTGAGCTTGGAGTTGCTCGATTCTTTCACGAACTGCTTTGTAAGCCTCGTGGCCAGCCTCTGGTTTGAGCTCTTCTCGAGTTTTTACAATCTCAGCATGAAGGCGCAGGTACTCCTTGGCATCGGCTTCTTTCTCTGCGTATTTCGCCACGCCGATCCTGAAGAGGAGGAGAAGCTCCTTCGGGTCGCCGATGGAGTCCCCACGCTTAGTCCGTTCTGCTACACGGATTGCGAGTTGATATCGCTCGGCGACTCGAAGCGAAACGTCCATCAGTGACCCGAGTGCCAGCCCTTCAAAACTGTCAGGCCCGCGTGGGCATCTGCAAGAGCCGATTGCGCAATCGCAAGGGTTGCCTGGGGGGCGGGAGCGGCGAGGTGGACGACTCCAGCGACGGGCGCGGTCACGTTTCCACCGAACTGATCCACGATGGCGATCACCTGTCCGACCGCGGTTGTAACATCGCCCATAAGCGCCGTAAAGTCGGGGCTCGGGGTCTGCGCCGTCGCGGCCGCCTGAAGGGCCGCGTTGAGGGCTGCTACCGCGTGGTTGACCGCTGTAAGAGCCGTCTCATAGTCAGCGGTGACGGCGGTGACGTTGGCGGCAGGAATGAGGGGTTGAACGGTGCTCCAGGCAACCGAGACGTCCGCGAGAACAGTCTCCTCGACCGACTCGAAAGCCGAAACGACTTCCGCTGGGTTTGATTGGAACTGATCCCACCAGTTGGTAAGAGTGGCACAGCCGGTCCCAAGGACGCTGAGCCCGATGACAGTGGCAATGAGAATGTTTTTCATGGTTCCTTCTCCGTGTGCAATAGAAAGTTTCGTGTTCCTCCGGTGTGGTGGGTCCAAGTCCCCTCACCGGTGTACCCAATGTTGTACTTTGCGAGTATCTTCTCGATCTCGGCAGCAACAGCCTTTTCTCCTGGTTCCTCAACCCATCCGTGAGACTTGCCCTTACGGATGACCTCACTCGCAATCCAAGCTGCGTCCTCCTCGGCGGAGTCATAGTGAAGGTTGGCTCGCCTCTCAAAAGAGGAGCGTCGGTCGTAAAAGTAATCACTCATTGTGGTGGTGGACTGGATGGCTTTCGAGGACCAAAAGCGCCAGCGGGTACGGAGGGGGTAGAGTTTATCACCTTCGATACCACCTTCTGAACAAGTGGGTTATTCGACTCGGCGGCAACTCCGAACCATTCCTTAACACGAGCAAAGACCCACCCACAACCGACTCCACAAGCAGCCCCGTACATGAGCTTAGCACTCAAGATATTTGACACGGGCATGGGCCAGGGAAACTTCTTGCAAACGACTGCAAGCAGCATTCCAGCTCCTACAGGGCCAAACGGCAAAAGTACCGTTTGCCATATCCAACCCTGAGAAAAGGACTTCGTTGCGGGCATGTGCTCAACGATGGAACGAAAGAACTGGGTAAGAAGATAGACGGACATGCAGAACAGAATCGTCTGCCAATTCGCAAATACCTCAATACCGTCTCTGAGTTCAGGAGCCACAAATAGGGGCCACCATAAAAGGAATCAGCTCTGAGGACGTAAAGGGATATACCCTCGTTCCCACTGGTCGAGTCGACTCAATCTATCTTGAAGTCGAGAGATCTGCTCAGTGGAAAGAACGTTTCCGATCATCACACCACGAATTTGCTCCCGCATGCGAGCGGCTGCCTTGGAACGAACATCAGCAGGAATGTCGAGATATGTCAGGTGACCAATCACGAGTCCCTCCTCGACAGGGTGATCGTTGCGGGATTGGTGTCAAGGCGAACATTGTCGTTCAGGACAGGATGTCCTTCGATACGGTAGAGGTCCGCTGCCGAGTATCCCTCGTTCGCGCCGTTCGTTCCGATGTAAACGAACGCCGGGTGGGGATTGTTGTCCGTCAACTGCTGAACGTTCGTCAAAACGAGTAGCATGAGCTCGTCGCCAGCACTGACCTCGTTTCCTCCAACGGAGGTTACCGCGTTGCGAACGAGCATCGCGCGACCAGCTAGTACGTTCGAGTGGCTGGCTGGAGCCGTTACGGAAGTGTATTCTGCTGCCACTTCCCCGCCCGGGTGTGCCCCATTCATGGTAAAGAGAGATCCCCCTCGATTGACGCGGAAATTCACGAGGAGGTTGTAGCTGACTGGTTCCCCGTCGACCTGAGCCACCAAATCACCGGCAGTGCCAGACGCCACGGAAGCTGTATCGAGAGGAACCTCGATTTGTTCGTATTGGGTGTTCGAGGTAAGGTTCGAACGAGAAGACGCCTCTCCGTGAGCTCCAAGATAGAGGAGCGGTGCAAAGGTGCCATTACCCAAACTACCGCCTCGGAAGTCCTTGTCGCGCCACAGGGCGCCCAAGGGAAGCCTTTCGGTAGCTCCTAGGTACTGTGTCCCGACCTCGGTCGTGTCGTCCGCTAGGGCGCCGACGAGAGTCGTGGGACGCGCCTGACCTGAGGTCGAGGGCGGGTACTGGGAGGGGTTCTCGTAACCAACATTACGGAAGTCCATCGAAGTTGCAGAAGCAACGTCCCCAGAAAATCGACCCGTACCCATCGTGGTGACGAACCCAACAGACGCGAGGACCTCGAGAGCCTTCTGGTTCGGTCGAGTCAGTGCGGTCTCCGTGAGCTCCGTGGAATCGACCTGGTAAGCGCTAGCGGTCTGAATCGGGCCTAGGTACTGAGGAATGTCGACGTAGTTTGTTTGGCTGCCCCACGGATCGCCCTGGTAGGGGGTCCTGGAATAGTTGACCAAAACGGTGTCGGTTGGCGTTGCAGGGCCTGGGAGAACGCTCGTCGGACCCGAAATACTGACCCCGATGTTCGAGGCTCGTGTCACGGTGTTACCAGCCTGTGACGTCTGACGCGACCTGGAAAGAACGAAACGAGGCTCCTGGGTGATGTCGAACGTCCCTCGGTCGAAGCCGAAGACGCTAGCCTCGATGACGTAGTTCCCGCTGGAGAAGCTCGTAATCGGGTTGACCGTGGAACGTGTGATATCGATGCAATCGGCGTTCAAAACGAAGGTTGAGTCGCCGTCCGCATCAATTTCGATCCAGAACGTCGCCGTGCTGACATTTTGGCGAAGAAGGTTCGTTGCGGTCGTACCCGTTTTGGGAGTACGATCCGTGCCGTTATAGGCGGAACCGTTGAGCTTGTAATCACCCGCTTCGTAAACGGCGAAGAGCCGAGCGATCCCGTAGAAGGGCGGAAGCTGTAGACCTTGACGGTTCAGATTGCGTGTATCCGAGAAGAACTGCATGCCCGCGCCCGTTAGGCTGCCAGGCAGGGAAACCGCCGTGTTGTATGTTGCGACGGGGAACGGAGAGGACCCACTGAAGTTGGCCGTGGTGAACACAGCCCACGTGAGGCTTCCGGAGGCAGCATAAGAGACGTAATTGCTATCTCCCGTTGCGGGTGATGCGTACTCACCCGAAAGGAACATGAAGTTGATACCCTCGGAAAACGTCGTTGACGCCGCGTTGACGGGCAGAATCGGAACGTCGACTTCACCCCAGTTGGGGACCATCGAACGTGGGAGGGTGACATAAATGTTCTTCGTGTTCAAGTAGCCTGTTGAGCTGAAATCGGTTGAGCACGAAAAGAGTCCGAGAGGGTCCGTCGTAGTCCACTTGGACGTGACACCGTCCGCCGCCTTGGTGGGCATCAATCCTTGAGCGAGGGTAACCGTATAGCTAAGAGAGGAGCCTGTCGGAACAGAACGGTCAAGAACGACGTGTCCGCTGTCCGTGTAAGAAACGATGGTGTAACGCCCGGGTTGTGAACCGTTCGTGATTTGAAGGGCATATCCGACTTGACCGCTTGTAAATGCCGCAGCAGTCGTATCCGCAAAGGTCGTCGACCCGTTGGCCGTACCCGTCGAACTTGTGACAACTGGCGATGGAGGAGTGAGCGCGGGGTTGTAGGAGCTTGCGACGTTCGCTGCCGTACCATCGAGCGTGATGAAGGACGTCGGCCAAATGATCTGACGGAACGGCGCGATGATAGCGGTTTTGCTTCCCAGATCCGCGTAAAATGTGGCCGTAACGGGAAGATTTCGCTTGTATAGGGCGTTCGTTGTATTTCCGCCTCGGTAACGACTCCAGAGAGGGGCCCAACCAATCTTGGCCGGAAAATTCGTTGAGGGAACGCCCGCGGTGTTGACAAGGAGTTCGGACGCGGGGGAGACGAAAGTCATACTTTGAATGCTGTTCGGCCGACGGGCAAGTCCACGTCCGGGTCCGTACTGCACGTGCAACGTGACGTAGATCTGATTTGCCGTTGCGGGGAAGCCCCCACCAAGTGTGACGACAAGGTTCGTATTTGGAGCCCCGCCCCCGGTTACCGTGTACAAACTCGTCGGAACGTTCTCTTGTTGACCATCGATTCGAAGGGTAACGGCTGAGCTCAAGCTGTCATTGACCCAACGGATTTGATCGGTATCCGAACCAGGGACCGACGTTTGAAGAGCAGCAATCGGGAAAGTGAAAGAGTCCCCGGCACTGAACATGCTGGATGTTGCCTGGACCGTCTGGGTTGCCGTGACTGACAGGGAGTAGCCAGTATTGCTCACCGTGGCGGGAGGGACAGATCCAGTCGGCTGAATAACGGTTTCGATCTTTTGAATGACGGCAGCGTCTGAGAAAATCTGTCGGAATCCATCGGGAGCATCGAGTTCCGTGATGCCAAGTCCGGCTGTGTTCTGCGAGATCTTGTCTTGATAAACGACGTAAGGCCCTTGAGGACCCGCACCCGTGCGCTTCCAGGTCGAACGGAGTGTGCCTCGAAGGAGTTTATCGAGGTTCGTGTCAAGCAGAGCCTGGTAATCGAACCCGTTGGGGTTGACCACGTGACGAAGATCGAGAAGGTCCGTGAAGGCGATTTGGTCCGAAAAAAGTCCGTCGGGGCGAGTTGAAATGACCGAGATGGTCGACCCTGACGCGTGGGCGTCCGCCCGCGTGCCATTGACGCCTCGAACGAGACCGCTGATCGTAGTCCCCGTGATGGCGGAATACGTCAAAAGCTCGTCGCCGATTTGAATCAGAACGGCGGTCGCAGGAGTTGCGGGTAGCGGGATGTTCGTGGCGCTGACCAATGTCGCCATCGTGGCAGTCGAGGAGATGGTAGCGGAGAGAGTCGGAACCGTTGAAAATGTCGCGATACCCGTACGATCCACAGCGAGAGGATTGCGATTGAATCCACCGTTCAGATTCTGAGAGGGGTCACCATTCCAGTTCACCGAGTTTCGACGGAAAACACCCGCAAGCGGAATCGCGTAGGTGTAGCCGTCCACCGTACCGAGAGCGTTCTGGGTGCCGTCGCCAGCTCGCCAAAGACCCGGGTCTCCTAGCGTAGAACGCATGTTCGTGAACGTATAGTTCGTCGCGGATGAGGCGGCACCCTGACCGAAAACCACCGTCGGGTCGAATCCATCGGGATTCGTCGTGAGACCAACGAGCCCCTTAGCAACCCGAATACGGTACTGAACCTGCACTCGTTCCGTCGTCTCGAAACCGAGTTCCGGATCGATGAGATCGTCGGCGAGGTAGGAGTACCCTCCCTCCACATTGCCGTATTTGTAAACGGCAGAGCTAGAAGGTTTGTTCGTTGCACTGGGATTGGGGGCGAGCTGCGCAAGCCAAACTTCGAGAAAAACGAAGTCCACGCGAGAGTCGCCGCTGTTCGAGGGTGGGGGATCCATCGCGATGACGTTGTACGTGTCCACGTCGTCTGGAGATCCAGGAGGAGTGCCCGTGCGGGTGCCCGTGACCGGAATCAACCAACCGTTAACCACGGCCCATTCGACGGCCTGAACCTCTCCTGTTCGCTGACGGCCAAAACGCCACCAATTGCTATACGTGGAATTCGTGATGAAAGAAGTCGGGTTGTTCATCTCGTTGCCGAGCCAACCTGAGACCGTGTCACGAAGAACGATCTTTCGGCGCCAACCGGTCGCGAGATCTTGCAGCAAAGTGAGCTCGGAATCGAGCGGTGGTTTACCTTGCTGCCAAATGACATCCAGGTATTGGGTGGACGACGGGTCCAACACTCGGGAAACACCTGAACCGTAGTAAAGAGTCATTTACATTCCTCGCACTTGTCGGGGTTATCAGTAAGTTACACCGGAGCTAAAAGATCAAAGCCCACGACCCAACGAAGAGTTTCGAGGGGGTATTGTTGGTAATTTGCACCGAAAAGTTCATTCCCTGGTCGGCGGATGGGATGCTGAAGTCCATGGAGTCGGAGATTGGTAGATAGGTCACTCCGTTATTGAAGCTCACCTGAGCCGTTGTGTTTCCAGGAGAGGTTGGAATTTCATTGTACATTCTCGAATACCGCCCACCGGACGGATCGGAATCGATGTACGAAAAGACTTCCCACGTAAAAACCCCGTTCGTAGGCGCTTCCGTAAGAGTGGCAGTCGAGGTAAGGGTACCGCCGGGATTGATCCAAATCGAGCCCCGATCCCCCAACCCTCCCGACGTAACGGTAACGCCCGTCGTAGAAAGCATATCGTTGAATGTGATGTAGGGGTAGCCTGCAAACGCACTGAGCAGACCCGTGTACTTTTTGGCGAGTAGGTCCCCCAAGTTTTGAGGAATTGACGGTTGAAGAGTTACAGGATCGATGAGAGCCGCGTTGTTTGGGACTCTCACAACGAAAGCTCCATTCACGAGTGTCTGGCCGCTCGGAGAATTGTCGACGGCAATGATCGGCGCCCCCTCGAATGGAGGCGATGATGGTGGGGCCACCGTCGCAACGGTCGAAAATAGGTCTATGAGGTAGTGGGAGCTCATGTATACTCACTCGGGGTTGCAGGTGACGGACTGCACTCCGTTTCGTAGATTTTTAAGCTACACCGGATCAAGTTACAACCTGATCGGGATTCGAAGACACGTATGAGAACCTAAGTGGGGCAACCGTTGGGTAGGTCGTGCTGGGAGACGCCGCGGCCATGAAAGGCGAACACGCCAGCAGCGGGGAGGAGGTTCCAGCCGGGTTCGGAATAACGGCCTGGGATTGATACCACGTGATGGCATTGTACGAATACAGAATCACGTTCGGTCCACCGAATCCAGCGACCGCACTGGCAATCCACGTGCCGTCAATCGAACCTAGGGCCACCGACGAGGCGGTTCCCTGGGTCATGCTGAGATTCAACGTGGACTGGAGACTCATGTGAATGGCGTCCGTAGACGTGTAGAATCGCCACAGACTGGAACCCTCGTCAAATGTGACAAGGAGCCATTCTTGTTTTGCGCTGCTCCAAATGAGGTCATTTGGATACTCGTTTGCACTATCGGCCAGACCGACGAGTGAGATAGGGTTCCAGGTGAAACCGTTGTTTGTCGAATAAAGCAATTCTGGTGAAGTGCTTTGAATGAGCGCGGCTACTATGGTCCCATTGTATCTGAGGATCCACCCAGGAACCGGGAGGTTCGGTGCCGTTGCTGTATAGGTGCCCGTGGCCAGATACCCGAGCGATGCGTGACTGCCACTGCTGCAAGAAACCGCAGCAACAACCGCGCCCGAACCCGCTCCAACGAGCTTTGCACCATTAACGTTGGTAACCGCAGTTGTCGAGTAGAGACCAGAACTCGTAAACCCGCTAGGAGCCCCCAAGTAGGAATAAAAATTTGTGGAGTCCACGGCGGCGACCCAAACGTTACCGCTTGTGTCCACAGCAATACTGGTCGGAGGACTCGAGGCGCCCGCGAAAGCGACACCGAAGGCAGCCAAGTTGTAGTCCAAACCTGTACCGTAAAAGACCGTGAATGTCGTGGAGGGACCAGGGTCGTAACCAGCAATCAACCAACTCTGAGCGGACAGACCACCTGACGAGGTGGGCATGTCATTCCAGATCATGGCAAAAGGTCCTGAGTTACCCGTATTGAAACTGTTGCAGTATCCGAGGGTACCGATGTTTGAAAAAGGAGTTCCCGCGAACGCGCCCAGGGGCTGCCAGTTCTTGATCCCGTTTGTACGATCCGAATTGTCCCACGAAAGAACCGTGCCGTTGTAGTTGAGATACCCGGATGCCCCAGAGAATGACGGAAGAGCCTTACTATTGAGCTGGACGACAGTTCCAGCTATGGATCCCCCAGCACCGGTACCGATCACGTCTCCAGTCAGAGTGATTGTACCCAGATTAGCTGGTGGAAGTTGATTCGATACATAATTCGAGCCCCCTGCCAAGTTAAGGGATCCAGCAGTCCATGCGGATCCGTTCCAATACGCCGTGTTGCCAGTTGCCGCAGACGATTGCGTAAGCTGGGAAAGTGGAATTGCAATGTTCGTGTTCGTAACGGAAGTAACACGACCTTTTGCATCGATAGTGATGGCAGGTACAGAAGTGGCGGAACCGTGAGACCCGGCCGTTGTGATCGAAGCCAGCGTGATAGGAATGTTACCACCTGACAGGGCTCCAATCGTCGCGTCACCGCTGAACCCGACGGCCGTCAGATCAAGTGAGCCACTCGCACTGTACCAGAATCCCGTGCCACTGACAGAACTAGCCGTAAGACCCGTACCGCTTGGAGTACTCCAAACGAAGCCAGTTCCGTTGTACTCTAGATACCCAGTGGCTAGTGGGAGAATCGTCTTGTTGTCAAGCGCACTGACCAGGGTCGCAATGGTTCCTGCTGCGCCCGACCCAGACGCATCCCCAGTCAGTGTGATGGTGGGAAGATTGCTGGAGGTCGGAGTAACGGCAGTCGTCGAAACGGATGTAATCAAGCCCTTGGCATTGACCGTAAAGACCGGAACGGCATTTCCGCCTCCGAAGGTTCCGACATTCGAATTCACGGTCGAAAGAATGAGATCCCCATTCGATATGGAACCATCTCCCCCGAGAGAGAAGTATGCGACGGTTGACCCCGCATGATTCATTCCAAGTAGCTGATCCGCCGTACCCAAGGACCATTGGAAAGCGGAACCCGTGTACTTGAGGAAGCCTATTCCGAGAGCAGGAATCGAGACCGTACGGATACCGACAACGATCAGGTCACCGGGGGTCCCGGTGGGGGTAACGTCACCTGAAAAGGCCGTCGGAACAAGTTCGGTGCCCGCAGCATTCTCGATGTAGACCTCGCCAGGGGGGATCGCGCCAGGGGCAACCGGATTTCCCTGAATGTTTGTGACCAAACCCTCGCCTCCCCCGCCTGCGGGAACGAGAAGCGCTGAAGCCGGAACGCTACCAGCAGGTAGCCTACCGGGACCAACGTTTACGGCTGAATTGGGATCGATATTCGAAGGCATTAGGTATTCCGGCGATTGAGTAGGTTGCCTTTGATTCGGAACATACTGGCAGTGGTCGTGTTGACGGTCAGACTCTCGAAGAACACGCCATTGACCGCGTCAAAGACGGCCCATCGAATGAGTAGCACAAGAATGAGTTGACCCTTATGACCGTAAGAGCTTGTGCTCGAGAGTTCAGCCAACATCGGCTGAATGACCTTGTGCACCGTAGGATCGGAAAGATTCTGAGCATAGGCGTTCGGCACGTATCCAGCGCCAACGGTTTTGAAGAACGAACGACCCTCAATATCCACGTCCGCAGAAGCCGCCCGCATAAAGCTCACAAGTTCGGGGTCTGGCATGTACGGAACGAATGACGGAAGCTTCAAAAATCCCGTCGTTGCATTGAAGTCGGAAACAGAAATGGCAGCTCGACCGTTCAATTGTTGCTCACCCGCGTACGGAAGTGCAGACGACGTATTGTAGATTCCGCCAGTCTGGACATAAGCATTGGGGAAAGGATAACCGTAATCCTCAGAAGCGGGTCCTGATGTAATCACGTAGAGGCTCGGAGAGATGTGCCTGGGAATGACCGACAACGAGGTGATCGACCCCCCCGAGTAACCATCGAAGCGCCCCGCTTGAGGGGCACGAGCCTGGTACCAGACGTTCATGCGAAGATTACTCGTGCCCGTCTGGGGCATCGGACGAAGCGCCTGATACGTAACCTGAAGGGTGTCCCCCGAGGATGTGTAGTCGGCCGAGTTCGTGAACTGCCACCTGCGTCCGCTTTGATCGTATGAGGGCAGAACAACGGTTCCTGCGATGGTCGTACCGTTTCTCTTGACATTCGATATCAATTGTGCCCGTTCTGGCAGACGGAACGTTGTACCGGCCACTTGCCACGTGATGGACCCACTGTTCGCGTCAGGGTACACACCAGACGCGTTCGTAACCACAACAGAGGTGGGGCTCAGAACTTGAATGATCGGGAAGGCCCCATTATTTCCAGCATTTGCGGCACCGGACAACGTGATGGTATTCCCCACGTCATTTGGAGTCCGATCCGTGAGTCCCGTCAAAGTCAGACTCGGAGTTGTAAACGCAGAGATAGAAGCCGTCGTACCCTTCGTATCCGTCGAGGCATCGAACACGTTGGTCGTGATCGACACGGTCGTGTACTCGAGCTGAACTTCTCGATGCGTCGAATCGATGTTCGTGTTGGCGAGGGCCGAAAAGTAAATGGGAGACGTATTGGGAAGGGATGACGGGTTGTCGACCTCAAAGCTCGTAGGACCGAAAGTGTTCGTTGCGGTTTTCGTGAGGCCACCCGACGGGTACGCAACAAGGATATCGAGGTACAGGGTTTCCGTCGTGATTCCAAGCCCTGTTAGAGCGTCGAGCCCAAAGTATATTGGTGAAACCGGATTCGTACCGAGACCCGTAACACTGTTCAGGTGACTCAAAACGTTGGCAGTCTTGGACCCGTTACCGTCGAAGTCTCCGATGAAGTGAGCTCCAACGATATCGATTGCGATAACGCTTCCTGGAGCGAAAGAGGCCCAGTTGAACGAGGAGTAGGGGTAAACGGCGAGCGTCGTGAAGTTGACCTCGATACCCGAGGAGTTCGCCCAACCCCCACCAGGTTTGGGCACGGGAATAGTGAGAACTTCGTAGACCGGTCGATCCGAAAAGGTTCGGCGAACCGCATCAAAATTCCCAATGTTTGGGGCACTAGGGTCCGACGGAGTGGGACCAATTTGGTCCGCCCAAAGGAATGTATGTCCGTTTTGACCGCCCCCAAATGAACCCGTATTGGTCCACTCGGTTGTGAGGGCGTTGTCGAGAAGATACGTGAAATTCTTCTCGAGGAGTTCCTGATAGTTCCAACCGAACGGGGAGACTCCGAGTCGGAGGTCCGCCACGTCCGTTGGGACAATGAGATCCGAGTTCAACCCGTCAGGACGATCCGAGAGTAGCGTTGCCAAGGTGGACGGATTCGTCGTGCCCGTGTAGTTCCCGGTCAAAGTTATTGAATTCGTAGTGAGGGACTGAACCGTGTAGTTCACCCCAACTTGGGAAGCAAATGTGATAGAGAAGCCCGGTTGGAGAGTGCCGATGGTATCCAGAGTTGTCGTAACCGTGGGGCTGCTGTTAGTAACCCCGTAAAACCCAGAAAGGACTTCACCAGGTGAATTAATACCGCCGTTCTGATTGCTTGTCGCAATGAACCCGCCCGAATTGCGTCGGAAGATGGCCATGAGCGGAATGGCGTACATGTACCCATCGACCGTACCGAGCGAATTCGCAGGATTACCGTCACCCGCAACCCAAAGTCCCGGGTCTCCGTTCGAGGCCTGGTTGACATAGTTGAACGATGTAACCGTTCCGTCGGGTGCCGATGGGCTCGTAGGAACCGAATTCGCAAACACGTTCGTGGTGTCGTCCAGCGCGTAAGGGTACGAAAATACGTTGACGCCAGAAATGACTCGAAGTCGGTATTGTACCTGAACTCGTTTGGTCGACTCTTGCCCGAGAGTGGCGTTGAGAATATCGTCCGCGTAATTCAGAACGGAATCGTTTGCTGGATCGTTCTTGACGTTTCCGTTGCCCCAAATGTTACCGAGGGGGCTCTTCCCCGCCGTGCTTGGAGACGGGTAGAGAAGGAATCTCCAAACCTCGAGAACGACGACATCCGTGCGAGTACCGCTTCCAGGCGGTGCGGGAAGGACGAGCTGATTGGTACTGATGAGACCCGTATTAGCAACGTCGAGGAGCCACCCGTTGACGAAAGCTTTGAGGCCCTGGGGAATCTGAATCGTGTTGGACGTAACGGTCGGAATGAAGATGCCCGACGTGGGATTCGAGGAGCCGACGAAGTCGTCGGCGATCCATCCCGACGGCATCGAGTTGCGTAGATTGTTTTCGTCACCACCGTTATCGATGTCCTGCTGAAGGTTCAGCTCCACATCGAGTACAGGCTTGCCCGCCTGGAAAACAACCGTTTCCCAGTTCCTTCCCGTCGGATCAAGAAATCCGGAGACAGCGGAACCGTAATTCTTAGTGGGGTCTGTGGGGCTGGTCATCGTGCTCTCAGAAGGTCAGGCGCCAAACGATCGTCATCGTGCTCGTTGCGGGCTTGTTTACGACCGGAAACGTCAAGTAATTGATAAGGGTCTCGAAATCCGTAAGATCAACCGTCGGATCGTACGTCCCGTTGGGGGGCGTGACGGGGTTTCGAATCGACAAGTTGGAACTCACATTTCCGCCAATGAGTCCCATCTCAACGAGGGGGCCGACCGCTTCCGACTCCGAAAAGGTCGTCGTGAAATCGACAACGTGCGTTGGATAAGCGGCAGGTACACCGTTCGCGTCCACAAAGTTCGTAGTAGCGAATGTTTTGCGGCTGAGCTCGGACCAAAGAGCTCGTTGGGTGTTCGTTGGTGCGGGAGGGCTCTGAAGGTTCCACCCGGCCGCGCCCGTACCGACGGCCAGACAGAAAGCCCCGTTCGGTGGCTCGGCATTGTCCTTCATGAGACGAGCGATGAGGATCGAAGCATCGAGGACGACAAGGTTGTACCTTCTCGCATCTTGAACGTCGCCCGTAGCGGCGTCCTTGAGGGTGATGAAGACTTCTCCCTTGATCTTGTACCGTGCATCCTCTTCGTAGCGGGAACTGAACGCCGTCTTCAGCGTACCGCCCACTCGTCGAAATCTCTCGATCATCCTCATGTCCATCTCTCCGTTGGTATCACTCGATGTTGAGTCATAAGAAGAACCCTCAAGGGGCCGAGGCTGAGGAACCAGCCATAAGCTGAGCCTTGAGAATAAGAATCTGACTGGCAATCCCAGGAAGGTTCGATGGGTTCAAAAGGTCAGCACAAATGAATACGTAGGGCGGGGTTGGGAACGGCTGGTTGGCCCGAGCCTCCACATACGAACCCGACGCCATTTCAGCGCTCGCAGGGTGCACAAGAGAGCTGAAGGCGGAAATTGAGGAATCCGCCTCGACTTGGGCGTCCCCACTGATACCCGTCAAGATGTTGGACTCAGCCGTGACAGCCGCTTCCGCATCATAACCGAACCCGCTCCTCATACCTGCGTCTCCATTCAGATCCGCCCCTACACTAGTCAGAGCTCTAGCGTTGGCATTAATCTGAGAACCGCCAAAAATTCGGGAGCTTGCCGCCTCTTTTGACCCCCCACTTTTGAACATGACCCACTGAGGATCGTTCAAAAGCGAGACGTAAAGGGGGTTCCAGATCTGTTTGATACAGAGTGAGCAGCTCGTGTCGTTCACAAGCGGAACGACATCGTTCTGGTACTCTCCCGAGTTACTGAGCTCAATTTGAACCTCGAAGTTTCTCGGAAACGGAGCCCACAGCACCGTGTTTTTGGCCAGAGTATCAGTCATCGCCAAGGCGCCCGCGCTGGATGACCCTATGTATATCGATGAGAGGGTCAACTGCATATCGTCTAGGATCGATGCAATGATGTACGTACCGTACGCGGTTGGAGTGCCCCCACTGAATGTAATCGTTTGACCTGGAACGAATGAATTGAAGTCGGATCCCGTCACAACGGCTGAACCGTTCGTGAGGGTCACGGTGGAGGTACGGACCAGAGAAAAAAGAGGTCCGAGTACGGTACTAGAAGCCGTGCTTGGGGCGTACGTGTACAGAACAGGAGGATCTACAGTCTGGGGGAACTCATACGTATCGAATGCATACGTGCAGACCGAAATGTCCTCAACTTGAATCGTCGAATTGGAAACCGGGTAATCAAGTGCTGGCGAGAAAAAGACCTGCCCGTCGGGTATGCCAAGTGGACCACCCGGCATAAAGTTCGAAAAAGGTATGACGAGAGGTCGAGAGTCCGGCAAACCCAAACGATCAAAGGGTTGTACCCAGTCGTCAACCCAGTGAAACGTAACCGTGCTTGGGACGATCGGGAGAGACCCGGCCGTGGTGATGCCAGTTACCGTCACCTGATACGTATTTTGCGTAATGAGAGGAGTACTTGAGCTGAGAACAAGAGCGACCGACGTCGGATTCAACAACTGCTCTGGAGTAGCGGAAATGATTGTAAGAGGACCATCGAACAGGTTTTGAACCGAGTAATTCGTAACAGTACTGAGTCCCGAAGCACTCATCGTAGTGCCAAACACGAGTCGAACCTTCGTCGGGGACACTGCAATTGCAGTCATCGTCGAGGATGGTGCTGTCCCCACGAAAGAAGCCGATTGCAAGGATAGGTCGAGAGTCTGACCCTCACTGCTAAACGCCTGAGCAACAGTGACCGTGTATGAAATACCGCTCTGAGTGCTGGTGGTGAGCTCTACAGAAAAATCGAGTAGACCCGAGACCCCAGTAACGGTGAGACCTGGTATCGAATAATTCGACGCGTCAATGAGTGGGGCGAACTCTGACTCGAGCTCGGCGTTGAACCGAACCTCAATGAGGGTGGGACTCAACGAAACGGCAGTGAGGACCCCGAAAGGAGGGTAATCCTCGGCATTTTTAATGGCAGTTGCGACGACATTCGAAGAAGAGTAGGCGGCCCCCTCAACGGGATGGTCCAGTCCAACCGAAAGAGCCTCACCAATGGGTACCGTGTCCGTTGGCAAATTCGCAAAAGTGTGGACAATCGATTGCGCATTAAAAGTCGAGTCACCTACGAAGATGCCGCCTTCAGAGGGGATCGCCTCAACGGTAGAGGTGGCATTGACGGTTGCGGTTACGGGATGGTCCGACATATCTCACTAACCTCAACTATCGATAAAGACACTGAACGTGCCCTTTGTGGGGTCCCGGAGAAGCCTGTACTGGTGGCTGTTTCCGTCCAAAAAGTCGAACCTGCGACCCCCGACAACCTGACCCGAGTTTTGGTCAAAAACGAGGACGTAACGCTCACCTGAAGGTAGTGTTACGAAGCCCAAGGCGAGGGACACACCAGAAGAGGTGATGCCAAATCGAACCTGGGTGTCTCCCAGGCCAAACGTGGCATCAGCTAGTAGTTTGAGAGTGTACGTGACCTGGGTAATAAGCCCGGTAGAGTTGAGGAGAGGCGTTCGGTTCGAATACGACGTTCGTGTGCTGCCAGTTGTTCCATAAGTGAGAGTCCCAGAGAACGTTGTCTTCGTGACGAAAGACGGGTCATCCGCCTCAAAACTCCATGGGGAAGCAGAGGTCGTGTCATCCTCAGGAAGAGTCGACGCGTCGTAAGTCAGGCAAACCTCATTCTGGAGGGTGATGGTGTCGAAGCTCTTCACATGATCCTTGAAGGGAGCGATCAGACCGGTAACTCCAGTATCGTGCTCAATCACTTGCAAACTGTTGTAAAGAACGTCGTTGGGTACAACCAGGGTAGTCTTGTACTCCGAATTGTTCAGGGTAAAAGCTTGAGAATTGAGGACCTCACCTGGAGTGTTGAGACCCGCTACGGGAACGTTGACAACCGTCGGGCGTCGAACCTCGAAAGTTTGGGTCTGAGGTACAAGCGGAGTCCCTTCGTTGAGCAACGTAAACGCAATGAGTCCTGGATTCTCGAGAAAGTCAGGCGCTATTTCTGGCGGAATGCCCGTCGAACTACTCCAAAAGTCCGTGTGCGTATGGGGGATGTTCGTGAAAAGGTGCTCGGGCGACGCAATGACGTTTCGCTGATTCAAGTTCTGGTGCGGAGGGACGATCCTTGTAGCAGAAGGGGAGCTCGTGATTCCGTACCTAACGAAATTCCACGCCGTCTGAGATATGTTGGTCGGATCAAAGGCTCCAAACACAATCGACGGTAAGGCTCCGTTAATGACCCGTGGAACTCCCAAGAGGCTCTGGGGAACATTGGAGTACCCCGCACGGATAAGAGGCGTGGCGGTCGTGTCCAGGAGCACGGAAATGCCTCCTGAGGGATCTCTGACAATACGATAACGGTGATTTTGCGTCCAGTCTACTTGAATTGCGATACGATAGTCTACCGTCGAAGGTTGGGCAGGAAAAACCGTCGTAAAAGTAAGGACGTTTTGAGCAACGGAAGCAACCGTGTAGACGCCCTTGTTGGAACCTGCATCGACGATGAGGGAATCACCAACCTGGACCTCAGCTTCTGTGAAGTTTGCTGAGAGGTCCTCGAGTGCATTGCCTACCACACGAGCTCCACTGCCCGTGGCGGACACGGGCAGGTAATAGCCCGTCAGAGAGTTGGGATCCGTACCCTTCCAAATGCCGACGAACTTGCTAAATGAAGACAGCACCCTCCAAGCATTACAGTAGATCCAGTCGACCGTTGAAGTGGATGCCAGGGACGCGGGCGTCGTTGAACCGAAACTGATGACCCCTACGAGTCCAGCTCCGGGTGCGGAGAAGTTCGCATATGTCGTGGACCCTATGTAGACCGTATCGATGAACAAGCTCACGAGGTTTCCCGACGTGCTCTTCACCATTCTGTAGGTGTGCTCGTTTCCGTCGTTCCAATCGAAAGGGAAGGACTGAACGGCAACACCATCCGAGTGCAGAGTAACATTTGGAACACCGCTGAACTGCGTGAGCATCACGCCAAGGGACCGTGCACCGTCATAAATGTCCGCATTGACGCCACAGAAACTTGTCGGACCGGGGTCGACCGTAAAGGCCCGAACCAGAACACGAAACTCGAGGATGTAGTCGTTGGCAGCCCCAACGACACGGTTACTCGCCGTGGGGGGAGCCGTGTCGTCGATATAGTAGAGGAGTCCGTCCGATGAGCTGGAATCCGTGATCCTTAGGGTACGACCGTACATGGCTCCAGTCTGGGAACCCATGGAAGACCATGTGTAGGGCTGGAACTGAGTGGGAAGAGTTCGGCCACCGTAACTGAATAGGGGCGACGACTGGTCTGGAAAGAAGCACAACTGAATGACTCGGTTACCGTCATCAATGGCCGCCATTACTGAGTTCGGCGAAATCCCATGGGTGAAGGTTCGAAGTTGCACAGAAACGTCGAGGACGACGTCCGAGGAGATCGACAAAAGTGGTTCGATGCGGTCATACCCTCGGAAATCTCCGCCTATGAGTCCGACTTGGCTCTCAACGCTTGTTGTCGTAGCGCTCGTCGAATCGATAATCAGAGACTTAGCAAGAGCGGTTGAGAGGAGAGTTTCCGTGCCCGCGTACCCTATGGGCGTCCACGGTTGAGACGCCGCCTCTGGGGTGGTCGTACCCTCATAGCTCACGAAGACAGATGGTGCTGTCTGAAGAGGGTTCGTCGGAATGATGTCGTACTTGACGAAATCCCATAGAGAGGTGTTGACCGACTCATAGGACATCGACCCAAAGAAAACGCCCTGGAGCTGATTGAACGGTGCCGTGAGCTCCTCAAGTGCAGGGAGTTGGCTCTCCAGAACTTGAAGCGTAGGCGTAACGTCTCCATCCAGGTAAACAGAGATGTTTCCTGACGGATCCCGAAAGAGTCGGTAGCTGTGGATAACGGTCCAGTCCAACGTAGCGGGGGAGCCCGTTGGACTTCCGTTTGAAATTCCCCCACTCCAAGCTGTAATAACCGACGGGTCATTTCCACCCCCCGATACGAGGAGTCCAATCTGATTGACACCCCCGCTCGTAAGGTACCCGAGAACAATGGCTTTGGATGAATCCGAGTAACCCGCCGCAATGCCCGTGAAAACTCCTTCAGTTGTCGTAGCGATCGTGATGTAATTTCGCCATGTAGCTGCAAAGACATGCTGAAAAGTGAGATCGACTTGACGCGTCCAAAATAGCACCCGCCCATTTGGAAAGGGACCAGCCACAGTCTTCGTGACAGTCAGAAGGCTGTTGGCGATAGACGTTGTGCCCGTACCTGTTCGATCCCACGGGGCAATCGGATCGTTTTCGGGAAGGGCCGTCGCCCCGTAAGAAACGAAGGTCGAGGTCACTTCCCTTGAAAGGGGCGGGTATGCGATCTTGTGAAGGGGTGAATTCAGAACAAGAAGGTTCGGATCGTTCAAAACCGCAGTGTACGCCCGCTCGTAGGCACGGTACTTGAGATCTCTTTGTTGAGGCTGAGGAAGAGTCGATTGGGAATTGCTCGGAACGTAATTGCTGGGGACGATGAGCTGATTGTTGTAGCGGTATTTGTGACCTGTACCGTCATCGGCATATCCCACGTCACGGTTCCAGGAATTCAAGCGAAACGCAGGACTATTCAACGAGCGAAAATCAACCGTAGGGTTCTCAATCCAAGAATAGGAGACTTTGACATCATCTCCCGGGTTTGGGGGATTCGTCAGAATGATCTGTCCAAGAAGCCCGTTCACCTGTTCTGGGATAACCTGAACGTTGTTGATGAGAACCGTGACATCATCGGCTCTCTCGGCAATTTGCCCGTTACGTGGGTCAAAAACCTCCCAGGAGATGTCAGTATTGTCTGGGTCCGGAAGGTAGAAGCATGACACGAGCTTGACAGCCGTCGTGCTCAAAATCGTTGCAATGCGGTACGTGCCCGCATTAACGTTCGTCCCACTCAGAGTAACGTAGAGCCCGAGCATGGACGGGGTGATGAGGCCGCCGGGCAGCACAACCGTAACTGGGTCCAGAATGGTTGCCCCCGATCCGCTCGCCAGGGTAAGCGGAGGTCTTGATATTGGCCCATGATCGACGAAAATCGACCTAGAGGTTATAGCCGGGGTTGTTGTGACCGCGAAACTCATTGATTTGTCACATAATTTCTGGATATGTCTTTGGGACCACCAATTTCTGTATCGAAGACCGTGGCGAATCCTGTGACGGTTGACGTGCCATACACTGTTCCCATTAGATTAGAAACGAATTCGACGTTCCCGGTGACGTCACAGGAACCGTCCGACTCTCCTGCGGCATCGATGGGGATAGCGTAGTCGGCAACGCACTCGGAGTTCGACGTAATGTTGGCACCGACTCCAATTGTGGTCGTTGCGGACGCGATGATCGTAGAGTTGGCATCGATTGTGGACGTATCGTGACCGTGGACGAAGATCGTGAGGGAATCACTGGTCGAAACCGCATCCGAAAGGGTCTCGCGATGATTGACGTTAATCGCATAGCTATTGGGCACGCACACGGAGTTGGCGGTGACCGTCGAGGAGACATTGAGAGTCTTAGTACCGTTTGCAGTGATCGAGGAGTTGGCCGTGACGGTCGCGGTGTCTGTCTTATAGTTGGCACCGATATTGGCTGTAACTGTAGAGTTTGCCGTAATGGCCGATTGACCGGTTACATTGGTAATAGCTTCAACCGTGAGAGTGGCGTATGCCTCAATGTTGACGTAGCCCGCCGCCTGCTGGTAGATGACATTTCCACCAACGATACACCCGGACTCGGAGAAGCCCTGTCCGAATACGGCTCCACCAAGGAGGCCCGTAAGGTAAGAGGTACCGTAGCCAGCCGAGGCAATGCTTTGAACGACCTGTTCTCTGACCCCAGTGGTCGAAAGACCCGTAACTGCCCCAGAAATGTGATTTGCATATTCCGCATTTCCAGTAATGGTACCGACACCATCGGCTTCACATGGATTGTCCCCGTAATACTGATTGCCAGGACCCATTATGGCCGTGGCCATGCCGGTAATAGAACCCGCAATATGGTTGTCAAACTCCGCGTCGCCGGACACGGTCGCGAACCCGTCCACCGTATTGAGGCTGGGAGCCCAGATCTTCCTGATACCACCATAGAGCTGACCGGTAGCGCCAGAGACGTCGGCTCCCGCATAAACCCTGTCGAGGGTCAGAGTTGTGTCGTTCTGGATGGATTCAATGAGATAGTATCCCGATCCGCCTGGGGCTGTGCCGCCGTAGAATTGAAGTATTTCACTCGCGTATAGTTGGGTCGTGAAGGAAGTTCCGACTCCAGCAACCACTGCGGTCCCATTCGTTAGCGTAAACGTACCCGTGGCAGTCTCATTGAGATTGCTGAGTTCGGTTACATTGCAGGAGCCAGACGTCGAACCAGAAATGTGATTCGTGTACTCGACATCACCCGTAAGGGTCGACGAACCGCCAGCACCAATATCCCCACCATCGACGGGGCTAAGGGCAATGATGAGGCCGATGTTAGCCTCAACGTAGGAAAGACCGTACGTAAGACCCTCAATCCAATTGGCGGGTTCAACGAAGCCCTGGACATAACACTCACCTCGGCACGTAATACCCTGGTAAAGGGAAGCACCAGTCGAGGTCGTTCCCGTGTAGGACGTGCTCAAGGTGAGAGACGTTTCACTGGAGATTGACTGGATGTAGTAAGTACCTGTTGCAGCCGGCGAACCCTCTCGGAAAGTTAGGGACTGGCCGATGTACAGGTTCAGGAAACTCGTACCGGTTCCAGTAACCGTTGCAGAACCATTCGTCAGGGCAACCGTCCCCTCGAGCTTCTGGAACTGCACCGAGATGAGCATCGTCGAGGCGATGAGGTCGACGGTTGCGGTCCCGCTAATCGTTTGGAACGGCGCGTACAATGCAGCAACGTTGTCCGAGTCCGTAAGAGTCTCGAAACTATCCGTGAGGGTCTCGTGAACTCCTCGACTGACCTTGAGCTTGTCGCTCGTTGTCATCGAATCCGAAGCAGACGGATAGTACTTGGCCGTCGCGGAAGCCGTAGTGGTCGCCGAACCATTGAGACTCGTGGCCCCAGACGCAACAATCACGGTAACCAGGGAGTCCTTGGTGGTCACCGTGTCAGAGACGTTCGCATTCAAAACAACAATCGAACCCGCCTGATCCGAAATTGCAATCGTGTCGGAAACCGACTGATGTAGTTCAGCATTGACGTTAGCCGTGACACTAGAGTCAGCCAAAACGGACGAGGTTCCCGTAGCATTGATATAGTTCGTCAGGGAGTCGGACGTGGTGGCCGTGTCGGAAACCCCCTCCACCACCGTATGAACAACGGCAAGGGAGTCGGAAACTGTAAAGTCATCGGAGACATTTTCGAAGTAGTTCGAGTTCTGACGGGCCGTGAGGGACGAGTCGGCGGTGATCGATGCATTCGCCGTAAAATTGGCGTCCGTCTGAATGGAGTCACTGATCGAAACAGAATCGGAGAGGTTTTCGTAGATGACAATGACAGCGGTTAGAGAATCCGTGACTGTAATCGTATCCGACGCGTGAATCTCATCGTCAGCAAGCGGAGATGCCGTGACCGAGGCACTTGCATTTAGAGATGCGGTAACCTCAAAAGATGCCGACGTGTTAAGGCTATCCGTAGGGGTAATCGTATCGGACAGTTGCTCGTTAACAACGATGACGGCGACGAGCGAGTCGCTGATCGTAATGGTGTCAGAGAGTCGAGCCTCATCCTCGTCCGTAGCATTTGCTGTAACCGAGGAACTCGCGGAGAGGGAAGCGTCCGTTCCAAAAGATGCCGAGCTCGAAAGGGAGTCAGAATAGGCGACCGAGTCAGAAAGATTCTCGTAGGCGACTATGACTGAACTGAAGGAATCGCTGATTGTAATAGTATCGGAAATGGGCTCGATGTGGTCAGCCGTAATAGCGGCTACGAAGGAGTCCGAGCCGTCAAGCATCGCTGAGGCTTCGTAAGATGATGTGCCAGTCAAAGAGTCGCTGATCGAGATTGTGTCGGAGATGTTTTGGGTGATGACACTCAGGACTGTCAGGGAGTCGGACGTGGTGACCGTATCCGAAAGGCTCTCGCGGAGGTTGGCGGTAGCGCTGGCCGTAACGGTGGAATCCCCATTAATCGAAGACGAGGCAGTGAAGTTTGCATCCGTGTATAGATAATCAGAGGATGTAATCGTGTCCGACAGAGTCTCATGGAGCACGACGATGGCCGAAGCGGTGTCGGTAATCGAGATTGAATCGGAGATATCGACTTCCTCGTACGCATTGGAACTTGCCGTCACCGAAGACGTGCCATTGAGGGAGGCGGCTACAGTGAAGTTCGCATCCGCTGTGAGGGAATCGGAGCACCCGATTGTGTCGGACAAGGACTCGTGGAATACAACGATTCCGGTCGCCGAGTCCGTGATCGTGATGACGTCGGATAGATAAACATAGTCATCCGCCGTAACGTTTGCTGTCAGGGACGATGAACCGTCGAGGGTCGCGGATGCCGTGAAGCTGGCGTCTGCTGTTAGGCTATCCGAAGTGGTGACCGAATCCGAAACGCTCTCATGAAGAACGACGATTCCGGTAACCGAGTCCGTGATCGTGACGGTGTCCGAGAGGTGGATTTCATCGTCTCCCGTTACCGAAGCGGACAAGGACGCGGAGCCGTCCAGGGTAGCAGTCGCATGAACGTCGGCACTGGTCTGTAGGAAGTCCGTAAGAGAAATGGTGTCCGACAGGCTTTCGGTAAAGACAACAACCGAGCTGACGGAATCCGTGATTGAGATCGTATCGGAGAGGTGAAGTTCGTCCTCTCCAGTGGCATTAGCCGTGACCGAGGAGTCAGCGGAGATGGTCGACACCACGAAGTAGGCGGCGTCGGTCTGAAGGGAGTCTGTATAGCTAACCGAGTCCGACAGGTTCTCATTGATTACGATGACCGCGGTTAGGGAGTCACTGATAGAGATCGTATCGGATAGGTGAAGCTCATCGTCTGCCGTCACGCTCGCGGTGAGCGTAGAACTGGCCGAAATGGCCGAGGCTGCCTCGAAAGACGCAAAACTGGTAAGAGAGTCCTCGTACGTCGTTGTGTCAGAGACGCTAACAGTAAGAACCACCTGAGCGGTCAGAGAATCGCTACTAGTAATCGAATCGGAAATAGTGATGATATGATCGGCTGTGATAGCGGCTACGAAGGAGTCGGAACCATCGAGCATCGCCGAGGCTTCGTAATCCGCAGTGCTCGTCAAGGAGTCACTGATTGAGACCGAGTCCGACACGCTAACAGTAAGAACCACCTGAGCGGTCAGAGAATCGTAGATGCTGATTGTGTCAGAAACTGACGTGGGGTAATTCGAATTCGACCGAGCCGTGATAGACGAGTCCCCATCTATCGATGCGGAGACCGCATGGTTAGCGCTTGTACTGAGGAAGTCCGAAGTGCTGATCGAGTCAGATAGTGCTTCGTAGGCAACAACGATTGCGGAGACGGAGTCCGTGGCCGAAATCGTGTCCGAGAGGTGGAGTTCATCATCTGCCGTCGCGGCGGCCGTAAGAGAGGAGCTTCCGTTGAGGTTCGAATGCGCCGTGAAGTTGGCGTCCGTTTGAATCGAATCGGCATAGGTAATCGTATCCGAGGGACTCTCGTACACAACGATGACCGCGGTCAGAGAATCGGAGATGCTGATTGTATCAGTGACAGACCCGCTATCGTGAGCCGTAATACTAGCGGAAACCGATGAAGTTCCGTCGATGGTCGAGGTTCCCGTATGACTGGCTACGGCCTGAAGAGAATCGGTCGAAGTGATCGTATCCGAGATGTTGGCTTGGATGACGACAACCGCAGTCAGGATGTCACTGACCGTAATGGTGTCCGAAAGCGTCTCGACGTGCGAGGCCGTGACGCTAGCAGAAACCGAGGCGTCGGCGTCGATGGTTGAGGTTGCAGTGAAGTTGGCGTCAGTTTCCAGGGTGTCGGAATAGGTGACAGTGTCCGAAACGTTTGCGTGGACGATGATAACTGACGTTACCGAGTCAGAAATAGACACGGAGTCAGATACGGAGGCGGCATCGTGGGCTGTGATGCTGGCCGAAACCGAGGAACTCGCCGTGAGGGACGCTTGAACCTGATGGTTCGCATCCGTCTGGAGGGAATCCGAAATGGTGACCGTATCGGAAACGTTCTTGTAGATCGTGAGGGTCGTCGACAGGGAGTCCGATATGGTGACAGTATCGGAAAGGCTCTCAACGTGATCAGCGGTGATCGCCGCCAAGAGGGAGTCGGTTCCGTCTATGACCGCGAACGCCTGGTAGCTCGCATCCGTGGTCAGAGAATCGGTACAGGTAATCGTATCCGAGAGAGAAGGTATACCCGAGAGAACAACGGAAAGTGAATCCGAGAAGGTGACAGTGTCTGAGACAGGGTTTAGGTAATTGGAGTTGCTTCGAGCTGAGCAGGTCGAGTTCGCCGTCAGTGAGGCGGCCACTTCCCTTATGGCAATGGCAGAGGCCGTGTCTGAGTACGTGATCGTATCTGAAACGTTCGCATTGAGGACGACGGTTGCGGTAACCGAGTCCGTGGCACTGACCGTATCAGACAAACTTGCCTTATGCTGAGCAAGGGCCGAAGCGGATACGGATGCAGAACCGCTCAAACTCGAGGCGGCCGTATGATTGGCGTATGCGGTGAGAGAATCCGTATAGGTAACCGTGTCCGAAACGCTTCGATGAACCGTGGTTATGCACGTGACCGAATCAGTAGTCGAGATCGTGTCACTGAGAGATATGACTCGATTCGCTTGAGCCGATAGGGAGTCCGTGGCCGAAATCGTATCGGAAAGGGATTGGATATGATTCGCGTCAATGGAAAGAGAATCGGTGACCGAAACCGTGTCGGAGACGCTTACCGACAACACAATGATTGAGGACAGAGAGTCCGAAATTGAGATCGTGTCTGATAGACTCGGATTGTGTTGCGCGAGAGCTGAAGCCGTGAAAGACGAGCTGGCGGATAGAGAGGAAGCAGCGACCTTATTCGGATGGGCCGTAACAGAATCAGTGCACGTAAGGGTGTCAGCAAGTGGAATACTGTTATTCCTGCCGACTGCCAAGGAATCGGATACCGCAATTGTGTCACTGACCGAGATATGGTGACCAGCAGAGGGCGAAAGAGAGTCAGAAATTGTAATCGAGTCGGACGTGCTGATAGCTCCGTACGTCCGTTGTTTCTGAAGTGGTTGTCGACGTCTCGGAAGCTTTGCGTAGTAGGGAACGGGCGGGTCGGCGCCCTGAGTGGCCGTGTTCGCTGATGTGTTGATATTCGCCGTGGTGGCGGTGGTGCCCGTATAAGGTTGGGCTAGAGTGAGCTGACCATTTCCCATTGTGTAACCACTATTCGTGGGAACAGTGGTCGTCATGGTCATGGAGGTGGAACTGTTAATTGATGATATCGTATACGTGCCAGTTGCCGTCTCGCTCTCATAGTATAGAGTTACGGTTTGACCTGGGAATAGGTGAGTAAAATCCCCAGTATCAACTGCCCCTACGCCCCCGACGGTGTTGCTTGCGGTGAGCGTTGTGGTGCCATTCGCATTTATACCGCAACTGCAATTGTAAATGGCTGCAATCGTGTACAACGGAGAAACGGTAACACCCACGGGACCCAATGGGGTAACGGACACTCCTGAGGTGTTCGCCGAACTGGTGTAATTCGTTGTTAGAGTCAACGAAGTGGTACTAGAGATGCTCTGAATGACATAGGTGCCAGATGCGGTAGGGGAGCCCCCGCTAAAAGTTATCGATTGACCCGCAGCAAGATTCGTTGTAAAGCTGGTACTGGTACCAGTAACGGTTGCAGAACCATTAGTGAGGGCGACCGTACCTGGAATAGTGGATGGGGACCCTTGGTATGGGGTCGTCAAAGTCAGTGCGGTGTTACTCGAAATGGAAGCGATGGTGTAAATACCGACCGATAGTAAGGCTCCAATTGTCGTTGCCGAGGCATAGTTCGTTGTTAGTGTCAGAGACGTTGTACTCGCAATAGCCGCGATAACGTAGGTGCCGGATGCGGTTGACGAGCTACCAGACGAGGCGCCACCACTGAACGTAACCGTCTGTCCTACAACCAAGGTAGTTGTAAAACTAGTGCCAGAGCCTGTTACTGTAGCCGATCCATTGGTAACAGTGACAGTACCTCCAATGGTACCTGGACCAGTAGAGAAGGAAATGGGTTGCCCGACAGCAAGCAGGGTTGAAAAACTAGTGCTCGTACCTGTAACTGTCGTTGAGCCATAAGTGAGTGCGGCAGTGCCGGCTATACTAGATTGAGAGGAAAAGGATACGATTTGCCCAGGGTACAACTGGTTCAAGTAGTTGTAGTTCCACGACAGAATCGTGGTTGGTGCCGTCGGAGTGACCGTGGTTGAACCGTTTGTAACCGAGTTCTGAAGACTTACAATTGAGAACCCCGACCCGTTCCCCAAAAGGGTGTACGTAGCGCTAGTTCCAGCAAATGGCCTTAATGCAAATTCAACATTGTAGAAGTTCGGGGCTTGGTTGTTGAGGTCTGTTTCTCTAGTAAATGGCCAGTATCCGTAAAGGGTATTCAGATTGTCATATGTGGGGGAGAGTTGCTCGGACTCCCTTTCAATGGCCGCAATCGGCAGAGCCTCCAGCCACATTTTCAGACCAGATATCGAACCTATGAAGGTGTTCTGGAATGTGTTTGTGTACGTGTAGGCGCCGTAGTTGTAATTGATACCCAGGCAAAATGTCTGCCCGAGCACTTGTGGGATAGTGGTGTTAGTGTAGTAACTGAGTGAGCTAGTAGGTGTGCCCACAGCCTTCGCAAAAATGGTGACAACCGTAGAGGCCGTGTAGGCACTCATCGTCATTCCGACGAAGTACCATTGGTTGTTCTGTAGGGAGACAGTGGATCCGCTTGTAGTGACAACCGTAGAGGTAGGATCTCCCACCGCTAGAGTGAGCAGACCGGGGGACCCCGCTGCACCCGCGGAACCTTCAATAACTAGAGCGATAGTAGAGCCGCTGGCCGTCGAGGCCATCTGAAACAAGTAGGCATACGGGGCCCCGCTGCCGTTGTTGTTCAACGACTGAAAGTGCTGCATGTTGATAAACATGCAGATGGTGAAGCCGTAACCGTTCGAAGAAATGAGCGCGGGAGAGGGGGTCGCTACGAGACCGCCGGCACCTCCTGATAGGTATAAGGACACGTCAGATCAACCTTTCTAGGTTATGCAACCTGACGCTTGATGCCTTGCCACGTGTGACCAAAGGCCGGGGTCTCCAAGTACAAAGACGTCGTAGTCGAAGTCGTTCCCGTGTAATTGGACGCCAAGGTCAACGAGGTGCCGCTTCCAATTGCTGAAATGGTGTACGGGACTCCGGGCTGAGAAGCAAAGGAGATGACTTGCCCAACGGTAAGTTGTAGAAAGCTCGACGTAGCAGTTGTAACTGTCGCGGACCCGTTCGTCACATTGACGTTAGTCAGGCTGTCAAATGCACTAGTCAGTAGGGCGACTCCGCTTCGGTTCTCAACGATGATGACTATGTGATCGGGAAGGGAACCACTGAAAGCGGACGCGACACTGAAGGGGGAGCTAAACTTGCTGACGTACCCTGTTAGGGTCGTACCGGTACTTGTTGCTCCAGTATAGGGAGAGGTCATCGTCAGAGTGGGATTGCCCGTCAAAGTCACTGACCCCGAGCCAGAGTTATTTGCATTAGTAGTTAGCGTTAGCGAAGTATTGCTGGTGATCGTCGCAATGACATATGTGCCCGTCGGAGGAGTGGTTCCACCTGAAAATGTAACTGCCTGGCCAGGAACGAACTGGGTCAAAAAGCTTGTGGAGGTTCCCGTAACGGTTGAAGAACCGCTCGTAGTGGCGACTGTACCACTACCCGTAACGCTGCTACCAATGGCCAAAACCATGTATGGGACACCGGCTTGACTCGCGAGAGTTATGGTTTCACCCACAGCAGCAGTAAAGGCCGTCGCGCTAGAGAGGACGGAGTATCCGTTCGTAGCATAAACCGTTGTGCTTCCACCTGGAGCCGTGGCAGCGGACGTGCCGACGTTCATTGTACCTATGAGTCGGGCATTCGGAGGAGATGTCAAGGTCACAGGAGCGGAAACCCCGGTTACCTCTTCACCGTAAGTCAATCCGCCGTCCGATGTGCCCGTCGCGTATACGTTAATGATCGACGGTGCGACAGGAGTTGTATTCGTGGTGGCTTTGACTTGGACGAAAATGTCCTCGAACTCATTGAGAAATGAGTACATAGACAGTGAGTTTGAAGTCGTGCCTGAGTAAGTGGTGGTCAGACTCAAGGAGTACGCACTTGCGATAGAAGCTATCGTGTAGGTAGTCCCCAGAGACCCTGCAAACTGTACAACCTGATTGACGTACAAGGTGGAGTTGAAATACGTTCCTCCGTTGGTGTACAAGGTGGCGCTCGACGACGTCGCACCACTGTAAAAACCCGTCAGAGTGAGAGTCGTATTGGTAATACTGGAGATCGTGTAATTCACCCCGGGTTGCGAGCTGAAACTGATCAATTGACCGATGCTCAACGGAAGGTAGGTGAAGCTGGCCCCAGACGTCCCCGTGCCCGTATAGTTCGTGGTTAGGGTCAAGGAGGTGTTGTTTGTGATCGACCCAATGACGTAGGTCCCCGTTGCCGTACCACCACCGAACGTGATCATCTGACCCACGGACAACTGAGTCAGGAAGCTCGTGCTAGACCCTGTCACGGTTGCAGAGGCGTTCGTGACAGTTACGGTCCCCGTTCCTGTGTATCCCGTAAGGCTCGTGGTGACGCTCGTCGAACCATTCGTCACCGTCACCGTGCCAGAAATGGAAGCCATCGAGACGGCCGTCGAACCATTCGTCACCGAGACAGATCCAGGAAGCAGAACTATCCCGTTCGCCGTGTTGTCGATGTACGAAGAGGCTGTCGCGGACGTTGAGCCCAGGTTCGCCAGAGCCATCGGCAAGGGCTGAGCCGGTGCCGCGTAATTGGACGAAACTATGCTCATGGGGTGCCTAATCCCGTGAGCTAAAAGAAGAAAGTGGCCTCAGGAAAGAGTCCCCGCAAGACCAATTTCCAAGGGTTCCCCACAATTTTTGGGGAACTAACCTTTGGCCGTTTCTTTGACTGGAACGATGGCTACCACTCGAAAGAGGTAGGGAGCCGCAAGCGGGGCGCCAGCAAGACCGGCCGCGAACTTCTCTGCGGCGGACGCGGTAAAGGGACCGTGGTGAATGTCCACGAGGCAGATAACCTTCTCCTCGGTTCCATCTTCACTCCGAACAGTGGCTTTTCCGTGTAGGTTCTCTTTTACATTGACCATTTTGGTGTCCTCCATAGGAACAGGAATCCTAGCATAAATGGCTCACGTTATGCAGTGAATCCATAACGTGTGGTGACGTAGCTCTTCCAAGCGGAGCGCACTGTAGAGCCGACGGATCCGTTGTAAAAGGCCAACTCGTAAATCTTCCCACCAAATTGAATGGAGCCTGCCCCGTTACCCACTACAATGCCGGTTCCGCCCGCAGGTACGTTACCACCGCCCCCAGAGGAGGCAGTGGTGCTGTTCGTGGTAGTGGAAACATATGAAAATGCAGAGGTGGTAGAAAAAAGGCAATCGATAAGGTACGAATTTCCAGTTGCGACCGTAACCTGATTTATGAAGCTAGTACTAGTTCTCTGACCAATCTCAGTGGCAGTTCCCATACGAATAGCCGGGTACCCTGCGCCAGAATTGGTTAGGTCGATCAACCATGCCGTAGAATCCGAGGTAGTATACTGAACCACCATGAAAACTTCGTATGGATTGCCTAGGTTCAAAGTCTGACTTGACGAAAGGAAGTACCCCCCTATGGTCGAGAAGTCAATATACGGACAACCATTGAGACCTCCAGTAGTCTTGTACCCGGGCCTATTTCCAGGCGTTGCTTGAGTCAATGTTTGACTGTTGGCCAAACCCAATTGGTCCACCCACTCAGAGACGTTATTGCTTGAGTCTGTAGTGACGCCTAAGTCACTACGAAACCAAGAAACGCAAGTCGGACTGGTGGTGCCCGTGGCAATAACGGGAAATATGTTTATCGGTGCTGGAGCGCCTGCTCCCAATGCGAAAGGCATCTTAGGCCACCACCTTCTGCGTAACGTCGATAGACCAGTGGATCGTCGTCGACGCCAAACCCGTAACCGAGATTTGCAAGGTGTTCGTGCTGAGAGCGACCGAGGAGTTCATAGAGCTACCTGAACCGTTCGTGAGGATATTGTAGGCCGCGGGAGTCGAAGGGTTCAGAGTGGCGGCGGAGGACCCCGCTCGTTGAACCAGGAACTCGTAGTCGGCGCTATAGAGGTCTCCCGCTCCGCCCGTGTCTACCCCTAGAACGTTGACAATGAAGCGACTGGCGGAGCTTGCAGCCATCGCAATCGACACGGCCGTCGTGGACGTGGAGTTTGTGGTCGTCTGGGAGTAGATGATCGAGTTGACGGGATTTGTACCGCTAGAGTTCAGGACCGTCTCGGTTGCCGTGATGGGAATCGAAGAGGCGCCGCTGATCGAATTGACCGTTCCAGTAACTGACCCGGGTCCCGTTGCCGTGACGTCTCCCGTAATGGCCGTGATGGCCGAGGTGGAACTCGATTCCAATGGGTCGACGAATTGGCGTTTGGTGCCTTGCCATGTGTGCGTGAATGCCTCGATGTAAATAGAAGCAGTCGAAGCCCCGGCACCCGTATAGTTCGTGGTCAAAGTCAACGAGGTCCCACTAACCGAGGAAACGGTATAGGGAACTCCCAACTGGGAGCTGAACGAGATCATTTGACCGGGGGTCAGGAAGGAGGCCAGAGTCGCGCTCGCCGTGACAAGGTTCGTTCCTGGAGTTAGAGCCGCGGTCGGGGTGATCGCCGTATTGAAAAGAGTCTGTCCGCTCCTGTTTTCGGCAATGAGGACAATATGGTCAGGGAGAGTTCCCCCATATGCCGCTGCAATGCTGAAAGGAAGACTGAATTTGTTGACGTAAGCGGTAAGAGCTCCCGTGGTCGTAGTCGTACCCGTGAAGGGGGTGTTCAAAACGAACGTCGGTTGACCTGTCATGGTCGCTGAGCCCGTCCCAACCCCAGTAGCCGTGTTGATAGTCAGAGAGGTATTACTGGCGATGGCCGTAATGACGTACGGCACGGTACCAGTCAGGTAGGTAGACTGGATGACTACCTGTCCAACAGAGAAGGTGGTCGTAAACGTCGTGCCAGACCCCGTCACCGTCGTGGTGCCGTTGAATGTTACCGTAGCCGAGGATTGAGTCGTGGCCGGTATCGCGATGATCGTGTACGGGACTCCCACCTGACCCGTGCTGAACGTCACCGTCATTCCAACTAGCAAGCTAGAAATGGTGGTAGACGTGCCAGAAACAATGGAGGAACCGTTCGTAGCGGTAAGAGTGGAACCACCAATGTTGGACGATGGAGCGGCCGTAGTACCTAGATTGATGATTCCAACGAGTCTAGCGTTTGGCGGGGCCGTCAAAGTAACTGGACCTGAAACCCCGTTAACCTGCTCACCGTACGTGGTACCGCCATCGGTCGACCCCGTGGCGTAAATGTTTAGGATAGCTGGAGCTGTTGGAGTGCTGGAAACCGTAACCCTAAACTGAACCAGAATGTCCTCGAACTGATTGAGCAACGAGTACATTTGGAGTCCGCCCGCTGTCATTGTCGCGTTTACCGACGTCGTGGATCCCGTGTAAACGGATCCAAGGGTGAGGGACGTAGAGCTTTGAATCGAAGAAATGTAGTACGTACCCGAAGCCGTCGGAGTACCGCCACTGAACGTGACGTACTGACCCGCGTAGAAGCTTGTAAAACCGGTTCCCGTAACCGTAACGGACCCGTTCGTAAGGGCAACGGATGCCGTAGCCCCCGTCGAGTTCCCCGTGTAGTTGCTCGTCAGAGTCATGACATATGGGCTCGTGATCGAGGAGACCACGTACGACGTACCCAACGTGCCCGCGAACTGAACCGACTGACTCTGGTACAGAGCCGAATTGAAGTACATACCCCCGTTCGTGTACAGGGTTGCGGTCGAGGATGTTGCGCCGCCGTAATTACCCAAGAGAAGCAACAGAGTGGTGCTAAAAACCTCAAGAATCGTGTAGCTCACACCAGGCTGGGAACTGAAACTAATGACCTGGCCCGCGCTTAAGGGCGTGAAGTTTGCCGTGCCCGCCGTAACGATCTGCGATCCCTGGGTCACCGTGACGGTTCCCGAGATTGACGCCATTGTGACGGTTGCGGAACCGTTCGTGAGGAGAACCGTTCCAGGGAACAATAAAGACCCGTTCGCCGTGTTGTCGATGTAGCTCGACGCCGTGGCCGAGGCACTGGTAAGGCCCGCCAGGGACATACCCAAAAGCTGATTGGGCGAGGAGTAGATAGGCGAAAGAGTGCTCATGGGTGCCTACTCCCATGAGGTAAAAGAAGAAAGTTGGCTCAGTGGAGGAGGTCCGTGTCCTCAGAACTTGGGAGAGTAGGTTCGGGTTCCGCCAAGAGTAAGTTTCTCTACGGACAGTTGACGGTCAACTATGCCTCAGTGACGGTCAATTGTCCTGCTGGGAATTTGATTTGGTCGTTCATATTGACAACGCGGGAAGTCGTCAACGAGCCGAAATAAAGCATGTTGCCAGTGTTTGGGTCATCGAGAATGGCGAAGGCGACAACAGTACCCCAAGACGACGTCGCAATGGGGTATGTGATGTCCAGAGTATTTGACACGGCACCCGCTACGGGAGCACTGAAGCTCGCGGCCTGTCTCGTGTAACTGCCCCCGCTGACCTCCGTGCCAGTCGTTGTGGGAGTCGGAGAACCGGTGTACAGAGCCACGTATACGGTCGTCGGGGAGCTGTACGCGGTGTTTCGCAATGCAGCGTTCAGCACGGCAGTTTCGAAGTACTGAGTCTTGGGCATGGACTTGGCCTCTGTCTCGGCGTACCGAGCAATCGGAAGTTGCTATCCATTATGAGCGTACAAGAGAAAACCCAAAAATTTAGGGAGCAGCGACGAAGACGCTGTACGACCCGGAACCTACGCCTAAGGTGAGCAAAACTACCTGATTGGCACTCGCGGTTCGAACTCCCAGAATGTTCACAACGGTTGGGCCAGAAATGCTGTAAACGGCGGGGTTAAGGAGCGGGGTGTCAATCATCATCTGCTTCGAAAAAGTCAAAAGAAAGCTCCCGTTGGCAGGAATGTACTCAACGTCCGTGACTTGGGGCCCGCCAGTGGCAGTTCGCCATTGAGCTGAAGCGTTGAAAGGGGTTCCATCCGCATTCTGAAGACCCGAGACCGTCAAAAGGTACAGGCTCGAACTCGTGGGCTCGTAAATGTACAGGGTGACCCCTGTAACAACCCCTGGAACACTTTGAATTGGAACCGCCGAGAGAACCATGGAAGGGACGCCCCCTCCGATAGCCGTGACTTGGTAGTTACCAGGATCATTGACTCCGTAAAGAAGCAGGTTCTTCGAGAAAGTAACAGTGAGGATCGACCCGCCCGAAACCGTAATCGCGTTCGGAATTACCGCCGTAAATGTCGAACTAGCGATAATGGTAGAGCTTACGGATTGGTTCGCCATGAGTTCCTACAACACCGAAGAGACAAAAGATAAAACGGTCGTCCGTAATTCGGACGACCGTTCTTTCAAGTGCTTGAAAAGACACTCAAATGGTGATGGTGTATGTCACCGCTAAAGTATCATTGGTGTACAGCGTTCGCTGCGTGAACAGAATCTCGTTGTTCATCGCGCCGGCCGAAGAGGCATTGAAGAGCGCCGTGAGCTGAACCGCCTGCGAGGAACCGCCCGTATACGTGAACGTGTGGGAAATCGTCGCCGTCGTTGTGCCCGTCGTGTGGGCGTACGTGCCTTGGGTTCGTCCGAGGCCGTTCGTCGTAAGCTCACCGGAGAGAGTCGTATCACTGTAGGAGACCGCCGTGGCGGCCGTTGCGCCGTACGACGTGCCCGTGTAGTTCCCCGTCAAAACGATTGCCGTGCCCGAAACCGACAAGACCGTGTAAACGGTGTCGCTGGTGTCGGAGGTGAACAGGATGGTCGCTCCAGGGTAGAGGGAGCCAGTCTGAGACGTGGACGCCGTAACGTTGGCCGACCCGTTGGAAACGTTGAACGTACCGGACAACGAAGTGCCCGCCGAGTTCGACAGGGCGATGTAGTTGAAGCCGTTGGTTGCCAGGCCCGTCGTTGCGTACCCCTGAATGAAGAGCTGGTCGATGCCGCCGCTCAACACGAGGTTGTGCGCGACTTCGTCGTCTTCTTCCTGGCGGTACATCCAAAGCCCTCGCGACTCATCGAAGTCGTAGGCTCGCTCGACATGGATCAAAGCCGAGGATCGAAAACGGGGGTGGGTTTCTTGAATCAGCATGGGCGATGCTCCTAGCCTTGGGGGGATAATCAAAGGTTATTGAACTGGAACTCAAAAGTCTTTCGAGTGGTCCTCACTGACCACTGCTTTATTGACCTTGACCCCAAGACGATCCCTGTCACGTATACCCGCCCAATAAGAACGAAAATCCTCGTAGTAGTACGTGTGGAGATACCAGGACATGGCATCGAGGATCTTGTTGATGTTCGTTCCGTTCGGAACGTAGGTGTCCTGGAAAATGTACCGAATCGTATAAAGGGTATGGGCGGGTCGAATGATGTCAAGGATGAGCCGTATGGAAGAATCCACGTCAAAGACATCTGGCGGAAACCCCCCACCGGGAGGGGCGACGACGTCTATTCCGAATCCGAACTCATCCGATATGTCGTAACCGGAGGCTCCCTGACGAACGAGGAGGAAGTTCTCCGTAACCGTCACGGCGCCTGTATAGAAGAGGGCTACCGCATCCGAGATAGATTTGGGTATTGACCCCTGAAAGTAGATTTGGAGCAACCCCAAAAGAAACGTTTGGAAGGAGTTGTCCGAGAACGTAATCGTTGGGATCTGCCCGTTTACGAGCAAAAGGTAACCGCAAATCGTATAGAGGAAGTCCGACCGTGTCGTCTGTTGATTGGGAAGGTTACCCCAGTTCAAGTCCCCGCTTACGTCCTCAAGAGCCAGCTCGAGGCGTGCGAGTTCCACGGCAACGGCTTTAAGCTCCAACGTGTAGTTTGGGCCTTCAATCGTGCTCGAGTAGTTACTGGGAAGAAGATCGAGGAGGGTTTTGAAGATTGCCTGAGACCGGTAAAAGAGCCTAAGGTTGTACTCTTTGCCCTTCTGAACGATGTTGTAGTTCAGGCGCGAAGGATCGAAGGAGAACCTAGCCATACCCTAGCTTATCACCTTCTGCGTGACATCGATCGACCAATCAATTGTAGTCGAAGACAGTCCAGTAACCCCCACTCTGAAAGTGTTTCCAAGCAGAGAAACGCTAGAGCTCATGGAGCTGCCCGAACCGTTCGTGAGAATGTTGTACGGAGCTGGAGTTGTGGGATTCAAAACGGCCGAAGAAGAACCGGCCCTCTGAACGACGCACTCGTAATCCGCGGAGTACATATCCCCTGCCCCGCCCGTATCTACACCAAGAACATTAATGGTGAAGCGGCTAACCGTGGCTGGAGGGAAGGTGCCGATAGAGTATGGGTACACCGTAGTTGCGTTGGTCGTTGTGTATGTGGTGACGATCGCACTGATGGGTGCCGTGGGAGTACCAGAAGAGTTGAGTGTCGTCTCCGTGGCCGTGATGTTGATGGGAGACGACCCGCTAATCGAGTTGACCGTCGCCGCAGCGGAACCTGGCCCTGAGGCTGTAACGTCCCCAGTAAGAGCCGTGATCGCTGGAGCGGTTGTGGTGACCCAACCTTGACCCGTACTGATGATGTTAGACGCAGAACCGCTAATGATCGATACGGTGGCGCCCGTGAGAGCCCCACCGTAGGAGCTTGAGCCGCCGACCGTAATGGTGTTACCAGTATTGTTGATGATGGTTTTCTGGTAGCCTTTGGTCACAAACGGAAGAACAACCGTCGTAATGGTTGGACCAGCGATTGCGATGGTTCCGTACATGAAACTCGTTGAATCAACCCAATACGTTGTGGCCGACCCACTATAAAGCTGCTTGTAGTAGGTGTCGTAGCAAGGGATTCGCACGCACGCCGTATTGTTCGAATCGACGAACGTTGCATTCACCTGAGTGAACACCCCACCCGCGGTCGGAGCAAAGAGAATCTGATTAGGGACATTCCACCAAACGGGAGGCTGTGTATTTCCGATTAGGTAAGCCGACCCGTTGGGAAACGGCACATCTCCATTATTCGCAATTTGAGAAGGGTAGAAGCTCAAAAGGGGCTGGGAAACGAGAGGAGTAGAACTCGCGGTGTACGTAGGACCCAAACCGTTGTAGTTGAAATTCAGGTACTGGAGAGAATAAACGGTTCCGGCAACATAGGATCCGTCCCCAGAAACCGGCATCCACGAGATTCCGCCTCCAACAGCGATAGGAGTTCCGGGAGTAAACGTAACAGCAGAGGAGTCCGGTGGAGAGAAAGTGCCCGTCCCCAGGACATAGGTCGTAGAGGAGACAATTCGGATGAAACAATTTTGAACGGAAGCCGACACAGTCACATTGAGGCCAGAGGATGCCGCATAGGTCGTGCCAGTGTAGTTCGTTTGCAAGATGATATGGGCACTCGTAACTGAGGATACGAGGTAAATAGTACCGCTCGTATCTGACGAGAAGGTAACAGCATCACCAGCAATCAGGGTACTGACCTGAGAAGAAGTCGTTGGCACAGTGGACGAGCCGTTGGTAATGGCAAACGTACCACTCAAAGACGTTCCTGGAACGTAGAAGTATGCGGCCGGAGGGGGAGTGGTGGACCCGTCAGGACAAAGAATGGTGGTATTTCCAACGGACGGAACAACGATACCCGTGTTGGGAACAGGGAATATCGCACTGTACGTGTTCCCACCGTCCGGGCTGTACTGGGCTTGTAGGGAAAGACCAGGGAACCCAGTCGTAGTGATCTTAACCGCAGGTAGAACAGATGCGGTATTGAAGCTGCTTGCCAGATAAATTGGAGTGCTGGATCCGCCAATTGCGTACCCTGCCGTAATAAGGCACGAGTCGTTGGTCAGAGACCACGGTCCGCATACGATGACACCCTGACCGCCGTAATCGTTTACGGTTCCAGACCCGTTGTAAAGGGAGAGCTGGGCGGTTCGGTTGTACGAAATGTTGAGCAAGCGAATGACAGTGTCGAGCAAACCGCCGCCCTCGTTCGTTGCTCCGAGGTCGAAGATTTGAACCGCACAGTCTGGCTCAGCGAGTAGAAGGACATCTCCAAGCGTGTTCGCGCATCCCTCGATGAGAGGATCGGTCACCATCCAGCCCGACCCGCCGAGGATCAAGGCGTATGACATGTTCCCGCCGTAGACGAACTGGATGTGCTCAATAGCGTTTTGGTTGGACGCCCCAACTCCGCAAAAGCCGTAGCTCTCCGAAGTGTAATAACCATGAGAGCCCGTTAGGAAGGCGTTGCCTCCGAAGACAAAGATTTGCCTGTAAGTGCATTCATAGCAGTTGTTGACCCAGGTTCCGCCGATCGTCCCTTGGAGCCAGAGTCGTTCGTACTTGTTGAACGGAGCGAGTTGGCTGTAGTAAGCCATTCCCGTCTGGTACTTCTGGAGAGCCAAGTCGTGAATATGATTCCACGTGGCACCTTGAGAGTCGTTGACCGAAGAGTTCCAACGGTTCCAAACGGACATGGTCTTCTGCGAGACCCCGTTCCCTTGAAGAATGCCGATTCGGATGTCGTTGAGATACGTCGACGTTCCCGTGACGAACAAGTCCCTCTGAATGTTTGAGGGGTCGAAGTTGAGGAGATAGATCGTATGGGCGTCCGTCGAGAGTTCCGCCGTTGGGGGCGTGAAGTTCGTCGTGTATTCCTGCGTTGCGGAAATACGGAGTCCCCCAAAGTACCCGTCGAAGTTCTCTCCGACAAGTTCCCCCCAGTAGCCAGTTCCAGGCTTGATATAGCCCGAGAACATGCAGCCCATCGTGAGCTGCTCGGTTATGTTCTGGACCAAAGTTCCAGTAATCGCCGTCTTTAGAGTCGTATCCTCGACGCCGTTGACGAACCAGTGGAGATATCCGTCCGCTCCCCAACTCATCGCAATGTGCGTGATGGTTCGAAGAGGGATCTGGATCCCTGAGGTCAGGGATCCGTTGAATTGTGGGTACGCGGGACCGCTCGGGAAGCTATAGAGATTTGACGTCGTCGCGATGTCTCCCGCGAGGTACCCATCACTCATACCGAACGAAACAACCCGATATGGGTAGCCGTAGGTATAGGCGCTGAACGCGCCTCCTGGTCCAACGCCGCCTCCTCCATTCACAATTGGGGTATAGGAGGCTCCAGTCGTGTACGAATTGAGGTAAACGAAGCACTCAATCGTGAGGCCCGTGGCTGGGCTCGTAGACGGCCCCAAACCGCCGAGGAAGCCGACACCTGTTTCGGAAAGTCGGAGGTACGCTCCGTTGTTCCCATTGGCGATAGTCCAATCGACCATATTGATGCCCGTAGAGGCATTGACTTGGCCAAGAGCGCCCGTGGCCGTGTACGTCGTACCCGTGTAGTTCGTCGTCAGGGTAATCGTCGTAGAATTGATCGGGGTTGTGAGGGTGTAGACCGTTTGGGTCGCGTCCTCGGCAAAGATGATCTTGTTCCCCGCTGCCAGAATTCCGACTTGGGACGACGTCGTGGTGACTGAGGCTGAGCCGTTGATAACGTGAAACGTCCCCACTAGATAGTTGACATACGGCGGCTGAGGATACGAAGGACAGTGGGCAATCAAGGGCCCGAGGAACTCTCCTTGGTAAAGGTTCCCGCCTGCGTCATACGAACGATCGTAGAACGTCGTAAAGTAGTCTGAAAAGATCTCCGAATTAGTCCCGTCGATGAATAGCGGAGACGTGAGGAAGTACGTGCCAGATGGACTCGGATCGAAGTAACATCGAGCTCCGCCGATAGACTTCGCGTGATCCAACATGGCTTGAAGGGCCGTATTTTGGCTCACTCCTACGGCGCCCGTTGCTCCGAAAGAGCTCGCGCGTAGGACGGGCATGACGCTCGTCCAAGACGCCGCCGTGGAGCTCGTAGCAACAAGGGCCTCGCCCGCCGCGGGCGTCCCACTGAGGACAATCGAGCCTTGGAGTCGTCCCGTAGTTGTTGAGATACTTCCGCCCGACCCCGATCCCGTCGTATCGCCCGTGAGGGTGATGGTCGGCAATCCGCCCGAGGCCAAGGATACCGATGAAGCGGAAGTAGCGCGTCCCTTGGCGTCGAAAGTCACCTCGGGGATGGTTGTCGTCGAACCGTACGTTCCTGCGGTCACCCCTGAGGTGGCCAGAGTTGACGCTTGGGATCCGCTACCAGGACCGGCGGTGACATCTCCAGTGAGTTGTGTGATACCCGTACTAGACGGCGTTTGCCAATCGGCCGCGGTCGAGGAGGTGGCTGTGAGAACCTGACCCGTGGAAGGCGTCCCAGAGACGGTGATTCCAGATACGGCCGAAACGGTCGGCGTTACCGTGGTGATACTGGTCGTTCTCCCCTTCACATCGATGGTGATAACTGGGATTGCGGTGCTTCCGCCCGTTGTCCCTGCTGTCGCTACCGTGGCGAGAGAAACGCCGATAGTACCACCTGCCCCGGAACCTAAGACGTCTCCTGTAATCGTGATTGTGGGTAGATTCGCGGAAGTGGGGGTGGGTGGTGTTGTTGCGACGGATGTAACCCGCCCCTTCGCGTCGATGGTAACCCTTGGAATGGCATTCCCACTGCCGTAAGTACCAGCCGTAGCCACCGTAGCAAGCGTTGTGGGTATACTTCCGGCACTTCCCGAACCAGAGACATCTCCCGTCAACGTGATTGTGGGAAGGTTCGCGGAACTCGGAGTGACCTGAGTCGTGGTAACCGCAGTAATTAAACCCTTGCCATTGACGGTAATGACGGGAATATCCCCACCGTCACCAAAGGTTCCAGTATCGGAGTTCACAGTGCTTAATGTCAGGACTTGAGATCCCAAGCCGGGACCCGCGGTGCCGTCCCCCGTAAGCTGATTGATTCCCGTAACGGCCGGAGTCTGCCAATCCGCTGTGGTCGAACTCGTCGCAATAAGAGCTTGTCCGATAGAGGGGGTGCCAGAAACTGTAATTCCACTGATGGCGCTGACCGTCGGAGTTGCCGTGGAAACAGATGTAACCCGCCCCTTCGCGTCGATAGTGATTACTGGAACTTGTGTGGAAGATCCTGTCGTTCCCGCTGTCGCAACTGTGGCAAGAGTGAATACCGATGCACCGGGACCAGTCGCCGTACCATCTCCAGTCAAGGAGGTGATTCCCAACCCCCCACTGTTCGGTTCCCAGCTCGCCGCAGAGCTCGAAGTGGCCGTGAGAATGTAACCAGCCGAAGGGGTCCCACTGAGGGTAATCGTTCCCTGAAGACTGTCTACCGTTGTGTTGATGGTGCCACCCGAGCCCGAGCCAGCGGCATCCCCCGTCAACGTGATTGTGGGAAGGTTCGAAGCGCTCGGAGTGACCTGAGCCAGAGAGACAGAGGTAATGCGTCCCTTGGAGTCAACGTTTACGACGGGAACGGCATTTCCACCGCCATAAATTCCAGCAGAAACACCGGAGGCGGCGAGAGTCGCCGCAGCCGTTCCAGGACCCGTTGCCGTAACATCTCCTGTCAGGCCCGTAATTCCAGCCGCAGGGAATGCTTCCCAGACGGCAGTCGTGGAACTCGTAGCAACGAGGGCCTGACCAGCGGACGGAGACCCTGGAATCGAAACCCCACTGACAGAGGAAACCGTCGGAGTGGCGGAGGAGACGGCCGTAACAAGTCCCTTGGCATTGATGGTAATGACCGGAACGGAAGTCGGGCCTCCTGTCGTTCCCGCCGTGGACACTGTGGCGAGAGTGAAAGGAACAACCCCTGGTCCGCTAGCTGTACCGTCACCGGTAAGTCCCGTGATCGCCAGCTCATAGCTGGGCGGGGGGAGAACATAGGAATTGTTTGGGTCTTGCCTGATTTTGAATGTGACGCCCGTTGAGAAATTCGGTGAGGTGTAGCAGCCGATCTGAAAAAACAAGCAACTGGTACCGGGCATGACAACTTCGGGAGCGTTCCATGTTCCCGTGAAGTTGATCGGAGCATCAGGAACAATACCCTGAGGGGTCAGAGCGATTGGACTGGTGGTTAGCTCAATTACAGAGCTTGGGCTTCCACCCTGCCAAACTCGGATAAGAAATCCGATCTCTCCACCAACACTTGTGGGTGACGTTTGCTCGATAGCCAGAGCAAACGTCCACTGGCCAGCCGCAAAGGTCTGAGTAAGCTCTGCCGTTTGAAAGCTGTCACTGCTCGAGATCGTACCGCCTACCGTAACAGGACCTGTATAGTTCGATTGAGTGCTGATCGTAAAAAAGGACGGACTTACGGATACGACCTGAGGAACGTAGCCAGGAGAAAAGGTTGGACCCGTTGAGAACCAAACATAATCCCCTGGAACTAGAACATCGACCTGACTGACCGAAGTTTGAACATTGGCAGAGCCACTCGTTGTGGAAAAGGTGCCAGACAGAGACTGCGGACCTGGGAACTCGGCAAACTGCCCTGACGTGGTAATCGCCTCCAACGTCCCGAAGACCATGAGGGCCGTCGTGTTGTATCCGTTGACGAGGCTCGTAGTCCATCCCGTGCCAGTCGTGGCTACCGATGGGGCGGACCCCCCGAATTGGGCAGTTCCATTGCTGCCAGTCGGAGAATTGACCAGATAAAATATACTCAAGGGGTCACCGTTCACCCTTGAGAAGAAAAAAGGAGATTACCGTCAACTTGTGGCAGTACGGTAGGTGATCGTGAAGTCCCCTTGTGTGATGTACTCAACGGCAGCCGCCGTGATATCGTGGGAACCGGTATCACCTCGTATGATGTACGTGCATGTATACGCATGATTCGTCGGAATATCGGGTGGTGTACCCGCCGATGATAGGGAAATGACCACGTGGTTAGCCGTAAGGACGAGTTGCTGAGCGGCGATTTGTGCGGGCGTCGTATAACCCTGAGCAATGAGGGTAGCCGAGTCGGAATATCCAGTAATGCTGGCACCTTCCGCCCCTATAATCCAACCCTGAGACGGACCGCTCGCCACCGTGGCAAGCGACGTCGCTGGAGTCATTTGCACGTCGTCTTGGAAGACTCCGTGGGTTTCAGTAGCCAATCCCCCACCGTCAGTTGTTGGGTACTCCAAAGCGCCCGTAAGAATGTATGCGTTATTGCCCCCGATATTAAGTGAGGGAACCGCCTGGTATGCCGAGTTCACGGTCTCTCGAAGCTTGATCGAACCATCGGCGTAACCCATGAGGGCGAAAGGTAGGACATTGAAGTCCACACCCGTCGTATCATTGATGGCGGCGTCTATGTTTGATTGAGCGACGCCCTGACCGATGAGCTTCTGATTCAGAATGAGAGAGGTGTTCGTACGAATAAGTGGGTCCACGGTCGACTGCACCGCGCCCGAATCGAGCTGAACCGTAGTCTCCAGGTTCACATCATTCTCAATTGTCTGCTTGACAAGAACGTCCGCCGTAACGTGCCTTTGGGTATTCACGACGGCTTGGAGCTGCTGGAGGAGATCGTTGATGACGTACGTGACCACGAAGTTTTCATCGTGGACGTAGTCGACGCTAACCGTCTGCCCACTAACAATGTTCGAAGTCGCTGTTCGCACGAGCTTTGCGGGCGTCGTTGCCGTTCCCTGAACGATATCGTAATCAGGAGCCGAGGAGCCTGGTCCATTGTACTCAGTCGTACGATCCGCAGAGTACACGGCAATCGTATCCGTGTTGATTCCTATGCTCTCTAGGGGTTCGTTGAAGAACCCAATGAGAACATGGACTTCATTGTTCACCGTAATGGTCGCTCCCGACGGGATTCCCTGATACTGAATGATCGAAATGTTGTCCGTGGAGATGGTAGATTCCCCAACGAGGAGAGGATCCGCGCTCTTGTCGAAAACGATATTGTTTGTGGGGGACAAGGGTCCAGAAACTTCTCCAACGACAGAAACGACTCGAATGACTGGCTGAAAACTGAACGTAAAAACGTTCGCCACTTGAAATCGGTAACTAGCTTCAATGACGTCATCAATGTGCGTTGTCGGCTGGTCCGGAAGAGCGGGGTTCAGCGTGAACGTCTCATAGTCGACAAGGGTCAACCCCGTGAGATCGTAACTCAACCCCTGCGTAACGTTGAATACACTCAGAACTTGGATAATAGGCGTTGACGGTGTGACCCTTGAGTCCAAAGCTCGCAGTGTGAGCGTCGCAAGATTGATAATAGAGGCATCGATCCCACTGGCAATCGTATACGTAAAGGCAAAAGTCTCAGAGATCGTACGCTCAAGCGTGCCTTGAACCCAAATGTCGACTTTGCCACCAATGTGCTTCATACGGACAGGGTCATAGTCGCGCATCATGAGGGGATCGCCACTCTTGACAACGAGGGCTTTCACTATGCCTACCTGGGACGAAGCCGTACGCTCGTAACCACCCTCAGTGCCCGTATCAACAGAGACGAACCCTAGGATGGCCCTAGCCGCGAGCTGGGAGTTTGTCTCGACGTCGGTCCCAAAGACCGTTGCAGCATCGTTTGTGACCAGAACACCCGAGACGCCCGAAATTTGCGTAATGGAACCCGCGGGAAGGTTTCCGATGCTCCCTGTCTGTTCACAAACGATGTCAACCGTAATTTGGTAGCGCTTCTCATCGAAGTTGTAATACGCTTGCGCATTCGCAGCAGGGAGAGTGTACGCGCCCGCAATAAGGAACCGTACGGCCGTCGTGTTGGTGCTCGAATTAGCCGGAGCCGTCACATAGGAATTGGCAGGAATGTCAATGTCTTGAATGGGGGCGGTCAGAGTGTAAATGACTACCTGTCCAGTCGCGGCATTGCCGGGAAGCCGTGTCTTGTCCTCGTTCCCAGCGAGCTTGTCGAACTGGGTATCGATGAGGCTTTGCACTGCCGCCGTGGACTGAAACCCGAGAGCCGCCATAAGGGCGGTCTTGTAGGGGCTTGAGCTGACTGGGTCAGAAGTCCCCGTATTGTTCGCATCGTCGATCTGAATTAAGGTTAGGAAACTCTGGGATCTGTGGACGAAATCCAACACGAACCAAAGGCGCTCCCCTTCCGAGGCAAATGGGTCAATGGATACGTCTCGGGTCGTTGAACCCGGAATCATGGCCACATTGGCGTTGACCGTTTGAACCTGAGTGATGTAGGAAGTGGTGATGTCGGCAGCAACTCGGCCTGGAAGGTCCGTAATCGCCGTATCGATGGTTAGCGGCGTTCCGAGAACTTCCTGAGAATACGGGGTCTCAATTTCCTGGTGGAGAGCGCTGTCGTAGAAAACAGCGGTAACAACGTAGTAAAGTGGGTCCGTTGCGGCCACACTGACGAACTGCTCCGAATTGATGATTCCAGTACCGCCCGCACGATTGTGGGTGAATACGATGAACTCGTTCATGTGGTAGCTCTGAAAGGTGTCCGTGAAGGACAGCTTCTCAGCGAGGTTCGCTACCTGATACGAATTGTCGTATCTTACGGCTAAGATTTGACCGAAGTCATTCTCCTCCGTAACGCGGATTCGAACGTTCTGAAGGATGGTATTGTCCCAAATAGCCGTGTCATTGGCGGACGTAATGATATCCTTTTCGTACGTCGTCGGCGTCAGAACAGGCGAAGCGTTGACCTTGTAATACCCCGTAGAGCCACCGGACGCCGTCGAGGCGTAAATATTGAACCCCAGGAAAGACGTCGTCGCAGGAACCGAAATGGCATTCGAGTTTTGAACGACCTGACCGGGAACCGCTACTGGTTGCTGCCCAACGATGAGAATGGGGGCGAGAGCCAGGATATCGACCGTGTTTCGGTTGCGATTGACCCGAACGCCGGTCGGAATTTGGGTAATGACAGCATTCGAAGAAAGAACTCTCGTAACCGTTACGGTAGAGGCGGCGCTAACCGCTCCAATGATGTCGACGGTTCGAAGTTGTATCGTATTGAGCCCGACGATAAGGCCTAGCCCGTCGGGGTAGGACGCTGGATTAGGAACCGTGAAGTTCTGGAGGTTGAAAAGAATGAGAGTTGGATCCGAGACGAACGTGCCCCCGTTTATCGATATTTGGATCGCCGCTGTGTCCGGAGTGACCGTACCCGTAATGATGATCGCAGACTCGTTCGTAGTGAACGTAAGGGCTGTTGTTGTGCCCGAGCCATCTCTCAATTCGATCTGGGGTGCGGTTGCCATTAGGTCATCCTGTTAGTACGTAGCCAGAAAGAGATTGACGAATCAAACCCTGTTGCTGGGTGGATCCCAGTAGGTCCAAGGGTTGAGGTAGGACAAGCCCACGTGTCAACTGAATGGGTTTCGTCGAACGGTTCTGAATAACAAGGGTTAAGAAGCAGATGGTGGGGTCGGAGGTCGATTGGTTCAGCGTAACAGACACAAGGCGAAGTGGGTACTCCTCATCCGTCAGAATCTGCCCGACGACCTGCTCCTGCTGTCGCTTGATCGACTGCCATCGCTGGAATGCCGTGTAAGCGTCCTGAAGAATCGAGTTCTGATTGAACCCGCCCGAGGCGATCTTCTGCCCGACGCTGTTCTCAATCTGAGTCCCATACCATATGTGGAAAGGGTTCGAACCGAGCAGGGTGAACATGAGCTTCTGAGATTCTTGGATGAGCAGGGCCTCATCGATGACGTTCGCCGTTTCACCTGTAGACCCATATCTCCAATCGTTTTCGACTCCAAGTCCACCGCACCGCCGGCACGTCTGCTGGGTGGTCGAATAAGAAAGCTGCACGAAGTCGTTGAAGCCCTTGAGAGGCTCATCAAACACAATGAGCCTGAGAGGCGGGTTGGTGAGCGACTGTGGATCCGAAACAAGAGTCCAACCAGGAGCAGCCTGTACCCCACGGTAGAAGCGGTTTGTCGTCAGACCCAACGTGGGGGCCAAGGTGCTCGCGGCACTGATGTAGATGCTCGCTCCGACTCCCGTGGAGGCACTCTTGATGCCGATCTGATTACCGTTCGAGGTAAACGCCATTCCTGCCACTTGTGGATTCAAAAGAGCCACCAAGTGGTTTGGCGTGATCTGATTCGTCGCTGGAACAACCAAAGTCTGGGGAGTCCCCTGGTCTACCGTGACGACCATCGTGTCATTGGCTCCAGTCACAATGTTGTACGGCCCCACGGCTGAACCAGTCACTTGAGCGGCGACCTGAACCCCGTTAGGGGGGACATTGAAAGCGCCGTTGTAGTTGAGGACGATCGAACCTAGGTTGCTGATTGGCTGAAGTGGGACCACGGTCTGACGATCGATAGGAGACACAAATAGACCTTCTTCCGCCACGATGTGCGGGCAAATTTGGTCTATTTGACGGTCGTAACTCATGTGCCCGTAGTGTTCGTTGGGTTATCCGTACCGTCATTCGGAGTCACGTACCCATTGAGAGTGCGGTAGTATGCCGTAACGACTGGCCTTTGAGGTCCAGGCTCGAGGCCCGCATAAGGAGCGTGCGTAAGAGTTCCCTCGGGATCCTTGCCACCGTCGTCCGCGATAGCTCGATAGTTTCGGTCTGTAATGAGTTGTTGAACAGAGCTAATCATGTTTTGAGCCGAACCCGAAACCGTCGTGTCTCCCTGAATTGTCTTCAGTAGCGTGATCTCATCGTTCAATTGGTCCGAATAGTCTAGAGCTTTTCGAATCTTTCTCTCAAGGTACTCCCTCTTATATTGGAGGGAGTCATACATCCAGTCCCTAATTTGCTGACCCAAAACCGCGGAAGGGGCATCTGCCAGACCCTCCGTAGAAACGACCGTCCCGTCACTGCGAACTTGCGGGGCTCGGGTTTCGTCCGCCCTCATGAGGTAGAGAGCTTGGGTGGCCTTCTGCCTGAGCTTGAGGTCGTAATAAGGATTACCCCCAAGAACTTCGTAAGCCCGGAAGAGCTTCCCCATGTAGGAATCGGAGGGACTGGGCTCGTAGCCCGTGACAGTTGCCTTATCAAAGGTGAACACCACCTGACCGATTCGAGTAAGCTCAGCCGTAAGATGTGCGATTCGACCCGGGATATCCTGTACCTGAGCGAGGGTGTAGGTCGACAGTCGCTGGAACTGACTGGAATTAAAGGTCCCTAGATGATCGTACGCCACGTCTAGCGTCTCCTACAAATAGAAAGCTACCGCTCAGAAAATGAGCTTAAACGCACTGGCAAAAGCAGTTACATCCGGTGCCTCGTAGGCGAGGGCGACGCCTGCCGAATAGCCCCCGGGGCCGCTAGGCGGTGGAGTCCCGCCAGCTCCATCGATCAGTGAAAACCATGTGGTGACGTCCCCGCTCGTCTGTGGAACGAAAAGAAGGTAGAACCCACCCTCCAATGCAAGGATGAAGTCTAGGATGTTCACCAAGTACTCGATGAATTGCTCGAGCACTGTGATCTTGCGCTCGATGGCGGCAATAAATTGGGCTATCTCAGCATTGATGCCACGAGAAGAGTCTTGCATTGCCTTGATCTTGGCAATGATGTCGTAGATGAGCTGTCCCGACCAAGGGATGACGTCCTTGAGTATGGTGAGTTGAATCCAGTCTGGCGGAGTACCCCCAAGGGTGTAGGCCGTGATGTGCTGAATGGCGAAGAGAATGTTCTGTCGACACGAAGAGTCGTTGAAGGCCGCCACATAGGCGTTATAGGTGTCGAGATCGTAATTCCCGTCGCTATCGAGATATGTGATTGCCATCACGAGCTGGGAAAGGTTCGTCGAAGCGGCTATTTTCGTTGTTGCTGGCGCTAGGGGTCCCTTCGGCAGTGATTGCATGATTTGTTGAAACTGGGTCATTGCCGAAGAACCCTGTTCGAGTAGCGAGGAGGCTACGGTGTTTGCCAGTCTCGCGGCTTGTCTCCGCACCGTGGGCATTTGCCAGGGGACGACAACATTCGTCCCCAAAACGGGATCCACAGGAATTGGAGTGATGACAGTAACCGAACTGTAACTCGGAATGTTGACCGCACTAGCGATGGCGGAGATGACAGGTTGGGCGAGGAACCCTGCCAGAATGCCCGCATTTTTCGTCAGCGAACCGTACCCTATATGAGTCACGGGTGTTGGAGGAATGTTCACTCCAGAGTTCGTAAACTTGTCCGGGGACTGAACTGGGACTTGAAAGTTCAATGAAAAGCCCGCTAGGAAAAGAGCGGTCAAATTCCCTACGATATCGAAATTTGCTGGAATCTTGGGCACACGTTGACGAAAAATGCCGCTCGGATGTCCCATAACCAGGCCCGTGCCTGGCCAGGGAAGGTACGGGCGTTTGCTCGTATCCATCGATGGGGTCGTTGCCCATTGGACTTGATTGTTCGAGATATTCAGCGTTCCGAAGAAGGCTCGCACTCGGTAGTAGTATGTTTGGTCGGGTTGGACGTTGGTGTCGAAATATTGGATGAAACCAAGCTCTCCGAAGGCACCATTCGCAATCGTGTTGAGCAGGTTCCCATTGTCGTCAGTGAGAGTGAGAACCTTGTAGGTGTCGAACTTGATAACAGGGTCGCCGTTTTCGTCATGAAGGTAGACTTTCTGAGAGAGGAATTGTCCTGGAGCGCCTCGATTTTCATGTTGAGTCTGAAGCATGTAGGTGCATCGACCTGTGCCCGTTGCCGCAATGTCTACGTCCCCATTGAGGGGCGTCGAGCTGCGCTCTATCAGCCACTTGGGCGGGATAAACTCGTTGGCGACGACGCTACCGAGGTCGGTGAACCCACGAGCTGGGGGATTGGTTGTACCCCCTAGAGTCCACTGCATCGAAATGCCCGTCGGCGTTGCCCCAAATACTTGAGCAAGGCTCGTTAGGGGTTCGTTTTTACTCCCCATCGGAAGGAGCTTGACGTTCGTTGGAGCCGCGAATCTAGTCTGGGAAAGTAGCTCATCCTTCTGAAAGAACCGAATGAGCACCTTCAGGAGCTGCATGAGTGCCATAGGCGTTTGAGCGTCTGCCACAATGAGAATGAAGCCGCTCTGGGTGGCACCCGAGATGGGTTGGGGTCGGTTTGGGTCTCGTGTGTCCAAAAGGGACCCTTTGAACCGCTGCACGAACGCCTGATACCCCCCGGTATACTTGAAAAAGTTGGGGTCCTTCGATGGATCTGGAATATCGAAGTACCCGTAGACACCCGTTTGATTCAAGGACTGGAAAAGAGTATTGATGAGGCCGATGAGAGCTTGAACGAGAGCCGCAATCGGATTCGAAATGGGAATGAGAAATGACTTGACTGTGTCAAGAATCGTCTTGAGAACCTCAAGAAAAACGACAAGGGTCTCGAGAATACTCCTAACCGGCTCAAGAAGGGTCTCCCCGGGGAGCTGGATAGTGAAGCTCTGCCAAGTAGCTGATGCCATTTACGCCCCATACGTGAGTTTGCGCAATTTTTTGCGGTACGACTCGATGTCCGCCTGAGCGACTTTAATCGTGGCTTGAATCACCTCCCGCATACGCTCGTTAATCGAGAACTGCGTCTTGTACTCCCACTCGACCTTCGGGGGTTCTGGTTTCAAATCTTCGTCCATCTTACTGATCCTGTAAGGCTAGAAGTTTCGTCAGTTGATTAACGACGTCCGCTTGAGCTGCAATGCGGTTAGCGACTGCCATCTGCTCCAACACAAGGAGGCCACTCTGCTTATCAATCCTCTCGGAAATCCAAATGTAGCGGGCATCGTACAATCTGTCGGATGAGGTAAGTGGCGTCTCGATGCTCGTGATGTAGCCAGTGAGGGCCGTTTGACGAGCGGTTACGATGGTGTACCGATTGTTGAGATCCGAAGGCAGGTACCCGTAAGCTGTTGCTCCCGAATCCCCAAGAACTGGAACCGTGGTGGATAGCAATCCAGAAAACGTAGTGGTATCAGACAAGAACGTTACGTTTTGTAGGTAGATGTTCAAAACTACCTGCAAGGTCGCAAGGGATACCCCGAACGTACTAACGATTTCATACGAAGGAAGAGAGCCCGAGGAGGGGAACGCCGAGGCGACCGTGATACCCGTTGGACTGTTGATGCTGGCGATTGCGTAGACCCCGGCGTTCGCCCCCGTTTGGACGTACACGAAGTCTGACGTGGTCACACCGTCATTCGTGAAATCTTGAGAACCGTCCGTCAAAGACGTTCCAGAAACCGAACCGGTTGTACTTGTGATTTCCGTGGTGAAAACCGTCCCCAGGAAGTTCAGGATTGCCGTATTCTCATTCGTGACCGCCGTGAGGAGAGTTGAGACCGCCTCCTGTAGCTCGGTTAGGACGCTTCCCGTGTAAGTGTCGAGTGGGTTGTCGACGCGATAGGTGCCGCCCGTACCACTCGTGAATGCGGAACTCAAGGTCAGGATCGTGTTACTGGCGATAGCCACAATCTGTCGACGGAGACCCGCATTGGGTCCGCTCGTCATAACTACGGTCCAACCCACCTGAACCGTAGATTCAAACGTGGCGAGAGAATCACTGAAACTCGTGCCTGACAAGCTCGCCGTCCCAGAAACCGTCGTAGAGCTGACAGCGATGTCAAAGGTGAACCCCGAGTCCAAAGTGAATGCATCGCTGACCGTGATGGTCGTGCTTGTAGGAACCGACGTGATCTGACGCCAGGAAGATCCAGCATTCAGACCCGAGGTGATGCGAACGAGGTCGTAGAGCTTGGGCACCGGAGATGGGAAGATCCCGCTCGTGAGGGTGATCACCGTGCCCCCTAGATTGAGACTCCCCATTCCGACGAACGTTGGTGTCGTCGTCGACGTGCGAAACGTACTGGTAGAGACCTCGTTCAGAGCTTCGACGTTCAATGGTCCACCGCCAGACGGAACGATTTCTCCGTCAAAGGTAGGCCCGATCAAAGGAACCGCCTGATCTCCATCATCGTCCGTAGTCTCACCATCGAGAGCGGGGAATCGGTAGGGAGTCAAGTATGTAACACTGACACCTGCCTCGTTCGCCTGAAGAATGTCTCCCGCCTGAACTGGATTGATTGTTGGAAACAAGGGGAACGTGACGGCCGGGGCTGGAACGTAAAGCAGTTCCCCTGTCAGAAGATCGGCATTCACGTCTTTGCCAAACTGGTAAAGCATTTGGTAGCCGTTTTGCGAACTGTTCAAACGGCTCGAGGCATCCGTCGGCGACATGTAGATCGTAGCGCCAGCGGGAACGTCTAAGGGCACCGAGGAACTCAGCGTAATGCTTGTAGACGAGAACGAAGCCACCTCAGCGTTAGCCGAATAACTCAAGTACACATTCCCCAGGGAATCCTCTATGACGACCTGCATACCAGTGATGAACGAAGGACGCTGCAAGGAGTCGTCTGTTCCAGTGGCGTTGTCAACTGTGAATGTGCTGGTTCCAGCGGGATAGTCGAACTGGATCTGAGCTCGGGGCCATCGTTTGAATGTGACACCGGGAAGGGACGAAAGGGCTTGGAACGTGTATTGAGCGATATGATCGCCTTCTTTGACCCCCGCTAGAGCGGGGGACGTGGTGAACACGTTTCGCTTCGTCTTGAAAAACCGACTGTACGGTCCGTTCAGGTAGATTTGCTGATAGGTCCCGTTCGGAAGTGGAAAAGGCGATACCTGAATGAGATCATCAATTTGATTGAGAACGCCCGTTGGGGGAAACCCTGAGATGGTTCGTCCAATAACCCCATCGAACACAAACAGTCCATCAGAATCCCCGACTACTCGACCGTCCATCGCTGTAAGGACGGCTTCCAGGTAATTGATGGCGGAGTTGTAGTAAACGAGCACACTCCGAGCGATGATGTCCTGATTCGCGTAGTGCCCCTCATTGAAGTAAAGTGACGGCTTACCCTGCTCATACAAAACAGGTTGAGACGCGTTCGATGTGGTGGGGCCGCCCGAGGGAACGTTGGACGTGGCGTCCGCTTGAATATCCGCCTCGTATTCCGCACGAAAGTTCGTCATCGTCTCCACGCGGAAGTAGAAATTGTCCGGGTTGAACGTTGAATAGTCCGCGAGGAGAATCTGATTGAGGAGCCCATTTGCCGTCGTGGGCGTAGTCACGTACGTGTAGCTTGCTTTGAAGTGAAGTCCAGCTTGGACGCTGTAGCTACCCGTATAGAAAATCGAGACCTCCTCACCTGACTGAAGCGGGGTTGCCAGCGTGACGTTCCCTGCCGCGTCCATCGTATAATCCGTAGGAGAGGTGAGGATGACGCCAGGCTGTCCCTCGACTCTCCTCCAAACGATAATGGATTGAGTCGTAATGGGTGGATACTGTGTCGAAACCGTTGTCGTAGTCGCTTCGAGAACGGGTCGAACCGAATACTTGAGCGCCGTCGTTGTGTACTGCTGAACCGTATTGCGAGTCAATGTGACCTGCGTGAGATTCGAGCTCGAGTCGTACGTTGCTCCCGTAGCTTCGTAATAATCGGAACCAAGTAGAATGATCGTACCCGTTTTGTAAGAGCTCGTCCTATCCCCTACAACGCTGATGGCGTTCATTCCCTGGGCAATCGCATTGTACTGGGACAACTCAGTTACGAAGTACGAAGGAACGGTCGGTGTACCCGTCGTCGGAAGAGGTCCGGACGACACATAGAGAGTGGGGTTCGTGTAGTCGTCTGTGAATGTCTCCCCGATGGTCACCGTGGTGAAACCAGAGGCGTAAGAGGACGAGGCGATGAGGTAAATCTGCTCACTGTCGACGCGTAGGAGATAACCGACTGGGAATGAGTCCGAATAGTCCCCAGTGATGGTCAAACTACTTTGATCGGAAGTAATACTGACCTGAGCAAGGTTGATTGGCGGATTTTGAACTGTGATGTTCTGTTCACCGCCTATCGCCTGGTAAATGTAGTAATCAATGTAGACGTTTTCCGTCGGGGCGATGGTGGCCCCATGCGGTAGCGCGTCCGTCAGAATAGAATCAGACAAGAACGTAATGGTGGAGTTCGCGGTATCAACCGTGCATTGAGTGCCTAGAACTTGCGGACGACCACCCCGGAAGACTGCTTGAGTTGGAGTCGTAGCTACTGTTCGCCCCAACGGATTGAAACTCAAGGTCGATGTTGGCAACGGGTGGGGTTGCGTCAGTTCCTTACGAACTAGGAACGTTGCCGACTCCATGATAACGACAGACGGATTTTCGGTAGACGTATACGTGACGTACGCCTCTTCGAGGGCGAGGAAACGATCCGTAAAACTGATAGTCCCAAAGTACGCGGCGATTGTGTAATCCACGTTCTGGACAAGGGTGCGCGACCAATAGACGGTTCCACCGGTCAAATCGGCCGATGAAAAATTCAGGTCTCCCGTCGCTGCGCTGATCTCAACTGTACCAGACGGCAGAATGGCAGGATTCGAAAAAGCCGCGTCATTCGAAACAATGTTGACCGTCGTAGAGAAAACAGGAGCACTCCCGTAGCGGAACCGTGTGACCCCCACGTACGTGATAGGAATGCTCAAGCGGGGGGAATTCGTAATCACCCCAAGAGAGTTGATTCTCTCAACCCGTGTGTTTGGGTCCACGAGGACAACCTGCTCAAAAAAGCGGTCCGCAAGGACCTCCTTCGAGGAAAGAACCTCGTAATCTAGATCGCTCGAGGTGATGCCGGGAACATCTGTTGTGAGTGTCGTTGTTCCGACGGCCGAAACCCCATAGACCCCCTCGGAAGCGCCCGACTGAACAACAAGGAAGTCCCCAGGAGTGACGCCATCTGTCGTGAAGTTTTGACTTGTGTCCGTAAAGGTAGGACCACTAAATGAGCCTGACGAACTCGCGGCGTATTGCGTTCCGGCCACTTGCGTAAATGCGAATTGACCCGCCGTTGTGTCCAGAATGCCGCCTAGCCCGCTCGATGTAACGAATACGTTGGAGGATCCAACCTGTGTGAACGGGTTGTAGAAGCCTGAACCTGGAGAGGTTTCAATGGCAAAGTCGAGCTCTGAATCCACGATGAGGGGATTGAGAATCGCCGCAGGGGTGGACTGCTCGAAAAGGCTGACGTTGCTGTTCAGTCGAAACGCGTACTGAAGTTGTCCCGCGTCATAATCGATGACGTACCCCAGTCCCGCGGGCGGACTCGATTGCTGTAGATTGGGAAGGGTTCCCGTAAATGTCCCGGTCCCCTGGGAAACCGTGACCGTAATCGGATAGCTAGAAGATTCAATGGGCGTCGACGGAAGGGATACGATAGGACTTTGAATCATGGGACTAGCCCATGTGGCACCCGTCACCGTATAGATGGCACTGACGTCATTGACGGAGGCATCCGTACCAGAAAGGTCCACCGGCGTGCGGAAGAACCGCATCGAGATTCCACGCTCGATGGCGAGATCCCCAAGCGTCACACTGAGGGGTTGGCCACTGTACGTCGTGCGGTCCGCCAGAGACAGAAGAACTTGTCCCGTCGTGGGATCGTACTGGACTTCGCTTTGCTTTCCAGTGTAATTGAAGTCGGAGAACTGGGTTGAAATGGCCTCCTGAAAGTCGATGACGCCAGGGATTCTAAAGATGATGTCCCCCCCAGGAGACGGAATTGGAGACAGTACGGTTCCCTGCACGCCCGAAGGATTGACCGTCCCCAAAGACTGGGTGGGGAGCGATAGGTTCGCAGAGATGAGGACCCCATCGTAATAGACGGGTGTCCCCGCATTGTCCGAGATATCCGTTGAATTGAACTTAAGGAGCCCCGTCGTGAGCGCCCACTGAACGGTACCTGCGGTAGGATTTGGAGAGAAACTGGACTCGTTCGGAACCTCAACTGCTGTAAGCCAGAGCCCATATCCGATTCTAAGGACAGGGTACTGAGTATCTCCTGGAATTGGATTCAAGAGCAGGGTGTTGTTTCCAATGAGCCCGATGTTACCGTCCGACGCGGTAAAAGAGAACGGGGCTTGCTGCTGGAAGCGAACAGTCTGTCCTGCGTACGTTGCAAGGTCTGAGGAGTTCCAGTTGAGCTGACCTGCATTCGAACCAATGGTCATGAGTTCCGTCGTGCCCGGGGGAGGCGAACCGAAGCTCGAAACGAGAGAGACCGTCTGGGTCGTACCACTCCCCGTCGTACCGATCGAAAGTCGGAACGGAGCGGCGGAAGTTACTCCGATCGGAACCGCGACCGAAAGGCGTTGAGTGTTCGAAGTTGAACCGAGAACCCCCACGGTAGTCGCTGGACCGCCAGGTAATGGATAGAACCTTTGGTGAGTCGAGTCGTAGTCGAAACGCTGGACCGCGGCTTCCTCAACAACGAGGCCCTCATTCTTTGTCCAGCCGAATGTAGCGGCGGGGAGCTTTCCCTGGGTCATGACCACGACGAGGTAGTCATCTCGGGGTACGTCTTCGGCAGATGTGTAGTAGGCGTTATACGTACCAGGGTCAGATACAAAGTCGTTTGGCGTCGAGGTGAAGGGCGAGTTTGAGCCGCCCACTCGAGGCGGCTCAAGTACATATCCGCTGATACTGAAGCCCATGGTTGCCCCCTTTACACCACATTGCCGAAGCCAACGCCGGATGATGGATAGGGACCTCCCGCACCGACAATGGGACTGACGAGAGTGAGAGCCGTAAAGGTCGTACTGAGACCGATTCCGATAGCGGTTGCCATCTTAATCGACCCCGTATTGGTCATTCCGTTAGCGGCAAAAGCAGCAAGCAGAGGCGGAACGGCAGATGTTGACCCAAACCGAACGATAGCTGTACCGTCGCCCACCCCCGGATGAGCCGTAATGACAAGGGCCTGTAAGAATGCAAGAACAAGTCCGTTCGTTAGCCCTAGGATAAAATTTGGCGCCATGACCCCAAGTATCCCTTGGCCCACAAAAGACGTTGACAAGTTCGAAAGCAGAAGCGGATTCGGAACGACCAGGGGAATTTCACCAGTGCCGACGCCGATCGCACCAACGTCAGTCGTGAGGACCGGAAGGGCATGGATCCAAACGTCGACCCCCGTTGCAATGGCTGATGCGAGTTTGGGGACTCCCGTACCGAGCTGACCCGATGAGACCAGACCGGCTGCGATGATCCCCGTGGCGCCCGCTGGCGTAAGGGGCATTAGAGCGACCTCACAACCGCACAGCCCTGCAAGGGCAGGCCCGTTATCCAGTCAATACTGGGAGTTGACGGCGGAAGCATGGGGGTTCCACGAGAGACCCCCAAAACTGCGGGGGCTCCCCCAAGAAGAATTTGGGGGGCGACGAGCGAGACCGAAACGGGAGAGGTCATCGTAATGGCGCCCGATGCCGTAAACGCCATGGTCGTGAGAGACGTCAAACTGACAGCGGCAGAGGCTGTCATTGAGATTCCGCCTGCCGCTACGGAAACGCTATAGGAACCGACCCCAACACTGACACTGAAAGCACCACCCGCATTATCCCAAGACGTTGACCCCGCTGCCGTCGTGTACGTCCTCGATCCTGCAAGAACCGTATCCTCGAGATCGCCTGAAAGGATGGTATTTATTTCCCCGCCCGTCAGGATGTTCTTCATGACCTGCTTGGCATAGTTGTAAGTCGCGGTATCCGTGCATGTGACGCCGATACCACCGAAGTTACCTGTGTAGCCCGTCTGGGCGGACAAGGAAACCGCGTCCGCCATAACCGTGTAGCCGCCGTTCGACGTGTGGACAATGGCGCCGTACGCGTTCAGGATATGGTCACCGGAAACGACCTTGTTCTCGTTACCAGTAACCGTGGTGTCGAGAGCGATTCCGTTGCCTTCATTGTCGGCTGGGGAGCTTGTGAAACTTTGCTTGACGAGAGAACCGTATTCAATATCGATCGCCCGTCCGTTTGCGAGGTGACCGATTCGAGCTCGAATACCGCCCGCGAGATCGGCAATGACACTAGCACCGAAAACCGTATCCGCCCCAATGAATGCCTTCAAGGCTCCGTCAAGATTGGCTTCCATCGAGACGTTCTTAGAGCCGCTCGGATACCGCTCAACTTTGCTACCTGGAATGTTGAGAAATACCTTGCCCTGCTTTGAAACCGATGCAACGAACTGGGAATCTGTATCCTGTTGATTCGTTGGAGGAACAATACGAAGGAGAAACGCCCCCGCTGTCGTGTCGACCTCAATGTCTGGCTCAGTGGGAGAGCGTGGAACTTCATCGAGCTGAAACTTCCCGCGGTTCTTCCCTTCGGAAACAATATCGTCAAAGATGACCGGCTTGAGGATCTTCCCATACTGACGGAGCCCGCGACTCGAAAATGCATCATTTCCGACGACGGTACCGTACGCTTGCTCAATGTATGACCGTCGACCATCGAAGGTGAACCCATCAATCTCGTCCCGAACCTCCTGGGAGCCGTCGGTCGTGTGAGAGAGCTCCATGCGGCTCTCCGTGTACATATCCCCGCCCGATGGGGCCTCGGGATTCGTCCCGACGATAGTACTCGGATAGAACGTCCGCTTGCCGTTCGAGTAGGTGACGGGTGGAAACTCTCCCGTTTGGTTGTTGAACAACCCGAGCATTTTACCCGTGGTGGTATTCGTGTACGTCCCCCCACCGACCGTATTGGGTCCAGTTGCCTCGAGTTCCGCTTGCCCGTAGTAACTGTTTGCCGTGGTCTGAAGAGTGACCCCGTCCGACTGAAAAATGTCACTGGGGAGAAAGAGTGCGCCGCGTCGAACAGGGCCTGAAAGCTCGTATACGCCGCTGGTGCTAGCCACTCGATTGACCGACTGCATGACCATCGTGCGATCCGTGTCACGAAGCTCAAAGAGGTCTCCAGCACGATTCGAGAAGGTCACGTTCTTATTTAGGGCGAATTCGGAACCGGCCGAGGACAGGCCACCCACGTCACCCGGTCGAAGTTTCAATCGACGGTAACGAACAGTGGGTCCAAAGAACGACGCGAGATTCGTGTCCGTCGGATCAATATCGTTCGGGTCGAGAGGAGACATCGGATCGAATCCGAGTCCAAGGTGCTGCCCCGTAGGGATGTACCCAAGAATGATGGCTTGGTAAATCTGCTTGTGCTTGCGTCGATAGCCGATCTGAACCAATGAACCGACTTCGGGGACACCCCCGAAGAAGCTTCTTGGTCCCGCCATCGCTTGAGACAAGTCAACTTCGTACTGGTCACCACCGCCCGTGATGACCTTGACATCGGCTTTCATGTGGAGTTCATCCACACGTGTGATCAAGCCAATTTTCATGCCGTTCGGATCGCCCGTGTCTACGAACTTTGACTTCGGGTCCACCCCCATGTCGGGCGGCATGCGCATTCCTTCGGGTCGCTTAGGCATCAGCTACCCCCATTGAGCGCTGCGAGTTGAGATTGGTAATTGGCAAGATTTTTCTGTTGGGTTGCGAGTTGAGCATTCAGACTTGCTAGAGTGCTCGTCTTGTCCCCCACATAGAAAGAGGCTGACTGAGTCTTTTGAATTTGAGACTGTAGACTCGCTATCTGACTCTGAGCTGCCGATATGCTTGCCTGAAGAGCCGCTGCTTGGGCATTGGATTGAAGGTTCTGACCGAAAGCCTTGAAAGATTGGGCCAGGTTGGAGATAGCAGTAGACCCTTGCTGGGCAATGGCTGTTGGGTCGCCAAGAGCCGCACGATTAGCCGAACCGTAGGGAGGAACGAGTTCGCCAGTTCCCCCACCCGTCTGCGCGTACGCTATATTCTGAGCAAGAGTCGAGCTACTATTTCCGTCCGACTCGGAAAGGGTGTTATTCGGGTAAGACGGCTCTCCACGGAGAACGGCTTCGTACTGTTGATGCACGGTATCGAGCGTATTGTACAAGGTGTACAGGAAGTTGTCGATCGTGTTCAAGACCTGTTGTGGATTGATCGGAGTGACGGTTGATGCATCCACGACAGGAATGGCTTGATTCGATTGCGTCACACCAGAGAAGAGACTGGACGGATCGAGAGTCGAATCGTCGGTAGTTGCTGGATTCGGCATCGAGAGCACTTTAAGCTGGTATCCGTTCGATAGGAACGTAAGGTCCGACCGCCCTAAAAGGCATGGGCATGTTTGGTCTGACTGAACGTCATTCGTTGTGGGCTCCATCTCCGCAAGCGTAAGTCCTTTCGACAAGAGACCCACCTCAACACTAGACGGGAGTCCTTGTTGTTGGGGAGATTGCAAAGGGGTGGACCCAACGAAGTTGTCCTCCGTGTTCATGAAGGTGGGGGCAGAACCGTCGTTGTTAGTGGTTCCCGCGGTCTGCAAGTCCTCTGGCTCTAAGCGGGTCAACGCATCGGCGGGATTCGAGTAAGAGCTCGTGAGAGACGTGAGTCCTTGGGACTGTGCATTCAGGGCGGCAAAAAGGTTGCCGGTTAGGGCTGTTTGGGCGGACACGGTAGCTGGGGCATCAACGTTTCCAGTTTGCTGAATGAGTCGTCCATCGCGTAGGGCGACGCCCCTTCCGTAAGCGAAGGCCCCTACGACCTCGAACCCTCTCTCATCGCTGACCGGACGAATAAGGGCGGAAGCGCCCTTATTCGGAACGATATTCTGAACGTCTGTACCGGCAACTGTAAGGTTCGTGGACGGAAACAAGGTCAGCTCTTGAAGGTAACCAGGATTGGTTCCAGAGCTACCCGTGGGGGTCCCCCCAACGTCGTGAGCGTATAGGTAGGCGCCCGCCGAATTGAGGCCATAATGGTACCTATTGCTGAGGTACTTATCTCGAAGTGTATCGTCGGCGTTAATGGCAGTTTCCTGCGTGAAGTACTGTTGAAGACTGGTCGCGGCACGACTTTCAATTGTGGTGAGGCTCACACTCCTGTTCGTGAGAGGAGGGGCCTGCGTACTAGACCGCATACCGCCGACATTGAGAAGGTCATTCTGCGGGGCTGTAAAGGGACGTGAGAAGACCATAACCGCATTGGGGTAACCTACGATCTTCCCAGTCTTCGGATGACGAAGAATCATCGGATCGTATGGTGACGGCATCCCTTCAGCCGGGAATGTTGTCGGTGGGAACGTGGCGGCTTCCCCGACTGTGAGCTTGTAAGTAGCGTACCTAGAAAGCTGGGTCGTCGTGGGTTGAACCGTACCGTTACTATTGCCGTTGCTTGTCGTTGTAGCCGGCACCCCTCCATTGAAGCCAGTTCTCTCCAACTTACCGATGCCCTTCGGAGCGATCCACTTCTTTCTACGAGCGGTGAGTGTCAGAGTCGTTGTTGCCCGCCCGCCAAAGGCGATGTTGTGAGAGATGCCAGTGATGTACCAAATCTCATCCTTTGAAGCAATGTAAACAGGGAATCCCATTCTGAGCTCGGAACGCATAGGAATCGTAACGGTCGCCCTATGGCGTCTGGCGTTCCAACGATCGAGAACGTCGAGCCCAACGTAGAACATGTCGTTTGTATTTCCGAGAAACTCGGAATTGTATGTCTGGGACCGCCACCCGTACTGACGAAGTAAGTGATAGTCCGTGACGGACGTCATCGGAGTCAGCTCCTCACCCCCGATACCTAGATCGACATGACCGCTGTAATTACCCTGCATGAGTACTTGGGTAACAACTTCACTTTCAGAGCTCGAGAAGTCCCAGTCAATGACGTCAATGTCCTGAATCCACGATATGGGTTTGTTAGACAAAACATCGAGGTTGTAGAAGGGCGGCTTGAAAACGATGGACCCATCGACGTCCATATAGAACTCGAAGCCAATGGCATCCTTGGCGGCGGTCGCAAGCTCTAGCTTCGTCTGGTACTCAGATGTCCAGAAGGGGACGTTGGCGTTGATGTTGCTCCTAAACGCTACAACGCTTGCACTAGTGGGGTCATACAACGCCCCGCCGCTATCCGAAGATCCGTTTGACAGACCTACCGTACGAGAGGCGAAGGCTTGTCCAATCTTGGCGTTCGCTTTTCGCATTGCCTGATAGAGAGTATCCCCGCGTACAGCAACTCCATTCAGACCGTAAAGCATCAGTGCAGAACGCATCTTCTGGAAACGCTGTTGCCAGTAAATCATGATGTCGTTCAGAGCTGCCGTGAACGTGTTCTTCTGTACCGACTCACGGTAGAAGCTCGTAAGGTTTCCCGTACCCACGATAACGTCACCAAAAGACTGCTGTGCCAGAGTCCAAATGACATCGTACGGGTTCATTCCGTAGAAGACGTTTCCGAACAAGCTCATTCCGAGAGAGCCCGGGTTGGGACTCGTCATGGCGGAGTTGGTCGACATTTTGGTCAATTCCCACCACTTGAGAATGTCAGCGCAGTGGACTGTGACCGTATTTTCCCCACTGGAGTAGGAGTCGTTGACTTCGGTTACCAGTCCCCAAAATACCGGGTAGTATTGAGGAATTCCCTCAACGAGATAGTAACCTTTCGCATAGATCTCAACCTCCATCATCTCCGTGATAATGGGTGTGTTGTCGAAGAAGAAGTCGTCGACCGCGTGCCTAGGAATCGACATCGTAAAGCTAGCCGAGCCGGGGACGCTATCGACGGACAGGTCGATCTGGATGCTCGTGATGTACTTGTTGAAGGGGAACTTCTTTTTGCACGAAGGGCAACCGATAGCCTCCGAAGAGCCGTTGACATAGACAACGGCATCCGGCGCCGTCACGATAGTCGGACGGATTCCAGAGACCCAAGTACCTTGAAACGGACTGCGAGGCATTATGAATTCCCATTATTCGAGGGGACGATGGTTCCAACTAGCACGTTTTGAGCAGCCTGACTCGCCGCCGTGGCCGCATCAGAGACGGATCCGCCGCTATTGATGGAGTTGTTGTAGGCGTCGTCCCAACTCTGTTGAGCCTGACTCGCTGGCGTGCCCAAGGAAGAGGTGGCCGACTGTGTGGTCGGAACCGTCGGAGGACTCTGGGTAGAAACTCCGCCTTGAGCCACGTCGAAGGTAAAGTTTGGGTCGGAGATCTGGTCGAGAAGGAAGGTAGCCCGAACCGTGAATGTGAACGAGTACTCGAGCGTGAAAGGAGCGGAATCCGTCTCCGTGATTGTGAATGTATCAAACGACCCGATGTAAATCGTGTGGTCATAGTAGATGTAAATCGAACCAACGACGGACATGACCTGCTTTCGTGAGTCCGTCGGTTCGATGTTGTCCGTGAGGTATAAGCCCCCGTTGTTTCGGTAGAGTTGGTATAGAGACAGGAAGTTCTGGTAGGACGCGGAGTACTGGCGGGCGGTTCTCGTGAGTCCTGGACCATTCGCATTGACCGAAGCGTCAATAGCTTGAAAGGCGGCCACTCTACCTGAAGCGTCGATCTTGTCTTGTTGTTCACCCCAATGCTCTACAACATCGGAGGGTCCGTAACGCGTCCAACCTCCATCGGAAATGACTTTTTCTGCCCCGACCTTGAAAGACGACGGATTGACGATCATCCGAAGTGGTGGAGTGTTTGCCATATTCTTCAGCAAGAGCTGGGTTGCCGCGATCATCGCACTTTGCTGCTGAGTGTACTTGTTACCCGTAAACGTGTCGTTGCCGATGTTGTTGTTGATATTCGCCACGTTCGCCATGGTGCTCTGATTGGCAGCATCGGAACCCCCTCCCGTAGCCCATGCAGTAGCTGAACTCGTATTGACTTGAGTACTCGGACCCAAAGTGAGGGGAGGCGGAAGAATCGAAGTGCTCAGATTGGACACATCCCCAATGTTCGAAGCGATGGTGTTGACGTTGGGGAACCCGGCCACGTAGTGACTGACGGTGTCCGTGAAATACCCACCATTGTAAAGAGCCTGGCAATACCCTTGAACGTCCCCGTTGTTCGCAGCGTCAATAGCTGACTGACCTCCGCAACGATAAATCGCTCCAATATAGGCGGAAGCCCCCGCTTGAGCCGTCGAATAGGACATGTAGTACGAAACCGACCCATCCTGATTGACGAAAGAGAAGGTCTGGTTGTTGTTGATCGCGTTCTGTCCGCCCGTCGTGTTTGGATTGAAGTTGCCTATGTTTCCCGGATTGTAGTTAGGCCAGCCCCCGCTCGTCTCGCGAATGGACTGTCCTACGAACATGGCGACCGCTTGCGAGGTCGGGGGCTGACCGAATCGCTGCATGTAGGCGGCATTGAAAGCGGCGGCCATCTGTTGTTGGCTCAACTGAGTCACAATGGCTGGACCCTGATTGGAACCTGGCACTCCGTCGGTGGTCTGTCCGTTGTACCCGTACCCACCCTGTCCCGACGTGGAACCTGATTGAGCGCTCAGCGCGTTGGCTTGAGTGAGGACCGCTGGTGTGTCTGGTGTGGCCTGGGCAATCGAGTTCGAACGATCCAGAATCTTGCCCGAAACCTGAGAAGAGGGGGGTATGAGACCGACAACGAAGAGCTTTTTCTTCTGGTCGGGGTTGTTCATCGCGTCCGAGACGGGAATGAACTGGTTGCCCGCTGAATCCGTCGGCAACTGAAGAGAATGGTGAAACGTCAGCAGGTTCTGATAGACGCTAGGCGAATAGTAGTCAGCGTCCTGCTCAATCTGCTGAAAGATGAGGGACTGAGAGGACGATGTGTTCGGATTGGAGCTCGATGGCATATCAGATAATTCCTGTTACGCCGGGTGGAAGACCACTGTCCTGGTTACCAGTGAGACCGATATTGGACAAGGTGGACGTACCACTAGAATTGGCTTGATTTGCGGAAGCAGGTTGGGTATACGCGGTCCGAGTATTCTGGCTCGCAAATGTCGGAGCAAGGGTTTGTTGGGCGGCCGAATACGGAATCGCCAAAATGGTCTCCTGCACCTTGAAGGACCAGGACAATTTAAACATGAAAGGGGTGTCGTCCGTCTCCTCCGGATCGAACGTCTTAAAATACCCGAGGTAGATGCCCCTATCGTATTGAAGCATGATCCGACCTTGAAGAACGATGTTCCCAAAGGGATCGTACACGGACCCGTTATTTCGGTAGAGGTCGAAGAGGTCCCTGTATCGGTCCCATGCAATCGTTTGCTGCCGAACGACGCTCGCGGTCCCCGTGTAGAGATTGAGAAAAGCGCCCGTCACACCGTCCGCCGATATATCGGTCATCTCGTCGCCCCAGTGCTGCTCAACGAACCCGCCCCTAGTCTGAATAGGTTCAATCTTCTTTGTGAGAGTCTCAGAAAACGTTGAGGGATTGATATGCATAACAAGAGCGTGTGGAAGGAGAGCACGGCGCGTATCGAGCGGACTTGTAACCTGAAATGACATCGGAATGAACGAACGCCTGCTGTCAACACCATGAACGTA